TTTATATTATATTATGTAGTATAGTAGTATAGTAGTATACATATTCTCTATATTCATATATATTCTATATATTATTCTTCTCTATTATAATTATTATATATTATTATAATTATATAATATATTCATATATATTCATATAATATATTATATTTTATATACGTGCACGCGCACGCACGCGCGCACATGTACATGTATACACACGCGCATACATACGCGCGCGCATGAAGAGATGCATACGGAATCAGAGCATTAAGGCAAACAATCCTTACGCAAAATGGCGGCGGACATCTACCATCCGTCGCCTTGTAATGATGCGCAATTGCCCGCCGCCTTAAAACGGCAGTTCTTCGTAGTCCTCTGAGGATTCGGGTGTAACCTCGTCCGCCGCCCCTTCAACAGAGTCGTCGTTGTCGGTCTCGTCTACCGGTCCACTACGTTGCTTAACCACGGTGAACGAAAACTTATTAGGTTCACCGGTGCCAGCGCCATTCAGGACGAGGTAAACATATCCGTCTCTTTGAAGATTGTGTTCGGCGTAAGTCGCTTGCCTACCCATGGCAACAACTTCGATGCTGCACCATTTGCCGTAATCTTTACCAGTACAGACAGTATAGGTCGCCGTCTTTACTTTATTACCGCGAGCCAATTGTTTTTCACCGATGGTGATGTTGGTGATGATTTTCCCGAATACGGTCGTCTCAATCATTAGATTATCCCTCCTGTGGGGTGTTTTGGTTTTCCTCTCGTGTGCACACCTGTAGAATTATTTTTTTATGGTCGGGTTGATAAATCTATCGACCGAACCCCTTTTGTCTGGCACATCCATAAATAACTGGGTGTACAAACCAAAAAAGGGTATTCTAGCGTGTTTGGGCGAGAGTTATTATTGTGCGGGGGCTTTTTTACTTGGCCGCCGCCTTACTACGGGCCTTGTTCTGTATAACTAGACGCTCAACAAGGGCGGCCCGTTGCTCATCTGTTAAAGTACGTCCAGCAGTTTTAAGTGTCAAAAATTTTTTAGGGGCCTCAAATTCATATGCCACCGGTTGCCCATCATAAGTGGAGATTGAAATCAACTTATACTCTTTGGGGTTGTTCGTCATTAGTTTTTTGAGTTTAGTGACCATAGTGTTATCGCTGGTCCAGATGGTCATTTTATCGCTGTTGCGTTCAAAAACGATCGAAGTTTCTTGTTCGTCCAAGGGATTGTTTGGAAAGGCAACTACGTCGTCAACTGTGTACGTCTTTTTTTGTTTAACCATAAGCTAAACCTCCAGTATTCTTTTTTATACTACTATTATACCACACGGCGGCGGGTATGTCAACACAGGGTGACAAAAAGGGTTGGATTCTTGTTGAACTGTGGTAAGCTCTACAATAAACGAAAATACCTCGGTCGATAAATCTATCGACAAAACTCTTTTCTTTTACTACAGAGCTTAAATAAGCTCAAGAAAAACCAAAAAAAAGGTATCTCAGCCATATTTTCTCCATCACGCGTCCGCCTACACACAAAAAAATACCCAGGCTGCTATGCCTGGATATCTTTCTTACTCCTCATCATCCCATTCGTCGTCTTCTTCGTCCGCCAGCATAATCTGGCATTCGGGGCAGATCTTGTTGTACATCGCCACCCATCCCTTCGGATTTCTCCATACCGTCCTGGTGGTCACATCACACCAATGAGCGATGATGCCGACGACGGACTTGAGCGCCTGGGGACGATCGTATTCGAACTTGAAGCACGGGCACTCGCGAATGTTGTACTCCTCACCCAATGCCCCCTGATGCGTCTCATACTTGCTCCCTTCCACCGGGACACCAGTTTTGAACTTCGAGCAGGAATGTTCTTTATTGTCGCGGGCGTTCATACAAGACCAGCACAAGGTGTCTGTCTTCAGATTGTTGAAGAAGATCCTGGCGTTGATGGCTTCGACTTCCGACTTGGTTAATTTGGTTGCTTTAATGACTCTGTTCATATCAGTATGTCTCCTAATCTTTTTATACTTTAAGTATAACATAGGTTCGACAGTTTGTCAACATATTTTTAGAAAAAAAATAAAAAATTTTTAAGAGAAAAAATAGTGCAAAATTTTCCTATTCCATAGTGCAAAAATTTACCATCGGCGGCGGACATTTTTTTATGCGGCTGCGCCCGTTTTTTACCCGTTAGCACTGGTTTAGAAAACTGAACATATCGCTACCAAAATCGTCCTGGCGGAGCTGCATTTTTATAAAAAAACAGGGTATTTTGGGATATTTGTGAAGAAAATTGTCACACGATGTCGACGGTTGACGACGGTCGATGATGACGTAATGTACCATAAACGGTACATAACTTTAGACAAAAATGACACCGTCCGCCGCCTGGAGTAGGACAAAATATTCCTATTATAGAACAAAATATTCCTATTGAAATGACAAAAAATTACCATCGAATTCGACGCCTTTCGTTACCAAAAGTGTGTAGTTTTTTCAACGATTTGGGCGGCGGATGTCCCTATAAATGTCCCTGATTTACGTCAAAAACGAACAGAATCCTGCGGTTTCTATGCAAAGTTAGTACTCGTTAAAAGGGACGAAATCGGATGCCTACGGCTGCCATCGTCCGCCGCCTACGTGCAAATAATGCACAAAAAATGAGCCAAATTGGTGCAGGTTTTATACGGTATAACCCCGTCGAATTCGACCAGTTTAACCGCCTCGATTTCGACACGGTGGTCACAAGTGGTCAGCCGTCCCTATTTTAATAAAAAAAAGAGGCATCTCAGCCTCTCTCTCGCGCGTACGCATGTATATATACTATATATAATACGCTCACTTTTTCAGCGCATTTTGAGCGATCCACTTCGGTATTTCCACGAGTGTGTCCCTCCCACATTCGACTTCGACAACGGCTTCGTCTGATGTCGCTCGAAGGTCGACAACGAAGTAGAAGGTCGGGTTCTCCTTAGTCAAGATGTAGAAGCGGACTTTTTCGTCGAGTTCCTTGTTCGGATAAAGACTACGGACGCTGGCGAATTCGGCCGGTAAAATGGGCCGCTCAAATTCAATTTGGTTGTCTTTATCGAGCTTGTACTTCGTGCACGCCGTGTATGTGGTAGTACCGTTGCCATCGACGAGTTCGCGGATACGACTACGGGCGACGCCATCGTTATACGTCCACAGTTGACGGATGATGACGCGGTCAGCAATCGTGAACGGTTTGTAGGGGCTCGTTAACAGGTTGACGAAGACCGACTTCGGAAGACGATATCGGAGTTCGTGTTCGAGTTCGTACGATGATGAGTTAGTTGTCATTTATTGCCTCCTTTGGCGGTGATTTAGAGTGATTTATAGGGGTTTATGGGGGTTTATAGCGGGTTATGGGCAGTTAGGGGGAAATTTGGCTCTTTTTACACAGAGGTCCAGGACGCTCGATGAAATTTTTGACCACTTCTGACCACACCCCTAGAAATTAAGAGTCCATATAGACCATTCGGTCTATATGAGTCTGATTATAGTCTTATAAATTACCTTCTTGTTCTGCTCTTTCAGCCTTTCTCAAAAGCATCTTAGCACACATCGGGCAGAACACGTAGGAGTGCCCCCACACTTCATCCTCCGTCGTCCGGCCATAAACTTCGACTCTGGCCATAGCGTTACCCGACGGGAATTCTCGTCCACAATTGTCGCACGTTTCCTGTTCTCGTACTTGGACAAAACGAGGGCGATTGACTTTCATATTCTTAATCAGGGGAAACTCTCGATGTCCGACGTACAAACCAATCTTCGCCAACTTTGTATCATTCACGCACTTACGTTCGCTTTCGAGGGTATCCATACACGGCTGTCCCTTATTGGGGCAGAAGTTACAGAACCAGCTTTCAATCAGCAGACGGGCTCGTTCGTTGGTCAAGCCGTTCTTAATTTGCTGGCTCTTCTCTTTACGTCTAACTGAACGAATGTAGCATCCTCTTAACTGACCCAGCACCGCTCGGCAGTCGTTGCAGATCCACGCAGAGTCATCGAAGAGCAGCCCATCGTTTTCGGGTTTGCCACAGACAGCGCACGTCCGACAGCGTTTGTTGGTTAAGTCCTCGAATGCCTGTTTGGTTTCATCAGCCATCGTTTTACTCCTTACTCTTTTTCAGCTCTTCCAAAACATTGCCAAACTCTTTATAGAGTTTCGTCGCACACGTTTCGCAAAGCACTAAAAAGTTCTTGTGTCTTCGATCGGTAATTATTATCTCGCCTTTGTCGCCGCAGTAACAAGGTTGTGAAAGCCTGTCGTGCCAATATTTTGACAATCCCATTTGATGGACTTCTACGTCATCGTCTTGGTCCATTCTCAATTGTGGAATGGGGTTCAGCTCGGCGTTCGCGATTTCGCTCGGAACAGACTTCATCACCTCAAATTGTCTGGGAATGAATAGGTAGAACAGGTCATTGCGTCTATTCTCGGGCATCACAGTAATGGCGGTGAAAAACGTTCTACCGCCGTAAGCTCTACCGTCACAAACTTCGTGAATTTTACCTACCCACCCGTCGGGAATGCCTGAGTCCCAGTTAGTGGCCACCAAACCTCGTTTAACGTCTTGCCTAACTTGGACGTAGTCCCCCACTTTATAAACGAGGTCATCGTCAATTTTCAAAACTTCTTCCATTGTTTTGCTCCTTTTTCTTCTTATTATACACCAGCCATTGTCGTTTGTCAACCTTTTATGACTTTAAATTTCAGTAATTATCGGCTCTTCTTTGACCTCTTCTTTCGTAGTCGCCGGTGTAAGGGGTTTTTTAAAGAGTGAGAGTTTCTCGTAATGCGTCAGCAAAATCTCGATAAGATCCCTAAACGGCATCGTTACCGAAAACTGTAAACTGTACCCGTAGTTGTCCAAGTCGAACGCCGACAGCGCCGCAAGCAGCATGTGAGCTTTTGTGATATACCACATCGGCAGCTCCGAGGGTTCTTCGGCGACGTCGAAATAAGTCAGCAAAAATATCCACATGTCGCGAGGAAGTCTCTTCATAATTGCGTCGACATACCCGTCTGCTTGGGAATATTGTTTCAAGAGCTTTTTGAACGCCTCTTGAGAAATAAAAGTGTTGAAAAATTTGTCGCAGATTGCTTCTCTGTCTTCTACGGTTGTCCCTTCTACGAGACAGCGCTGCCGAAAGTCGTCAAACTCTCTAACGAGGCGTACTATCTTCTTTGCACATTGGTAGTCTGTCTCTTTAACGGCTATTTGTCTTGTCGTAGTATCCATAATTCAATTCTCCTATTAACCACCGATTCGTGGTTTAGTCCTTCACGCTGAATAACGGCTCGTTCTCTTTCCCCATCGCCGTGAGGAGTCGCTGCTCACTCTCGTGGAGAATCGTGGCGTAATCAATCGTCATCGCCATCGCTTGAGCTATTTTGTTGAGCTGAGTGCAAATGACATCATAACAGAAGTTATATTTGGCGCGTTTAGAGAAGAGCATCGTGAGAGACTCGTTCCTTTTGTCGGTGTAACGGTCTTCGTCAAGAGTGAGCTCACTACGTCTCTCTACACAGACTTTGGTTTCGTCGTATTCTGTTTTCTGGCACGAGTAAGTTGCCAGCCGTTGCATGAGACGCTCATCAACGGTTTTTTGGATGTAAGCGATCAGCTCATGGGTGGGCATAAACTTCTCGAGACCAATGGGGGCGAGTGCGCGGGTTATGTAAGCAACCACGCTGCTGCGACTTATTATGAGTGAGTAAAACGCCGTGAGAGCTACGTCGCTCTCTTCTTTAAGACCTCTCATACTGGTGCCGATGAGGGTGAGGGTGTTGAAAAACTGTAATACGTCCTTGTGGGACATCTTTTTGCTTTCTTTAATTTTCATATTATATTCTCTCTTCGTATAGTTTTTGTAGATTAGGAAGGTATAGTGCGTAATGCACTGCGGTTGCTCTGCCGTGATAAATAACCCCCTCGCCGTCGTGTATTAACAAACTCCAACCACAGAGTTCATGGCATTCCATCGTTTCGCGCAAGATGTCTATGGGGTAAGTTTCTGACCATTTGCCGAGCGCTTCGTTGTAAGCCTTTTGCTCTATTTCTTCTGCTTGCGAAACAAACTCTTTAGCGAGTGTTTGTAGATCGGTGTTTTCGTCTACTGGCAGGGACACCCTATAAGTTTCCAGTTTACCACGGAGTTCTTTATAAGTGTCACTTCCGGGAGATTCGGGATACGCGATGATGACTTCGTTCCCCCACACATTGAGTGATGAGTGGTAACAGGGATAATTTAGGTTTCTGAGCGCGTCGGAAACCGTTTGTCTGAGTGCGTTGTCTAACTTGCGATTAACCATATCAAACCTCGCGTCTGTTATAAGTCTTCTTCGTTAATAGTCTCATCGTCGTCGCACTCGTATGCGATTTCGAAGTTAGTATCAAATCGCGTGATTTTCGAGAACGGCGTACCAAGACCGAGGTCGTACTCACCTTCCGGGAGGGGTTTGGTGCACCTGTGATGAGCGAAAAAGAAGTCGTTGAGGGCTTGCGAGAGGGGAATACCGTATTCTTGATAAACCCACAGGCCATCGCCGTCGTGTTTGCCCAAATAAAGAGCGTCTCCGCATTGTTTGCATCTTAAGTAGATTCTATTGTTTGCCATATTATACCTCCTCTTGTTTCGGGAACCAATAAATCAAGACTGCGAGCGGCAGCCGAGTATTTTGGCGCTTTTCTGTAAGTATTATAAAGTCGTTCAATAGTAATTTGTTATTCTCGATACCATCTGCCATTTTCGCGAGGAATGCTCGGAACAAGTTTTTGTTGATATCGGTGAGAGTTTTATAACCGAGGGTTCGGTCCATCACCAACTCAAACACACGCGGGAAGAAACAATCTATTTCCTGGACCTGATTTGGGTCCGCGATAGTTTGTTTGATTCGAGCGATGTCATCAGCATTCGGTTTTCCCAGCCGTAAATAATGAGTAACTGTGTTTTCTGCGATGTGTGTATTATATGAAAAATAATACGTCTTGTTGGGAATGAGAAAATCTACAGCTTGTGTAAGCTCTAGAAAAAGAGATAAGAGAATCTCTTTAGTGGGTACGGGATTTTCGGGAGTGGTGACTTTGCACACTTCGGTGATAATGGTCGATTGTGCCATGCTTATTCCTCCCAACCACATTCTGGGCAATATCTTCCGACCACTTCGCTTACTTGATAAGCAGGTCTTCCGTCAAGATACCCTATATCGGTTTCAACCTCTTCTTCGAGTTCTTCCCCGCAATCGGGACAACGTCCATCTTCGATAAGTTCTTCGCGGAGTGTGCGGCGTGTTTTTTTCACCCACTTTTTAAGGATTTGGAAGATCTCTTCGGGTGTATGTCTTTCGAGGTCATCTGAGAAGTCTTCGAGGTCCTCGAGGGCTTCAAATTTGTCGTTATAATCTTCGCTGATGGTAAAATCTAAACTGTCTAATACAAATTTCATAGTTGTTACGCTCCTTGTGTGTTATATTGTTAGTATAGCACAGGGATTAGCTTTTGTCAACATATTTTGAAAAATTTTTTCAGAACATGAACCCTAGTTGGTGCGCACTGAGAACAGCGCGTTCAAAGCGGCTGGTGGCACAAATGGCGCCGGCGTTAAGTTGAGCTAACTTATTTTTGATATAATCTCGTTTCAGGGTTTCAAAGCGAGCCTTGTCGGTCGTCCAGTTGGTAGTATTTTCCTCGCTTTTATTCAAGGTGTCTTCCCAATCGAGAGCGCGGTGTTGGTCAGTAGTGAGACGTTCGTAATCGAAGATGTACGCCTGGTCAGATTCCGTCAATATGGGGATTTCGGTGATAAAAAATTCTGTATCGTAATTTATTATATAAATTGTTTTCATAATGTAACCCTTTTATTCTCCTACTGTTATTGCGTCTGCTCTTATTGCCGCACCGATTACTTTACATACAGTACACGATATATTGCTAAAATCGTCATTGTCCATAAACGGGCACCTACATTCAAAGGTGCAGCAATATTCTATGTTTTTATTTGTATAATTACTAATCTTATTCGATACTTTTCTTATTTTATCTTCAAGTTGTTTATCTGTCATTTTACCACCTTAAATATTCTCCTAAAACTCCCACTGTGGTTTATCCTTAAATTCTATATTATATCTTTCTTTAAGATATTTTACTGTCGGCATAAAAAATACTCTCGGAACGTTTATGTTTGGAATATTTTCTTTTGCCCAATCGAGAATGTCGTCTGGTAACGACATAGACAGCATACAATATGTTATAATGCGATTTAACATATCGGCAGTTAGTTTATCGTTAGCAAACTCTTTGTTACAGTTCACATCAATCTTGCTCGGAAGCCAAGATTGTGCAAATGATAACTTGTCTTGTAATTTCTTGATTTTATGCGCCGACAAGCTGGAAATCATAGAAAGTCCTACATCTTCAAAGTCGTTTTCAACAAACCATCTTTTTATGATCTCTGCTTCTTTAACCGGATCGGTTGTGTTTCCATATTGTATCAATAATTCTTTAAGTGTCATTTTCATACTCCTTTAACAGTTCGCCTCAATAAAAAGAGTTATGTCTTCCGTTATATTCATTCTTCTACCTCCTCGATGAGTTCGTCAATATCATCTAACGCACCCTCTGCAAGATAATAACCACCACTATCTAAATTGAAATAAGCATCTATTGCGGTTTCAACGCGTTCTTTCAACTTGTTCAACACTGCGATTTTGGCTTGTTTTCGTTGTGCTATTATCTCTTTGTCGCTCGCCATTTGATATTGCGCAAACTGTTCTTGCAATTTTGCGTAATCGTTTTTCCACTTTTCAATCTCTTGTTCTTGTTCAATGATAACGTTGAGAGCATCAGTTTTTAGTTTGTCGGTACACGTTAAGTCGTCGTGATACGCACAGCCCTCGCAAGGGAAAGCGTTGGCACAAAACTCTAACGCTTTCTTAATATCGTCTTTATTCATTCTTCTACCTCCACACCGTAGTTTTTTGCAATTTCTTGAATCCTACCCATCACGCTATTTTGCAGATTAAAATATAGGACATTCAAAATAGCTTTCGCCGTTTCCTTGCGCGTTTGTTTAAGTTCTCGCCTTAAATCTTTCGCTTCGTTGTAATATTTTGCATTGAGTTCTTGCAGTTCAGTTTCAACTCTATTAAGTCTTGTAATCTCGTCAACTGCTTTTCTTAACCCTTCAACCGTTAAGGGTAAATCACCTATACTTGAAGTCATAATCGCACCTTTTTGAGTATCGTATAAACTTTTTAACATTTCATACTCTTCTCTTGAAAGCACCACGCTATCTTCGGGGAGTTTTCGGTAGTTATTTCCATAGAGAACACTTGCAACTTCACTTTTATACATTGGATTTAATGAAACACATTTATCTAAAAGTTTCATAATATCTTTTATTTCGTTTCTTTCTTTCGTCATTTCCTCGATTTGCTCTTGTTTAGTCATCTTTGTGTTCCTCCAAAAATTCGTGTAAAACGGTGTCCTGATATTTGCGTATCAGGTCTTGAGGGTTAGTGTCTACGATATTGCCCGCATCGTTTAGAAATTGAACAAAATCTGCGCCGTCCACGAATCCTTGCTTCACCAATTCGATTGCCGAATAATAATCGTGGCACCTATCGTTGACTGGAAATATTGACGGAATGTCATGGTAATGACAATCGGCGCAGTTTGTCATCCCACACGAAGGACCATGTAGGATTTTTGCAATTTTCATAATTTGAATGTCGGCCTTAGAGTTGGACATCGTCGTAATCCTTGTCGTTCATTATGGTATCGTCATCAATTCCCCACAACGGGCCAGAGCAGTCAAGGCAACCCTCGAAGAACTCAAAGAATTCGTCGTCGGAATCGTCTTCGTCGTCGATATCATCGTACTGATATTCGTCGTCATCGTCATCGAACCCGTAATCTTCGAGCGCTGTCATTTGCTCGTCTTGAATATCTTGTTCCATCGCTAACCACGTTAAGAAAAATTCATCCATGTGTGTTGTCGCTCCTTATCTTGTTTTAGTTACATATTGAGTATAGCAAAAAAAAAGAAACCTGTCAACATTATGTGACAAGTTTCTTTATGGTTTTTATAAAACTTTTGCGTATTGATTATCGCTCGCCAGCGTGACTCCCAAGACATCGTCATATCTCGAAGGGCGATTGGGAATATACCGCCCAAATTTAACAATAACGTTTTGATACTGTTGAAGTTGGTGGTATTCATGACTAAACCGCGTGCTACGCACTTCTTCCTCGGTGTAACCGGTGTAGATTACGACATCGGCGTTGCTGTTGTGGATGTTCCGCAACCGGTCGATAAATTCAATGACTTCGGTGATTTGAAGGAAGGGTTCGAGGCCACCAAAAACTACAGCATCGGTGAATGGATTCGAAAGAAAACGAAGGATGATGTCGTCAGTCGGAATTGATTTGATGGGACATTGTCCCCACTCCGCGTTTTGACACGTGGAGATAGGGAGATTGTTTTCAGTGCAACATTTGAAGTCACACATACACGCCCCGATGAACATGGCAGGCTTCTTATAGTTGACGAAATCTTCGTCTTTGATAAACTTAATTTTCATCAGAGTTCACCGAAAACCAGTCGCGTTTTGCAAATTCCGCCTTGCGTTCTTTGGAATAGGTTTTTTCCGGCGTCAGGAATCCGACAATGCGTTGGTAAGTTGTTTCGACGGGTTCCCCACAGATTGGGCAGATGTCGCCGTAAAAACCGTGGTTATTTTTACACGCACTGATGCGGGTGCAGAAGGCAAAATACGGGACTCCAAAGTCGGCCACAGTATTGAGTAGTTTCCACGCTGTGTCGAAGTCTGAGAGGGGCGCGTCGATGTTAATATGCGCAATCGAACCACCACTGCAAGCCGCGTCGAGAGTTGAGCTCGCTATCATTTTATTGTGGAGCGAAGTGTGCGTTGCCAGCGGAATCCATTGGTTGCCGTAAAGAGGAAGATCATACTCACCATTTTTGTACAGGAGTTTGTCTTTTTCTTGTAAAATAGTTGCGCAGCGTTCAGCAGGTACTTGTTCAATATTGATTTGATAATCTACCTTTTCTGTCTGGATAAACAGGTCTTTTGCATCATGAATAGCAGCGAGGATTTCGGTGGCAAATTCAAGGCCGCTTGGCGTGTAATTCGCGTTACCAAGGGTGTCGACATATGTGCCGTTTAAGTGTTTAATTGCTTCCCATAAACCTGTGATTCCGATTGTGTTGTATTGGGACTTGAGGTGAATGAGATCGAGTGTGTAATTGGGGAGCAATCCTTTTTCAATATTGCGAGCAATGATTGAACGCACACGGTCAAGCACTCTTAAACACAGGTTAACCTTCGATTTGAGCAAGTCGAGATAATAGGCTTTAATTTGTGCTTTGTTGGTGATGTGGTTTTTCTCGCTCCATACTTTTGTAACGTATGCGATGCGAGCTAAGTTAATTGTGTTCACTTTGACAGAGCCGACCTCGAGGGCGGTGCCCCCAATGGAATTAAAATACCCGAGATTTTTAACATCACTCACAAGGCGACAACAGTTTGAAAGACTGGTAACATCTTTACTTATAAAGAAGTTGCTGTCGGCCCATTTCATATTATGTTTGCAACACCATTTGGCAAAATCTTCATCAACGAATTTGCCGTCGATACGAAGAAGAGCATAGGTGAGCACCGGGAACGTCATCATATTGATTGAGCGAATTTCGCTAACCTTTTCCATAAAGGCTTTTTGATATTCGATGAGTTCGTCGATGTAGTCAATCACACACGTTCCATCGGGATACTCTACTCCGCCGAATAATGCCATAAGGTATTCGCGGTCAAAGATAGAAAAGTTTGTAAATGCACTTTGCGTAACGCGCAGGTAAGGTTGATTCAGTTTATAAATAATACGCTGGAACTCTTGGTCACGGTAATATTCGGGAGAATGGAGATAGTATTTGTTCTCACAATCTTTCTTCCAGAAATAAAAACTATAAATCAAGAAGTTAGGAAGACCAACAGCGCCGGAAGTCCTATTCGCGCACCAGCTTACCATTTCTCCAACAAAATCCGTGTAGGTTGTTAGATGTTGGGGCGGCTGTGCGTTGAAATTGTTTACAAAGAACAATCCTCTATTCACGAGTGGGGTTAGATCATAAGCGAAACAATAGGAACGAAACGTCGCCGAACAAAAATCGTGCAAATAGAATCCGCCGTTCCACTCTTCTTCTGCCCATTTTTTTGCTTCTTTGAGACCGTATTTCTTTTTCATCTCATAGAAAATTTTATGAAAGGCAAGTAATTTAGAATGCGGTTTTGACATTTCGTTTTCGAGCGTCGTAATATCTTTATGGTCTATGTTAGCGTTGCTGTCAATAGAAGCATCGGCAACTGATGTAGACTTCACAAACTGATCGATGAACTCTGTATAATTGATTTGTTTGTCTGCTAAACCATTGAGGTAACACATTTGGTCGCCGTATTTTCTGTGTAAGTGTTTCAGTGTAGTGACAAAATCTTTGTCGAGATTGATATTAATGTGTAGCTTTCGTTTTGTCATAAAATACTCCCATATATATTTTAATTAGTAAAAAAGGGGTTGCCCTTGGCAAGGGTCAACCTCTGGTTTTCAGCCATTTGATGGCTTCATTGAAATCATAAGATACTCCGTCGACAACCAAGTGAGGCGCTGAATTATATTTCAATGCTTTCATTTGTTCGATGTCGTCAACTACTGTAAAATCTACACCCGCTTGGGTAAGTTTTGTCTCAAGCATTTTACACTTGGGACAGTGTGTGCTGTAAAGAATTGTCATAATAAATTCTCCTTAAAAATTATTTTGGTCGGGGTGACACGATTCGAACGTGCGACCTCATGGTCCCAAACCACGCGCGCTCCCAGCTGCGCTACACCCCGAAGAAAAGGGGGCCGCCCATACTTCTGACATCCCGGATTTTGGGAGCATTTTCTGGGGAGCCCCGTTAAAAAATTTTGTAGTAGAACCGTTTCCAAACTACTACCGTACTCTTGTACTTTGAGTACCTTGTTACATTAACTTACCGCGAATTAGTTAGTAACCTATGCTCTATCACTGCACATATGATTTTTGTCAGTCGGGCGACCATTTGTCGTGTCGCCGTGGTGCGACCAGTGAGACTCGAACTCACACATCTGTGATACCAGCTCCTAAGGCTGGCGCGTCTGCCAATTCCGCCACGGTCACATATTGTTATTGTTTGCGTTTCCCAAACCACATCTCGGCTGCATTTTCAGGCAGCGGAGATGGGGTGGCTGGTGCAATATCTTCGGTATACACCATACTTGATTGTAGTGCTTCTTTAATCTCTTTGATTTTCTTAGGGTCTGTAACAATTACAGGCTTATCGTCAATCATATAAACCTCCTGAATTATAGTGGCTACCGAGGAGGGACTTGAACCCCCAAGACTTTCGTCGCCAGAATCAAAATCTGGTGCGTCTACCAATTTCGCCACTCGGCATTATCAAAAATATTATTCTATTGGCAGGCCCTCTAAGATTCGAACTCAGATCTTACGGTTTTGGAGACCGATATTTTACCATTAAACTAAGAACCTAAAAAGTTTTGAGGGAATAGGCCACTCACCCTCAATGCTCCTCTTGCCGTATCTCGAGCTTTGGACGAATCTTTGTTCGACAGTCAGCCTCGTTTGCCCAATTGACAATGTTAGAAACGAGACAACCTAACGTAAATATCGGCTTTACCCGATTTGTGTGGTGTAGGATAAAATCAACCACGCCCTCCAACATTTATCCAAGCAGGAGTTTTTACAGCACTTTCGCTGGATGTCAACATATCCTAGATTTTAGTGGCGGTATGCAACCACTGGTGGCAGGCGTAAATAGATTTGAACTATTACTAGCAGAGTCAAAGTCTGCTGTGCTCACCATTACACTATACGCCATTGATTTTGACTTTTATGATAACCTTCCTTTTAAGGCTTCTTTTATAAATTGTGCGCTTACGCCATAGTCCAACGCAATCCGTCTATATGACTCGGTTTTGTGACGTTCTCTAATCAAATCTAAATTTGCTAAAATCACTTTACGTTTATCTGACATTTGTTTTGGTGTAATTGATTGGCGATATTTCATAGCGCAAGAATTATTACAAAATTGTCTTTTATGAGAATGTTTCATTGGTAATAGATTGCCACAAAATTTACAATATGCAGGTTCATTCTTACTGCCTCGTTTACTGCCTCGTTTAGTATTGTTATAAGTAGCTGCACAACTGTGACTACAAAAAGTATTCAAACGATGATCGTAATCAAGAATTTTATTACACACTAAGCAGCGCTTTGGATTCTGTTCATAACGTTTTATATTATCTTGCCTTACTTGTTTAGCACTCTCGTGTGAAGCAAGGCTGGCAAAAGAAGCCCGATCGAAAACTAAATTATCATTTATATAGTCAAAGCTGAAGCCGCCGTTTGTTTGATTGAGACACTTCGCTGAATCCTCTTTGCGACACCTCTGCGCTAAAATATGCTCCAAATCCAGCGAATCTTGTCGGGTCTCAAAAACACCTAAAATCTCTTTTTTATGATTTTCAACACCATATTGCTTGATAGACTCTCGAATAAGCTTACCAGACCCCATGTAATTATCATCTACATTATCGGTTTTATGGGAACCAATATAATATTCCCCTGTAATGTTACATGTGATTTTATAAGTTACAAACATTGTATCTCCTGATTCGTCAAAATTTTACCGCCATTGAGCCATATCAGCCTATTTTTCACTTGCAAGCGTAATTAACAATAACCAACTCTTTGATTTGCCCACGTGCATCGCCCTTACTATTGATGTTACGACGAGCTAAAACTTCGTGAACATACAGTCCTTCTGTGCTTTCATATTTATCACGAAGAGAAGTGTCATTTTCGTCAGCCGAATTCGACAACATCGTCGCCGCGCCGGTTTGACCACTTTTGATAAAAAACTCACACAGGCGGTTTTGTTCTTCGTCACCGAACCCATCTTTGTCGTAAGCAGTAAAAGAGTTTTTGCCTTTGAGAGGACGATAAGGGGGATCGAAGTAGACAAAAGAGCCTTTCTCGATGTCCCACTCTACTTCAGTGAAATCACCACGGTAAATATCCACCTTTTGAAGAATGTCCGCGCATCTCTTGAGGTTGTCAGCATCGCAAATCGTTGCTGTTTCATATTGACCAAACGGAACATTGAACTCGCCCTTACTGTTGACTCTATACAAACCATTAAAACAGGTTTTGTTTAGAAAAATAAACTCAGCCGCTTTTTGGTAACAATTTGTATGAGAGAGCTCGGTGGTGTTGAACGATTGTCTTGTCAACAGGTAAACCCCTTTCTTACCATCCAAAGTCGCCTGTCCGTCGTACTTCGTTTGAAGCGTACGTAATTCGTCTATCAACCTTTGATGATTTCTCTTAAGGCACTGGTACACATTAATCAGTTCGGCATTACGGTCGCAAATAACGCCGCGACGGAACGGATAACGTTGCATCATATAAAAAAGCATTGCCCCACTGCCAACAAGTGGCTCCACATATGTAGTGTATTCCCCTGACTTCACTCTAGTGTAGAAGTCTTCGCCTGATTTAGACACCGGGAGAAGTTTATCCAATTGAGGAATGAGTTGGGTTTTACCACCTGCCCACTTCACAAAGGGGCGAGCAAAAAGTTTTTTCTGTTTAGCCATAAATATGCTCCAAGTTGTGTTATGTCAAAATTTTACTACTTTATATGGATTTTGTCAACTTCTAGTGACAAAAGAGTGCAAATAAAATCACAGTTTTATTTGCCGTATTTTTTGGAATTTTTGTAATATCAGAGGAAGGATTGGCGACTCACACAAACAAAAAAGAAAATGGGTGATTTTTACGTTGTCCGCCAACGCCAGGAGAACCCTAGAAAAGAGTTCGAGTTTTTCCGTTGCTCGTCAACCTTCGGTGCATTCGTCCGATAACGCTTCGGATTATTCTAGTGTCACAACACTCGTGCTGTCTGCCAAATCCTTCTCTGATATTGGTGGAACATCTGGGTGCTGCCCCCAGGTCCCGTACAGTTCACTTCGGATTTAAGTACGGTCGAAACTTTTCTATGCCCCACGTGCGGTATTACACCGCAAGTTGTTATTTGTCTAGGAAGACAACATTGGCGGGCTGAGGAATTTCTTCGTCGTCGCCCTCTTCTTCTTTTTCCTCAGGTTCCTCTTCGGAATCCGCAGCGTACTCTTTGATGTATTCCTTGGTCGGATCTACCCACACAAGATACGGACACCCGTAGTCGCGGTCTGCGTAATCGTACTCTACGCTGACATACATTCCATCGCTCCAGATTTTAATATCTTGTTCTTGCGCCAAGAGGATTCTAATGAAGTCGTTAAAGTCTTTGCTTGCTTGACCACCTTCTAAAACTCCTGTGAGTTCAAAACATAAATACTTTTCCGCTTGCATAATCATGCCTCCTGTTGGTTGGTGCCCTGCATATAATCTTTGTCAAGCCATTTTTTCTTTTCGATAAAATCGATGGCTTCATCAATATGTAAGAACCCAACACAGTTGAAGTTACCGTCATCGTTGCTGTCGCTATTGGGGACGCCCACATAGAACGGACCGAATGCCTCATTATGTGCGATAATAACCTTACCAAGCTTATCTTTGTTAAATTTACACAAATGATTGGTGGCAGGATTCTTAATCAACCCGTCGAGATTAATTAACCACACCTTATCTGGGCAGCATTCTCCAGTGATTCTCGAAACACCACCGGGAGCAATATCCAAGACGTTCAGGTCGGCAAGTTTTTGTTCTGCGTCCTCAGCCGTGAATACAGGAACCAATTTGATAAAATCGAATTCGAGATTCATTTTTTTAATGACGAGGAACAAATAATCACTAAAACCGCGAACGATAAATCCTTTTTTCAATTCGTCCTCAGAATGAAGAGCGATTTCTTGGTCGATCTTTGTCCATATTTCATCGGCCAACACCTGGCCTTCCTCAAGTCCTTCGACATATATATTGTCGTGCATATACAAATTCTCCTTTCAGTCGTCAATTTCTATTCTTCTATAACCATCTTCAACGCGAACGCTAATCCAGTTCGACTCAATTTGAGTATCCGACCAAATTATTTCTTGTTCACGAAGAAGTCGTGTCGCAAATGAGATAAAAGCCGATGAACAGCCAGCTTGTCTCATAGCTTTCCTAAGTTCAATCATAATCGTCTCCTGTTACTTGCGATACTTGTGTATCCCATATGTATCTGGAATGTCCAGAACTGTGATTAGTTCAGCAGTTGGGCTAAACACGAAGATTTGATTCCCGAATACCCTGAGCTCTGCGTCTATACAAGAACGAGACGCGACCTTTTGTAAATACTTACGAAATTTGGGATGCGTAAACGTGTTAGGCTTTTTACCGTTGCGATATGCTCTGTCGATATATGCGACAGCGTCTTTACAATTTGAGCGTTGAATCACTCTTTCTAATCCGTGTTTTGTTGCGTTGCAATTTTCCATAGTGTACCTCACTTGTTGTTTATACACTGATATTAGCACACTTTTGGAAAATTGTCAACACGTAATGACAAAAAACTTTTTTAAATTTCATCCAACGACGAAACCAGTCCGTGGATGATACCTAACTCTATAGCATCTTTTGCCCAAATAAACCACTCTGTGCTTCTTTTTTTATTATATGTCTTTTCTGGAATAGTGGTTCTATCGAGGACATATTTTTTCAGCAGTTCCACACACCGCGTATAGTGTTCCATTTGGCTTTTGCTTTGTTCATAGGTTCCCGCAGCACCGCCAGAACCACTATGGATTAAGAACTGAGCGTTAGGATACGCAAAACGCTGGCTACCAGCGAGCATGATATAGAACCCAGCCGACATTGCTACACCTACGTTATAAGTGTACACCGGAGTCTTACTCAGCAACAGAGTGTCAATGAAGTGCAAGCAAGCGTCCAGACTTCCACCATAAGAATTTACTAAAACTTTAATGGGTTTGCGTTCTTCGATGGGTATATCCTTATCTTGGCGATTCCAACGAATGATTCGACGAGAATACTCAATAAGAGTGTCGTCGATATCGAAATCGATATAAATAATCCGTTCGTTGAGATCGAGATAGGTTTCGTATTCATTCAAACTAGGAAGGGGACTAACTTGCCCAAGTTTCCCCAATTCAACTGTAAGTTCATCAAGATTTGTAAACTCTTCACACTTTTTGTTCATCTAAAGACTCCTTTGATTTTGTCGCTTCTTGTAAGAGCTCGCACAGCCAGGTTTGTTTTGTTTTCACACGACTAATTTTAACTGCCTGTTGTAAAATTTTCTTCTGTCCAATCAAAACGCAATATTTACGAGCTCGAGTAATCATTGTGTACAGCAATTCTTTGGACATTAGGGCGTATGACGAGCTGTCGATAGCTCCGATTACATACGGGGATGAGTCGCCCTGTTTTTTATGCACGGTGATAGCATATCCTAAAGAAAGGTTGTTATAATCCTCTACTCCCAAAACAATATCACCCTGCTCTGTCAAATTGACAATCATAAAATCAGGTCCGATTTGTTTAATATAACCTACATTCCCATTATAGATAGGTTCTTTGTTGCCTTCTATATTGATGGTCTTGTAGTTGTTTTTCATAATGATGATTCGATCATTAGGACGGTACGTATAACTGTATTTATAGTTCCCGTCGGTATATGGTACTGTTATTTCATCCACACTGGGCGTACCGTTGACAATCTCTTGAATGGCTAGGTTTAACGCTCTACAACTGGCCTCGCCTCGACTACGCATCGGAACTAACACCTGGATGTCATTTGCTGGAACGTGTTGGTTAATATAAAGTTCCTTAAACTCGTCAATAATTTTTGATTGTGTCAAAGCACTATCAATATAAGTAACGAGTTTAAAATCTTTACGAACTCCACGATATTCAACACCACTGGTTTTCGGCCCCACAATTTGTTCTCCACATGCAACCTTAAGTGATTGTGTGATAATGCCGCTATCTGCCTGTTGTCGTTGTATTTTTGTTAACTGGACAGTTGGCATCGTGTGTGATTTAATTGTGTCTGTAAGAACACTGGCTAACCCAATTGCTTCAAGCTGTTTGGTATCACCAATAAATAACACTTTGGCGCCGGTGGGGATTGCTTGTAACAAAGAAAGGGTAATTTCCCCACCCCACATTGATACTTCGTCACCGATGATGATGTCATATGGTACGGGATTCTCTTTGTTGTGGAAGAATTTACCCGACTCTGGATCATACTTAAGCAGACGATGAATGGTGCGCCCTTCGATGTGGGTTATTTCGGTCAATTTAGAGGCAGCACGACCTGATAAGGACACTTGAGCAACGCGAAAATTATGGGCTTCGAGGACGTGAGCGATGCCATTAACCGCTGATGTCTTGCCGCATCCGGCCCCACCCGTCAAAATACTGAACTGATTGTTCAAAGTGTTCCAAATCGCGGTTCGCTGTTCCTCAGTATATTCGAAGCCTTGTTCTAGTTCCACGCTGCGAATTATTGTTTCGGCTCGTTCTGGGTTAATCTCAATATGAGCTGCGCCGCGTTGAATACGAAGTATCTCATTGGCGATTTGTTGTTCAAGTTCACGGTATTCCATTAACCCAACACGTTCAGTTTCTTTATCATAATACAAAACGTGATTTTTAATATTACGACGAATAAGTTCATAAATTCGCTCATCGTTTTGTGGGTCACACACCTGGTCAATAACCACGCACAAATCTTCGACGCTTACCCAAGAGTTGCCGTTCATCTCTGCTTGTTCTCTGAGATAATGTACCAGATAGGCGCCCATGCGTTCATCAGAGTCGTGAGCAAGTCCTTGTGACATCGCTATAGCGTCTGCCTTAGCCCATCCGTAACCAGGCACTTGAATAATTAACAAATACGGATTCTTTTCGATAACTTCGACCGCCGCCTCAGGAGAACCATAAAAGTGCACCAATTTCTCAATCGCACCCTTCGTTAACCCTAGATCATAAAACCGAACAAATGCGAGACTTAAGTCTTTACTGTCCTCGTACTTATTAATCATACGTTGCGCTGTCACCGGACCAATACCTTTTATTTTCATTAAGGCTTTCGTGTCGTGGTTTTGTAACAGCACCAATGGATTATCGCAATTCTCATATAACGCCGCAGTTTGTGTTGGAGTTAAAAAGAAAGAGAAAAATTTAAGTTGGTCATCTTTATCGGTCAAGTCGTAATCAAGACACATCAGATCGACTTCGTATTGCAGCCCGTATTTTGCGTCTTCGACAAGATGAGCAACCATTGTGTAAGTGTCACGTGCATTTAACGCAGGCATCGAACCCTTGGCAGTAAAACGCAAAGACCACTGAAAGCATTCTGGAACCTCTCCCTCCAGCACTTCCTCAATACGAAAAGCAGCAATGGTCCAACTGCCGGAAGTTTGACCATTTTTTGGATAAATAATCCTTTCAACTCGTACTTTTAATCTAACTTTATCTTCAAAAGCCGACGATGCGGCCAATGCGTAATTTGCGTCCATTACTACCTCTGCTTGCAATTTGAATTCATATTAACACAAAAAGCTCCTGTTGTCAACTTATTGTGACGAATTCTTTGTTTTTTCACGCTCGAATTTTAGTTTGGGATATTCGCTCGAGCATGATTCAATTAAATTAACCGAATGACGGATACCCTTATCATAATCGGTCTTTGGTAAAAACATATTTTCTTGGCGTACGCCATATATAAGCAATTTATTACCGCGTGTAAACCAAGATTTTTCAATCATTGTTTTCTTGCCATTGGCATCCACCGTACTAATATTCTTGTTATAATGAATATAAGCCTCGGCATAAAACTTAACATCTACCACGCCCGTTGGGGTGAGTAAGGTCACAATATGTTTATTATTATTAGCGCCGACCACAGTGCCAGCAATACCAACCACATCGTATACGGGAGTTTCTTTGCCGCTTTTAAGCGTTTTCATCCTAAGAGGTTTGAGTTCTTCGGGGAGGTCTTTAAAAGAACGTAGATTATATGCGAGCGATTTCATATTCGCCAATTCGTGGCCGCTGTAATAAAAACTCATTGATGACATTTCCCACGTGCTCAGACTTCCTTGGCAATATTTATCCCACATTGACTTAACCACATCTTCGCATTCCGCACGATATAAAGCTTGACGGCCTTCGTTGGAGCTAAACCACTCCATAACGGGTGCCATAATCTCTTTGTATTTTTTCTCAAAAGTTGAGGTTTTGAATGTATATCCCGCCGGAACGGTATCGTAATCTTTGCCCAACACCATTTTATTTTTGAGGTAACGCTCAAAGAATTGAACACTGTCAGGGTCGACGATAGCGTAGATTTTCTTGTCCGCCTGTTTCTCGTTTTTATCAATCCACTTTTTATAGTTAAACATGCGAACGTGAGATTTATAATCGTCAGGGACAATACCAAACTCAACAGCTTTACCAAAATGGACGGCGGTTACCTTTTCTTTAAAGGTTACTTTGGTACGAGCATACGCTTCGAGATATGAGCGCATGATTGCCTGACGCGGACGGTTCTCAATGGCATCAAAAGAACCTGCTTTAATCAATGAAATCATTTGAACCGGCGTGAGTGTCAGATGGCTCATAAAATCTTCAAGCGAGGAGTAAGGACGGCCAGCAATGATGGCCTTAGCCCACTCTTGGTTGATGTTAGTAATGGTCGACAAACTATAAATAATAGCGTTGTGCTTAATGTCGGGAATGAAGTCTAACTGTGCTAGATTAATATCAGGCAACATAATTTGCACACCGCTTTGTTGTGCGTCGCTGATAGCCTTGGCAATTTTGGGATAGTTGATGGGAACGGATTTAGTCTTTTTGATCTCGTCGGCATCGCTAATATCGTCGTCGACATCGGTGTCCCAGGGCGAAGTGATATTTTCTTCATCGCCATAATCTTCGTCACCATTATCTTCGAAATCGGTGGCAGAAGAACCTGCGTTCACACACAAGCAAGCACACGACCAAAAGAGGGGATTATAGCGCGTAGCAAGGTTTGCCTCTTGTACTGCTTCGATACTATAAGCAATATCGTGAGGAATAGAAAAGCTATAACCAATTTGCGGTTTAACTAAATGGTTCCAACAATAATCAAGATACTCTTTTCTAGCCATTTGTTCATTCTCCCCCTTCGTCAACTGCCTCAAAGAAACGTTTTTTCATTTTCTCAATTTTCTTTGCGTCTTTTTTCGCCACTGCTTTGCGCAACAAGTTTGCCTCGCCCAAAGTGAAATTCGCAATTTCAGGACGTTGTACTAAGCGCATCATATCTTCTTGTTCAACAGAATTGCCATATTTGGACAACAACTCTTCTTTGAGAACTTGCTGTTCTTCAGGAGTTAAACCAGCTTCATCCATTTCTTTGTACCATTCATTGATATCGTTACGGAATCTAACATATCTGTCCAGGGGGCGTTCTTCGCCCTCTTCGCCCATTAATCTCATAACAGCGTTGGCTGCTCCAAGTTCCGCAACCGACGTAGGACGAGTACGTTTGATACAAACACTGCCGCATTGAGAGTCGAACTGGAACAAGGAAAATATTCGTCCATTGTGCATATCGTCCCACATTTGTGGATTGGTGTAGTCCAAAACATCGGGATGAAGATATTTATTGTATGTTGCTCGCAGAGAACCTTGCCATTGAATTTCACCCGCTTTTAACAATAAATCCATGCACTTCATCAATTTACTCTGAGCTTCAGTATATAGGCAGTCAAATTTTAATGAGCCAACCTGGTCTGCGGCACGATAGTCGTAACAAGTAATACGAGTGCCGTTCGGGGCACGCATCATTCCTAAGTGCTCAAGATATCCGTTAGGAAATACATAGCAAGCAGAGGCGTGCACACCAGCACCAGATATCAACCCCTCTATTTTACATACAGTTTCGTAAAGATTAGGATACGACTTCAGCGCTCTAATTAATTCGGGCGCAGGTTCATAATCTTGCTCTTCATTGCCGTTTTCGCACTCCTCCAAAGTGTACACATGTCCACGTGACATTGGTACCATTGCGGATAAAGGCTGGGCTTCGTCTACTGGGATCTCAAGACCGCGACAAGCGGTTAGAATTGCAGATTTCAGTGATTCTTTTTTATAAGTTAAAGTGTTTAATACACAATCATATCCATAGTGTTCTCGCAACGCATCCATAATTTTTGGGGCAAGTTCCGGATTGAAATCAACGTCGATGTCCGGCAGAGTAGCACCACTCTCCACGTTCATAAAACGCCAATAAGGAACATTATACATCATCGGATTGGCTTGTGTAATACCTATAAGATAGTTAATCAGAAAAGACATTGCAGAACCTCTTGACACGCCGACGAAGGTGACTTCCCAGGCAATGTCGATAATTTCTTTTACTAAGTTAAGATAGGCACTCATGCGTTGGCCGAGAGACTCGCTAACCACTTTAAGCGTATAAAGCTCAATCTCTATTCTCTCTGCTTGTTCTTTGCCTACCACAAACTTTTTATCAAGAATCCCTTGCTCTATTGAATAAAGCAAAAATCTATCTTGTGGGAATTCACTATACGCATAAAACTTGATGTTGGGGCAACTTTCGTACCAATCCTTGAGTAGGTGTTGCACTTTAAATTCTGGCAACTTACGTTCAGGAACAACAATAGGACAACGCATATCATAATATTCAATTTGATTATAAATCAGTTGAGTATTATTAATCGCGGTATCGACAACGTCACGTGGGAGATAAGACAAGATTTGGCGAATCTCGTCTTCGGGTTTCATATAGGTATATTTATAGAACGCGTTGACTTCACGATCGCTTTCTTCTTTACTGTTTAAGAACTTTTCAAAAATAGAAAGATCTTCTTTGTTAAGATAGTGGGCATCCTGAGTTACAATATAAGGTATACCAAAAAATTCAGACAACTTTATAATATAACGGTTAATGTCCTGTTGGTCATCGGAGTCGGAGTCTTGCATCTCCAAAAAACAATTTCCCTCGCCAAAGGTGTCTACCATCCAACTTGCCATGAAGTTAATTGCATCAGAATCTCTACGTAAAATGCTCGCACCTAAACGACCGCCGATACAAGCGGTTGAGGCAATCAAGTGTCCTTTGTTTTTGCCGACGATTCTTTCAAAATCTTGATAGAATGTGGGGGTGCGACGTTGACCACGTTCCATGTAAGAACGTTCCCACGCCTGACTCGAGAGTTCGCGCAATTGCCTATGACCAACTTCGTCTTTAGCCAAAAGGATAAAGTGCCAATACTTATCGGCATTTTTATACTCGCTTTCATCTATAAGATAAATTTCATTGCCAAGAATAATCTTAAAATCGGGATGTTCTTCTCGTATCTTATCTCCACAATTCAAGGCTTCAATATGGCCACTAATAATCTCATGATCGGTAATAGCCAAGCCGTTAAATCCATATTCAATCGCCTTATCGATCATCTTTGGGATTCGGTTAATCGAATCTCTGAGATGTAAATTACTATACTGTGTATGGTTGTGTATTGAACAGAACATTTAACTCTCCTTTTTGTCAACTTTTCGCCAGGTATACCCACCCGCAATAACCGTGTCGCGTTCACGCAACTTTGTTTTAAACCAATCGTAATTTACGCCTATTTGCTTGGTAACTTGGCGTATAGAATCAAAGGTTTTATTCAGCTCAACGCAAAACACTGGTGTAGCCGCATGATTCGGACGAATCGCGTACGTATCTTTGTCTTCAGCATAACAAAAATGATACCCATGCGTGGAAATACCTTCGCCTCGTAAAATTTCATGTATTTTAACACGACACACTCCAAGAGATTTTGCTGCTTCTGCAGGTGTTAAATAAACTGTATCAGTTTCTAAACAGTATATTCTATTGTTCCGACGACATTGGGATTCTCGAGGCGTCCATCCCTCATGGTAATCCTCACAATAGCACCAACAATATTTGTTCGCAGTTCTAATAAGACGCTGACAACACTGCGTAATACAAGGAACCGAACCATTGACAGCTCGAGCGGCTTCAGTTGTGCTTTCATAACGAGCTATTATTGTCAAAGTATTGGGGTCTAATTGATAAACCGCCGAGGGCGGAGTTATCATATTTCCACCCAAATTGGCATTGTAACCGTTGTGATAACTGTCATAAAATGCAATCCAATATTGCTCACGCTCATTGGCTTGTTCAGCTGTCATGCTCCCTTCTTCAACAATAAAATGTTCTATATTCTCCCAACCATATTTATTGATGGCTCGATTTACAAGAGTTTGTTCAACATAGCCCCCTCCATTCTTTTTCCATCTCGTTTCAGGGGTTAAGCATCTTGTTTGCCCAATATAATATTTCCCATTAGGGAACTTATGAGCATAAATATAATAATAATATTGATTTTGTTCAATTTGTTTCTTATCCATAATCTCATATTACCACAAATACAGAAAGGTGTCAACTTTCACTGACACCTTTTGAATATTTTTCTACCATTTTCTCGGCCGCTCCACAAGGGTAAAATTCTGTGCATTTCCCTCCGCGATAGACGCAGTTTGGAACGAGCAATCCTTTGAATTCAGGGTTAAGTATTTCCACTTGACGACAGATTTCAGCAACCACAGCACGCGTCTCGGGACTTGCTTGATTACATAAACGCTTATGGGCAATCGTCATGAGCTCCTGAGCGTTCATCTCCCAGCAAAAGTCAACCGGCGCATCTTGGGGTGCTTTACCTCGGTCATAGTTTTTCTGACGATCGTTCCGTTGCGTCTTAACAAACGGTGTGGCGTGAACGTGCCTCACTAAGTGCCCTACGACCCAATAGGGGACGTTCGTGATACGAAAAACAAAATGTAATACCCTAATTGGGCTGTGTTCAGAGGCTAAAATCCTGTGCTTCCACTCGTCAGTTGGCGGCTGTTTAGCATCTTTGCCTATTGTTACTAAAGTACATTGTTTACATAACATCCAATCTTCGTCGGTTGGATGTCTAAGAATCTCTACTTGAAAATCTGACATTCTACTCCTCTATGACAAAACAATTACATTTGTGACTATGGACTGTGCAAGCATCGAGGCCTACAATACCATCATCGACAAAGATATCAAAGCAAGAATCGTCACCAAATTCTGTCCCCTTGTTATGTAAGAAACTATGCGCCCAACTTGTGTGCCAATGACCAACTACGACAGTTTTGTCAGGAATTCGGTATCCACGATTCCACAACTTAAACGGATTTCCCCATCTTGCACTGCGCCACTCTTCTTTGGTGGCTTGTCGTAAGTCGGTAACACCAATAGGAACCCAGGAGTGCACAAAGATATATGTGCCCAACTCGTAAAAATCGACACATTCTGCGAGGTAATCCCATAATGGTTTAACATTGGCGACGCGATCGAATATTTGATGATAATCACCATTTGGGTCGCCGGGAACACCAAACCAAAATGCGTCATCTTGGAGACCACACAAATTAAAAATTGTTTTTAACGTGCCATTGGAAATATCATTGGGATAAAAATCACGACGGCTAATGCAATCTTCAAGCAAATCTTCGTGGTTACCTCGAATAAAAACTCGACGGTCTTTAGGGATAGACAGTAAGAATTCTAGCACTTCCGATGATTGTGGACCACGGTCGAGCACGTCACCACAAGAGATTAAAATGTGGTCGGGGTTATTAATTTCGAACCCCGCCACATCCAACGCGTTCTTCATTTCGGTGTAAAACGAATGAACATCAGCAATTGCGAAAAACTTCTTACTCATGATCGCTCTTTGTGTTGACTTCCGCTTTAGGAAGAAAATGTCCATATCTGTCTAAACCGACTAGTTCATTGGCGAATTTTTCTGTGTAAAAGTCATAGTAAGTCTTGTTATGCTTTTTCATATAATTGTCGCCAAACGCCGCCCAGCAGATTGAAGGCAATCCAATAACAAACAAGAACAACGGCCCAAGGAATAGACTTTGCAACGAGTGGCCATATTCGTGAGCCACCAGCTCTTCATCCTCGTCGTCGGTTACAAACAAAAACATCCCAAGCGATACGGAACCATATTTGTTGTTCCACTTAGTCGCGATAGCGTTTTTGTACTTCTTGGATTTACATCCAAGCATTTTGCATACCAAGAACATTACCAAACCCACAAGGTTTTGGAGAATGCCCCAGGTGAATTGAATCAATGTGTACATAAGCTGATTAGTCACAACTATAGTCTCCTTATAACAGATTTGGGTAAAATGTATTAAAACGTTCTGCAAAAGCTCGTGCGCGTTCTTCGGCGTTTTGACGCCCCAACATCCTGTCTTCAGTCAACATATCGGCGATAATAGCAGCAACATTTTGTTGAATCGTTTTAGATGTGACGATAGGATCAAGTTGTTTAGCGGCAACCAGATATGCGTGTGCATAGTCAAAACGATAAGGATTTTGGTCTATTTCGTCAGCTCGAAAGGCAGCCGTCATTATATAATAGATGCGCAACCCAAGCTCTCGTGTCATTGTTTGCGGAGGGCCAAATAATGTATCAAAAAACAGTCCCATAGGTTTTCTCCTTAAAAGATAAAGTTATACTTCTTTTTAATTTTTTCGCGGTCCGGCGGAATGTTCTCGCGCTCCTCATCGGTCAAATCTCTGCACTGTTCCATCAGATAATGGCGCATAATAGCCTCGTGTCGTTCCATTCCTTCCCATTCGTTCAGTTTGTCAAATGTTTTATTGTCCTGTGTCCATTGGCACTGATACGGACAAAGATGTTTGGCACCTTCCGGTTGGTTCGGATTTGTCCCGCAGAAGTTACACCAGTGACAGAGAGGGGATGGGTGTGGTGTCCAATCTTGCGCGTCGATTCCAGCAAACAGCTTCTCTAACTTCGCGTCCGCACGTTTGAGCCATCCTTTGGTTCCCGCGCGTTGCCTCATATCAATAAACGGCAAATCCCAGTAACACTCATCTGGCTCGGTTGCAAGATTGTAACAACTTTTAAGAGCCATGGTGTAAATCTTCATTTGTAATGGTGTAGGTACGTCATTCTTTTCATCAAATGGCGCAGCCTTGGTTTTTATATCATCGATGATATATTGATCAGTACCTTTGTATCTCCATATACGATCAATATATCCGCTGAATAAACGCCCTTTGTACGTATATTCAAAATACTTTTCAACATCAACAAGCTCGATGTCGGGGTGTTCTTCCAAAAACTTTTGTTGACGATAAATACCAACATCGGCGTAGAACTTACATCTTTGTGCATAAGAACTACCGTATTTGTCGATTTCGTAAAATTCATCAACGTATTTTTGTCGTAAAAAGTTAACGCCCTGGATGCCACCAGTTCTATCGTATTTATCTTTTTGTGGAATGTTGCAATTCCAAAAATCTTCAAGCAGCGCAGGATAATCGGGCTCTCGTCCATTGATATACGCTTCGGAGATGCGCTGTTCAATCCAGTGAACCAAGGTACCAATGCTTGTGGCGATAGTATCGGCGGCGAAGAATCTTCCTTCAACATATTGAAGTTTATATTTCCACCCACACTGTTTGTAGGTGTCGAGTTTCGTATAAGAGAATCTCTCTACTTTACTTCTTTGTGGCACGTCTTCGCTCCTTTTTGAAGTCTACTTCGGGGGATGGTATATAGATCTTCTTCTTCATTAATTTTTCAAGGGTTTCACGCCCATTGTCACTGGGCGAGCCCTTGTATGGCAATAAGCCTTCGTAGTCCATAACTACATATGTGTTAGTATATTTTGTGAGCGGTAATATGGTTTTGAGCAACTTTTGTTCATAAGCTTTGGTAAGCTCTGATTCTGGATCTGTGTCGTTTTCTCTATCGTATGCCAGAATAACTTCTTCCACTCCCAGTCGCAACAGTAAATCAATCTGTACGGGGGATATAGACGAGCCACAGGTAGCTGCTACAAAACAATTCTCACCATAATAACTGTAGCACTGCATGACACTCTTTTCACTTTCCACTAACATAATCTTCTTATGTTTTTTGATTGCTTCAAGATTTTCGTGTAAACCGTATAAACAAGAACCTAACGGATGCCGATAACAAGTGCCTTCTAAATACGCTGGCATATATTTTCGCCCATCCAATAAGTCGTTGGCGTCATACGAGCGCCCTCTAATTCCTACTAAGTTACCATCCATATCGTAGTGAGGAATTATAATTTTTTGGTTGGCAATATCAACACGAATACCAAACTTTCTCATCGTTTCGGCCGTTATGTGCTCGGCTTTCCACTCCATCGGACTGGCTAAGGGGCCAAAACATTGTAAGATATTTGTGGGTAATATTGGCAACGAAGCGTCAGGTTTTTGAACTTTTTGATAGAAATCATATTTGTTCAAAATATTCCAATCATCACTCAATTCTTTTTCGGTATCGTCAGCAAACCCGCGACGTCTTACATCCAAATGAAAGAAATTGATAACGTATTTATACGCCTCTAAAAACGATTCAAAACCCTTTGCTTTTTGAACCAACTCAAAAACATCCATTGAACCACATTCGGTGTAGCAATAAAATGTTTGAGAGTCGGGATAATAATATAATTTGTAACTACCAAATCCCGGCGGGTTGTGACAGATTGTTTGAAAAATTGGTGCCCCAGACGAATCCCAAAGATTGCCATTAGAGCCCAATCCCTCAGTAACCAACCTGATAATGTCTTCGGTGGACAACAATGCTTTTACTTTCGAAGTATCCATTATTCACCTCAAAAAACAAAATCGTACTTTTCTTCGAACGTTTTGTCAAACACAACCTCGATACTCGTGTCTTCAATGTTTAACAAGTTGCCATTATTATCGGTAACAAAACACTCAACGGCGCGACAAGTCGAACGATCAAAGTTAATATAGACTTTAATATTGTTATAATGTCCGCGACGCACTTTGTAAACGTGGATAACGTGCGTAGGTTCAAGCTGGAACCCTTTTGCCAAATACGATTCAATAATTGGCTTGTCGGCCTCACGAACCGGCAACATAATGCTACCAATGTCGATTTTGTCCGAAATTGATTTCGCACCACGCAACAATTGTTGGTCGGCCTCTTTAGCGTTTTTCCAGTCACCAGACAACTGCGTAGCTGTCCAAATAAAGATGTCTAATTCGTTACACAAGTCTTTTAACCTCGTGGTAAACATCAATAAGATTTGATCTTCACGCAAGTTGCTAATGCGAGATTTTGTAGCACCTTCCGACATTATTTTGATAGTGGTACTTAAATAGTCGTAATACACATAATTAACCTTGTTTATTTGATAATACTTCCTAATTAAGTTTTCGATATCGTCCATATCGTAGTTGCTGATTTGAACAAAGTATAAATTCGAGGCCTCGAGCAACTCGATTGCCGTATCAACTCTCTGTTCCTCACCCGCGCTGTATTTGCCGTCCAGAATCTTATGTTCGGGTACGCCGGAAACATAAGACAGCCACATTGTTTGAACTTCTTCCAACTCCAATTCTGTTGAAATAAACAACACGTTTTCTTGAAGCTGGGTTTTCACCCAACAGTTGTGCTCTGTGTCAAAAATCTTGGGTACGGCCAAATGAGCAGATTCTGCAGCCATTCGACGAGACTTGCCAACGCCTTGTGCAGAAGATTCAAGATAAAGTTTCTTCAATCGTTGCCCGCGATACAACGTAGTCAACTTGGGAGTGGTTAACGGCAATCCCAATTCCGGTGTCTCTTTGAGACGCTCTTTGGTTTCACGCAACCCGTCGCCTACTTTGGTTTGTACGATACCACGATTCTTTGCAAAAGTGTCTTTAACTTGAATGAACTTGGTTTCGTAGGTTCCTATAATTTGTTCAATCGTATAAGAATCGAGCCTTTCTTGAAGTTCTGCAGCCTTAAGAGGATCTACAACACTATCGTCGTAAAAATCGCTAATATCAAAGCCGTTGTCCTTAAGTTTATTTAAGAGGCTCATCTTCTTCAAGGTGTTGTAATAATAGGGGAAGTTACGTTCTTCAGCGATTTCCAACGCTTTAATAACGTATTCGACACCTCTGTTATCAGTAAACACCTTATATTGCATTGGGTATTGAGCCAAGTATTGGTCAATATCAATGTAGGTAATGGTTTTCAGTCCAGAAGAGGATAAATTACTAATGGCACCGTACAATATACGATGAAATTGTTCCACAAAGTCATCCATTTCGATATTGTATTCTGCCCTGTTGCATAGCAGCGGGTTTTTCATCAGACAAGCAAGCACTTGTAACACTGCTAATTTATTAGTAAGTCTTTTCTTTGTTTCTGCCATGTGTTAAAGATCCTCTATGTTATATTTTGGTTTCCGTGTGGGGTTTTCGGGAGGGGACATAATGACTGTGCGTTTAATAGGGGTTAAGTCCACTTGTGTGTTGGATTGTCGCAACTCTTTTTGTTCAGCAAAATACTGTGATGCTGTGTCGTAGTAACTCCTAATTGCCCACAATCCCTTGTCTGGATCTGCTCGATTCCCCACAACCTCATAATAATAATATAAGGTTGCTCGCATCCCAAAATAGGTTTTCTTGTCTTTTTTATAAGCTTTGATTTGCTCGAGCCAATCGGGAGGAATTTCGGTGATACCAAATAGTTCTCTCGCATACTCCAACAGCTCCTCAAGCTCTTGTTCTGCCAGCTTAACCTCTTCGATGGCTTTGCGATAGCAAGACGGGCAGAGTGTCTGCCCATCAAGTACCTTTTTAGATGTGGCTACTACCGCAGTGCCACATCGGGAGCATCGTAACGAGGTTGACATAGGTTACCCTCGCTTAATAGCCAAGTTCTACAAGCCCATCAATCAACGCTTCGAGCTGTTGACGTTGAGACTCGGTTGCCTGACTTGCCTTGAAGTCGGTTGTGCCCAAAACGTCCTGCATAAGGTCAGAGTAACTACTAATGTCTCCTTCCTTTGCACTCATTTTTTGAAGCTTGTCACCAATTGTGGAGATAAGTTCTTCAATGGGAACCTTTCTCTCGGTCTCTTCTTTTTTGGCTTTGGCAACTTTCTTGGCTGTTTCCTGTGCCGTAGCGGCTTTTATTCCGCTTTCTTTTTCCTCTGCCACAATTGCATCGCTGATGGCTTGATCCAGTTTTTGGATATTCCATTCGGGAATGCTTTTTACAATGTGAACAAAGCGACTGCGAGCATGATACGCCGGCGAACCTTTCAAATACAATGTTGAAAGGACTTCCTCTCCATCTTCGGTATCGGGCTGGATTTGAGCATAACCGATAATGTCACAAAGATCGCAAATAGGATCGATAACCCTTTTGTCACCCCTGGGATAAATTTTCGTATACTCATTACCCTGTGCGTCCTGGAAGACGCGTTCGCCTTCGTGCGCGATGAAGAAAATGGTATAACCAGCGTTGGTGAGGAGCTTGAGATACTTGTTGATTTCTGCTCCATATTCTTTCCACAAGCCGTAACCCCTGTTTCCGTCGTTAATTCGCGCAACTCCAAAGTTGCCACACACAAACTCAGCAGCAAGGTCTGCCATACCATCGACAGTGTCGATAATAATAGAAGAATACATCTTCTTTGCCTCAGCAATGGTTTTGTCGCTCGTCAACTGTTTAACGAAACTCGTCCAATCAGTCCACTTTTTGATCTTGACGTTCTTGACGCCATTAATAGCACCGAGGCCATTCTCAAAACAACATACCAACGGCTTGTCAGCCTTGGCAAGGTTTTTAGTCTTGCCAGTGCTGTTGGTGCCGTAAATGAGAATGAGTTTGCCTTCGATACCTTTAGTTACCTGAGATACTTCAGGGTTGAAAATATCCACCATAATTCTATTCTCCTTTTTTTGTTAACTGAATTAGAAGTTACCGCTGTCGAAAGTGAATTTCTTCTTCGGTGCCGCCGGTGCAGAATCTGCGAAGCCTCGTTTAGCATCCGATGTTGCGGCGGGCTGTTCTTTATCGGGCAATTCGTTGATTTTTTGTTGACGCAGGGTGAGCGCTTTCTTAATCTCTTCTTTTTTGAGACCAAGTTCGTCATCCTCGTCCAACGGGGTTGCCGTACCACCGAAGATTTCTCTTTCTTGGGTAAATTTGGTTTCATATTGAGGTTCCAGCGTGCGGCCAAAAGTGCCACCAACGACTTCTTTCTCAATACGAACAAAAGTATTGATTACGTTGCCGTAAACTTTAACAGTTTGGCCGACTTCATAGTTTTCTTCGATGTAATCGGTTGCATCTCCGGCTTCGGTCACAAATTCGATTCTGCTGACGCTATCATCATATTCAGGAACCAAACCTACAAGAGCGATACGTCCAGTCTCTTCGCCGTCTTTCATTTCAGGGCGTTTGGATTCAATATACATTTCCACCTCAAACGTCGCATGGGGCTCAAAGGGGTGGTTTTCCGATTCGGTTTTCACACCTGCCGAAATACCACGAATGGTCGTCGAAGAAATAACCTCACCTTTTTCATCTTTACGCAGATATTCTTGCAGACTGGCAAATGCCCACATTTTGGTTGCCGACAGTTTCGCAGTTTCGAAATCCATTGAAGCATTGTCTTTCATCAGCGAAGCCACGGACATTGTATTACCAGGCAAGACTTCCACCAACTTGGCAAAGCTCTTGTTTTCTTGTTTGGTGGTTTCACCAGCACGCAACGCCTTGTATTTGTTCACGTAGAACTGAACACGGCAACTACGAACATCGTCGATTGCGATAATCAACGAGCCGCGAATCACTTCTTCGCCCGTCTTGTCACGGACGAGCTCAAGATTGTTTTCTCTCAAATAACCTTCAATTGTCACTTTGTTTACTACTTGTCTCATAGAACTATTCTCCTTTTAAAATCTTACTCTTCAGTCGCTTTCTCGCTAAGTTTTTCCAACTCTTCTTGAGTATCAGTGATTAGCTCACTGTTGTCCACATCAGCAAAGAGCTCTTGCTCCTCGCGTGCCGCAATGATTTCCAATGCTTCATACGCGCCGGTTGTCTCATCATAAATAAGCAAGTCGGTATAAAGGTCGAATAACCACTTTGGTTCAGTTTCATCTTCCGCAAGGCAAACCAGTGAATTACGGGCTCCCTCACGAGTGATGGTGAATTCTTTCTCTTTGTTGGCCTCTACCCAGTCTTTGAACTTGTCTGTCAAATCCTTTTGAGGCCGAGATTGAATTCCTTCTACATTCAGTTTGCACTTGGTACCGTCAGGACAGGCCTCTACATTGTCAAGATGTGCGAAGTTACTATTGCGCAATATTTCGATGTCTTTTGAGTCTGCGATACCACTCTGAAGACGACGAATTGCGATAGAACCCATTACTTCCTTTAGGTTAGTAACGGCTTTGCCCAACTGGCGTTCAGTGCGATTCAAACGTTTTACCTGTTTTTCAAGGTCTCTACGCTGTTTTCGGTTCATTTTTGCTCCTTTTTATTAAAATAAAATTGTAGTTTTATTTGCTGTCGTTTTTGCTTGTAACTTCATTATATACGATAACTTTTCAAAAGTCAACATATAATGACGAAATTTTTAAAATTCTTTCGACCAAAAATTTCCAACACACTTGGTGTATCGCCAATCGGTGCAATCCCATATGTCCCACGCCTTACAATCCACGACAGCGGAGTGCCCATTCCAATCGTACCTACAAACATAGTGTTGTGCTTTTGCGTCGAGTCGTGTTTTCAACTTATCCGCAAAGTCTTGTACAGCTTGGAGCATTTCGATTCCAAACAGTGCTTTGATCTCGTGTTCCAACCGCTCGTGTTGTTCCAGCTTTTTTTGTAACTCGTCGATTTCTCGGCGTTGAGATTTCAGTCTTTCCCACGCTCTGTTGTAATCTTGTTGAAGCTGCATGTTTAGTGTTTGCAAACGCAACACCTCGTCCTCTGCATCATCCCATTTGTCAATAATTTGGTCAAAATCTCTCTGTTGCTGAGTCTGTTTTTTCATCGTACATCTCCAAATGCTGAATTTAACATATCTTCGATTTCCTTCATGGCGGCCGCATTCCGTTCTTGACCTGCTTTAATTTCTTCGCCGGTTAAAATCGTTCTTGTTAGATTGTTCTCGGTTTCTTTGAAACATTGACCAAGTTGATGATTGCGACATTGGCATCCGGCGCCACCCAACCAACAACAGCCTATGTTTTTTCTAAGCTCGTCAAATACTTCTTGTTTTGTGGGTTTTATAACTTGCATACAGACCTCCATAAACGAAATAGTTTTCATTTATGATTAGATTATAGTAAAAAAAAAGAAACTTGTCAACTTATAATGACAAATTTCTTTTTAATTTTGTAAATAAAATTATTCTTTTATTTCCTGCAAAGTTAAAAGCCGGCCGGCTTTTAACCAAACAAGGCTTACTTTCGGACTCTATCGTTGTCTACTTTCTTTACGCTGTTCTTTTCCACATAAAACATGTGATGTATGGTTGCAAGTTATTATGAGCAATATCTCCACCGTTGTCGGCAACACCATATGTGCTTGTGACTTTTTCAGAGTAGAAAATATCACTAGTTGCGCCAGAGCCACTAGTATAGAATGCAGTAGTACTGACATTATCTTTTACAACGTTGTATTGAACTTCAACTTCTCGAGTTCCTTGATAAACTTCGATTGCTTGTGAAGGAGGATCGGTAGGAGTTTGGGCATGAGTGGTATATGTTCTAGTTTTTGTATACTGTCCTAGGTGTCTGTGGTTCGGCATTTCGTCTATTGTAAGCTGATGTTTTTTCTCTCCGCCTTCTTTCTCCGGTGTCTCAAAATCGCTATCATTTTCATTAACGCCGACGGGTACACGACCTTGTCCCCAACGCACCCAAGTCCCTCCCAAAAAAGTTGCAGGGTTAGTATCATTAACGCTCATATATATAGAACCAACAGGATAAATTAATGCCAGTAATGCATCAACCAAGGGTTGATAAGTATCGGTTGATACTAAAACATTATCAGCGTTTGTAGCTTGCGCAACTCGTCCACCCTCTAAATTATCGGCTGTGATTTTAGTAATCTTCCACCCCACTGTTTCTTTAGAATCGGCAACCAACACTTTTCCGTTGTCGCTTGAACCATTGGGCGCAATATGTGAAGTTATGGGGATTGGTACTGCGGTTCCACCACCATCAGGTGTCACAGAATTTGTTTCGCCGGTGCCAACATATAGGGCTCCTCTCGTTGTCAGTTCCATTTTGCTTTCCATTTGATTACGCGCGATGTTGCCGACTAGGGTTTTGTCCAAAGTAATTTTCTCGCCTATAATAGCCATCTCTTATACCTCCGATAAATTATCGCTTTTATCTCCGACTTTGGTCGAAGAGTTCTTTTTACGTTTGTCGATTGCCGCACTTGCGAGCAGCTCGTCGATAACCGCCAGTTCCTGTGCAATCTCGGCTTCGTTAATTTCCGAATATAAAACACTAAGTTTCAGGCAGGTTTCCTGCAGTTGTTTGATCTGTAGTTGCGCTTGTTCAAACTGTTCTTGCAAAACATCTTTTTGAGCCAACTGTTGTTGCAAGGTTTCTTTGCGCTTATTTAAATATAAAGTACAGTCCATAGATTCTCCTCCTATACGTTTGTGAATTCTGCCAATTGTGGCTTAAGTTTATTATATAAATACTCAAGAGTGAGTGGTTTACCGTCATATCTACCACAGTTGACCGTGATACGGTCGAGAATCACTATCGGATCGGAAAGAAACTCGTCTTTATATCCAAGCTCCACCAGCTCTTGTTTCACACCGTCTGAAATAGAAATTACCGCCGGTTGCTGAGAAGCAACAATAACCGCAAAGTTTTCTACCGCATAAATAACACGCTCAATTTCTGCAGTATGCCCAGCTTCTTCCTCGGTAAGGGATTCATTTTTCTCATTCTCTGCGACCAGTGTTAAATATCTATTATTAACATTCGACATGAATATCGATAATTCCTCTTCTCTTGCTTTTTCGCGTTCTCGTTCTTCTTGGCTAGGGTATCGAGCCACTGTGACAAAGACGAAGCCGTTATAGACAAAACAATCGTCTTCTAATACTTTATAATATTGACTTGTAATATTTTCGCTGACTGCCATAGACTCACCTCAATAATAAATATTCGCCAACCCTTCGCCACCAGCACTTCCTGGATTAGCACGACCTGCGCGGAACCCAGCACCAGCGCCACCACTTCCTTGAATACCTGGCGACGATGGTTTTTCTCTACTGTCACCATTTGCACCGTTAGCAAAGGCAGATGCTCCACCGCCTCCACCGTGATTGTTACCACCAGTTGTACCCCCTGATTTACCACCACGCACAAATGTGGTACCTTCTGGTTTATCATAAGTTAATGTAGTAGAAGCTGTTCCTCCACCTGCGTGTTCTTTAACAGCACCATAACCGCCATTCAGTCCATTACCACCACTATAAGTACCTGGTGTTCCTTGACCATCGTCAGTTTTTCTTCCTTTTCCACCACCATTAGCCTGTAAAATAATGCTACCATTAGCATTATATAAGTAAGAAATTCCACCGTCGTGACCATCTTCTTTGTTTTCTCCACGGTGACCACCTTCGCCAACAACTATTTTTATATATGAATTTTCAGGAAGTGCTATACCCGTGAAAGTATAACCACCTCCTCCGCCACCGCCAGAGCACCAGACACCAGAACTACCTGCACCTCCACCTCCTCCGCCTTGAATTTCTACAAAAATATATTTGGGGTTATAATTCAGGCGTGTTCCTGTTGCGGAATTAGCACTTGTCGAAAGCCAGGTCTCCCCGTTTATGCGGTTTACATAATGTGTACCTGCCGATAATGTTGCTAATGGAATCCCTATGGGTCTACAACCTTTAAGGGCTACATCGATAGGCTGCCCATTTGCTTTGTATTGAGTACAGGTGTTCGAACCTCCAAGATGCGTCCCTGCACTTGTGGGGAATGTTTTCCCGATGGCGGTTTTCAATGGTTGTCCGTTTTTCTTAAATTTGGCGGTAGAATCGGTAAATTTGCTATCTGTCACGCCATATTGTTCCGCAACCGAAGTCTCGAATGTTTCATACATTTCGTCGATATCGACATTGTTTATCTTATAATTGGTTGCCATTATTGTTTACCTCCGGTTGGGTTATTTCCCTAATTTAGCTTTATATATTTTTGACATTTCGGCTTCAAGCTTGGTGAGAGCACACCGTTGAAATGGTTTATTGATATCACCGTACATATAATAACTATCCGCCGGACAAACACTACAAGCACTTGAACACTCACAGTCAAAACACTCTTTTTTATAATTATTAAAATTGCGACACTGCATTTGTTCTAAAAACGCAGTATTGGATATACCCGTGTTGATATTGCCAATAGGAATCTTCTTCGTCCCTTGACTGTCCTCGCAAAATCTGAAGCAAATATAAATATCACCATTCCAATCAATTGTGAAGCCTGCTTTTGTAGCCAATCCACAAGTGCATATTTGCAAGTTTTTTGTGTATTCCACTTCCAGCGCGGAAAGCGTTAATGGAGTGTGGGTAACTTTAATCCACTCAATAGTTTTTAACAATTGTTGCCTATATTCTTTTAAAAACTTGTCATCTGGGATATAGTTGACATCAATACTATGTTTTAAATGCGTAAAACCTAGTGAGGCCAGATATTTGCAACTTTCAAAAAAGTATTGAATATTATCGGGCGCGAATGTCAGTTTTGTGGTCGTTTCACATCCAAAATCACTAAAATGCTGTTTAACGGCCTTTTCAACTTTATCAAACACCGAATTGCCGTTTTTATCTCGTCGGCACTTATCAAAACACTCGCGAGGTCCGTCGATAGTTATTGCAAAGAGTAATTTATCTTTATATTTGTGAATAAAATCTTGAACATCTGTGTTGAAATAAGTCGTGCCGTTGGTGTCAATAGTAATACGGCTACGAGACACAAGATCGTAAAACTTGTGCTCGAGGCACTGGCGGAAAAAGTAATCACATATATCGTTTACTATCGACATATATAGAGTTACTTCTCCGCCAATAAAGTTTAGCATCACATTATCAAAATCATCGCACACCAACGCATCAAAAGGTGTTGACTTACTAAGCTTTCGGTCGATCAAACAATCAATCACCTTTTTTGCGTCTTCGAGTTTAATAATTTGCTTTGTGTCACAATGTTGTTGGTAACAATAAGTACATCTCAAATTACAATTTGAAGTAATGTGAAATATAATTGTTACCTGTTTATCTAATCGTTCACCCATACTAAAACTTCTCTTTTTATAATTAAGCCATCGTATTGTGGTTCGATGCGCACCATATTGGGATAATAAAATTGCAACAAATGAAACAACTCTTCAATTTTTTTATGATACGCCTCTAATGTGCTAGTATAAAATTGAAAAGCATCGTCGAGCGTTTTTTGAGTCACACCGAGTTGTTGTTTGGTTGCGTCTGTTAGTTTAAACAACCAATTGTAGTTGTCCACACTGTCACTCAATTGTGTTGTTAGACGCAATAACTCGTTATAAATGTTATCGGTTAATAAATACGTAATTGACTGCATAGCACTCTCCTATATTACACCATACACATGCCAGATGTTTTAGATGTATCACTACATACGCCAATGTGCTTCAAATTTGTGTTACACCGAGTGTTACAAATATTTTTAAGTGCCGATGTGTTACACGACGAACACGTTGCGGAGTGGCTTACATTAACGGTGATTTGTCCATCTCCAGTAACGGTATAGGATTGTCCACTAATGTTATAACGGTAGGAACCGCTAGAATAACTTTGTGCCTTAACATACAGCGTGTCACCATAATACCCAACTATTTGCTGACCGTCGGCGGACGTCGATGCTACATTTAGCACATACGAACTTTCGCCGCCGGAAGAATCGTAAACCGCGCTCGGTTCTTGCCCCTTTGCGTTGCTCGAACGATAAATAATGACGTTGATGTTAGCATTGGGGGCTCCAGTTACCTTGACGGTGATAGTATATGGTTTAACCCATTGACAAGTATCGCCTTTGTAGAGGTATTGGATTGGGGTTGGGGGATAGAGCTGATATTGATCGTCCTCTTTTGAGTAATAAAAATTAGTGCCGTCGGTCCAGACACGTTGACCCAAAAAATTGGTTAACCCGTTCCAGATTTGAGGCTCCCATGTAGATGTGCTTTTGTTAAGTTGGTATTGGTTTTGATCGTTTGAACAAAAAATATTAGTACCATCAGTCCAAATATACCATCCGCGAAACGATGTCAATCCTGTCCATGTTTTTACACTCCACGTGGAAGTTGTTTTATCCAATTGATATTGGCTTGTGTCCGAAGAATAGTATATATTTGTTCCATCTGTCCAAATATACACTGCATCAAAACTTGTTAACCCATTCCAAGTCTTTTCGCTCCAAGTGGAAGTAGACTTATTAAGTATATATTGTTCTATACCGTTTGAATAATAAATATCGGTACCATCAGTCCATATACGATCACCAGCAATACTTGTGAACCCATTCCAGGTTTTTGCGTTCCAAGTAGAAGTAGACTTATTAAGTATATATTGTGCTGCGGCGCGTGAATAATATGTGTCTATGCCATCAGTCCACACGTAATCGCCATATCCTACAAATGGTTGAGACCAAGATGTCTTCCACGTAATCGGCTTCGCCGTGCCAACAGTGGTATTATTATTCGCCTCGATACTTTTTATTAAAACATTGTTTGCTTTTAATGCCATAACTCACCTATGTGTTTAAATATAATGTGTCGCCCTCGACGTACATCTTAATATGTCCCAACGTCGTTTGAGTGGCGACGATGTTGCTGTGGGCCGTTATATCGCTTGTTGTAGCGACCTTTGTTCCTTTCCACAATAAATTACCAGAGCTTCCACCAATTGCAAGACCAGAAGCATGGTCAGTACCAAGCAAACTACTTACAATAAATGTACCATCAGATTGGTCAGAAGCATAACCGATGTAAGGATTTTTGCTACTAACTGTTCCCCATTTTAAGTTCGCCCCATTAGAATTATCAGAGGCGTCCATTTTAATAGTCTTACTCTTATTTATAGTTCCGCCGTCAAGTGACAAAGCATTGACATCACTTGCTTTTGTAGGAACTGTTATGTTTGCTGTCACGGACGAACTTTGGTTTGCACTGAAAGTCTGAACTTTCTCTCCGTTCTTTTGAATAGTAAGAGTTCCGTTGTTTACGGTCGGAATTGTCGGCGTATTAGATAAATCGTTATAACTCCCACTTGTTGCAACTGTTGCTAAACCACTGACTAACGAAGCGGATAGTTTATTAGTGTCAGATATAATATCCTGTTTCTTGTTTACATCGTTAATACTTGCAACTTTTATATTATTTTGAATATACACATCGGCAGGGAACAAAGCGTTTTGTGAATAATCGTACCGATACAAAGAACCATATTGCGCCATATTTGACGGTGTTTGCCAACCAACACCACCGAATGCTTTCAAGCGACGAATTTGTAATCCGTGATACGAGGAGCCTTCACTAATATTTCCACCTGTACACCCAAAAGTAAACCTTAAATTTGCATACTGGTTATTTGTATTACCGTGTGTTGTAATTCCTGAGGTGTTGATAATATTCCAGCCTGACCAACCAGCTACAGGGATATTTTCCGCAAATGTCACCCAAGTATTAGCCTCCGCGTCTACATTTGCTTTAGTGCGCCCTTCGATGGTGACATAACACCCTGCTGAACCACTTGTCGACACGTCTATTGCAAATTTGTTTAATACGGAATAAACAGTATTTGTGGTTGTTAATGTAAGCCGTAATTTATCATTTGCGGTTGCATTATGTTCCGAGTTAGCCTTACCAATGGACAAACTGGTACCCACCGACGTTAAAGATAATTTTTGCACGTCAGTAGCACCATAATCTTGCCAAGTCCTACCATTGTCGCGTGAATATTCAACCTGCCATTTGGCTGCGGGTATAAAAGCAAACCTGTCAGCCCCAAGGTCGGAGATTAAGGCGGCGTCAAGAGGTCCATAATCAGCGGAAAAGTTTTTTCCACCCCATTGCAGAAAAGCCTCTTTCATCACGTCGGTAGCAACCATTGCGGTGCCGTTTTTTACATAAATCGGTTTGTCCGTTGCGCCTACGGTTGCGTTAGCTGTCGAAAGCTTAACGCGTTTATCCAATTCGCTTATGTCTGCCTTAGAAGATAAACCTTGATCAACATATTGCTTTGTCGTGATATCTAGACTCTCTGTGATGTCACTATAATTCTTCACGCGGTGTCACCTCCTTGGGCAATAAATGTGTAATTTTATTTTTAATATATATTTATTGTACATAGTTCTGATTAATTTGTCAACTTACTGTGACAGAAATTCGAAAATAGGTTCTTCTTGTGTATTAACCTTTTTTATATTGGAAAGAGGTAACCCCCGCATCGGCAAACAAAGCCGATGAATAAGTGCCCGTAGCTGCTCCACCCAAGGTGGTAAATTTAATTTCTGTCATGTGTACACCCTTTAATTTAAACCCGCGTAAAGTATTATTGTTCTTAACTGTTTGAATTTCTATATCCAAGTGCATCAACCCATAGGATTCTATATTACCATCAAAGTCCGTTTCTGGTCCTCCGGCAGTGTAATATGGTAAAGCGCCAATTAAAGTATCATTATCTGATGCAGGGGCGTAAATCATAGTTGGGACAGGGGGGTACAAGCCCAAATTAACCATAATTGTGTAATGAGTGTTAAAATCGAGCACTGTGTCAATAGGCGCGGTTATCCACTCACTGGTCGAGCCATTACCACCGCCACCAGATCCGCCACTTGAAATTACAATTTTGAATTTTTCGGTGGTTTTTGGCGCTGTAGCAAACACCAATTTAACCTTATTATTAGCTGTATACACATCAACACTAACCAATTCATCTACAGTATCTGCTCCAACTTGTTGACCATTCAAGAAAACCTGAACTAAAACATCTTTTCCCAAGGTGTGAGCAATATCAAAAACGGTCTTGACACCATCGCCTGTAATTTCGGTTACCTGACTATTTTGGGTATTGGTCGCAGCGGTCACTCGACCTTTTGCATCAACCGTCACGGTATTATACGTTCCTGCCGCAACCCCCGTGTTTGATAAAGTTACATTGATATCTTTGTTAGCGCTGCCATCAAAAGTTGTTGAACCTGTTGCATCCCCACTGAGAGATATTGTCCGTGCTGTTGTTAACTTATCTGCGGAATCCGCTTTGCCAACACTCGTCGTGCCATTTTTGATGTTTGTGATCTCCGTTGTATTAGCATTCGCTTTAGCAAGTGCCGACGAAGCATTAGAAGCCACCGTCGTATCAGGAACCAATGTCTTCCTTGTGTCATCCCACTTAACGAGTTGCCCATCTTGCAGCCCTGTGCGAGTTGCAAGCGTTTGGAGATCACTATTATTGACGTCAATGTCTCCACCGGCGGTGAGTTGAACGTCGCCAACTTTAGCATTACCCTCACCATCAATGACCAGCGCGCCGTAATCTGTCCCGTTATATTTGGGAACAATAATACCCGCAGGGGAAGTTAGCGTTGTAGTGTTGTCTTTGGCAACCTCAATAAGTTTATCTTTGACTGTCAGCGTGTTGCTATTTACCGTCGTGGTCGTACCATTAACGGTGACGTTCCCTCCAATGGTTAAGTCACCAGTTATTGTACCACCGGCCTTATCAAGTTTCTTATCGTCCTGCGTGTCTACATATGTTTTGGTGGCGTACCCTTTGTCTTTGAGAGCAACGGTCGCCGTCCCCCCAGAAGTACTTTCTGAAAAATCCTCTGGTTTAAATTGCAACGTACGCGCCGCCGAGCCGTCATATGTGATAGAATTTGTCCCATCGGAAATTGTGAGAGGATTTGCAACCTTGTTGGCTTTCCCTACCGCCGTAGTACCATTTTTAATATTGGTAATCTCTGTAGCGTTGGTTGTTGCTTTTGTGCTAGCCGCGTCGGCGGTTCCTTTAACTTCATTAATTGCCCCAACAACAGTTTTTGCCGTTGTGTTTAGCGCGTTATCTTGTTTTTTTTGATAAGCATCCAGTGCACTGGTTTCAACATAGTCCTTTTTCTCACCAGCCGTAACGCGACCTTTGGCATCAACAGTTACACTGTTATACGTATCAGCCGCGACACCACTATTGCTTAACCCTAGGGTGAATGAGGTTGCGGGTGTGCTGCTGCCACCGGTTAAGCCATCTGAAGTTTGAATAGTAACCTTAGCACTGTTGATAGCGTCCTGCTTGGCTGCTGCCAACTGTTTGGGTGTAACCGCCTTAGTTGTTTCTGTGCCAGTGGTGGCCTCTGTGTCAGTAGCCAGCTGCACAATACCTTTTTCGGTTGTAGAAGCACTGGGGATACGGATTTGGTGAGTGTGACTGTTTTCTGTAACACTGTTATCACCCAATGTGTTTCCGCTGGTGGCTCCAGACGTTGATGGAGTGCCTAACGTTAGAGTAACCGCGTTCCCACTCGTAGAGCTGGTTAAACCATTCCCGGCGACAATTGATTTAATTGCATCGGCCGAAATGCTTACCCATGCCGTACCGTTATAATATCTATATCCATTATCTGTGGTGTTGTAATAAATCTGACCAGCCTTCCCCGACGAGGGATCGCTAGCCAAGTTTTGAATTACAGCATTTTCCAGTTGGTTTTGTTGTAAATTTAATCCGTTAAACCATTTTTGACTCATAATACTCTCCTTTTTAGTTCAGATATGCTTTACCGCTGAAAGCTGCTGAAAAACTGATTGTTAATTTATTTGGATCAATATAGTTGACGTCTGCTCCACCAACTATGTCTCCCGCACTAGTAACTACACTCACACTAGGATATTTGTTCATATTGTGATTGACAGTCCACGTTGCGGCGGGGGTGCTTTGCAAATGTGTGTATGTGGGGGCGGTTTGAGTAATTTGATAATAATTATTGACCATAGTCCCCCCAGAATTATTGTTGCCAACATTCTCATCGGCCACTTGTTTACTCAAGGGTTGATTATCGGCATACGACGGTCCCAACTTAGCAATGATGAACGCATTAGCTAAATTGTTACCAATCTTGTATAGGATGCCATAATCACCCATTTTAAACTCATATTTTGAAGCATTCACGACATTTCTGACACGAGTGTGCTCATCGGGCACGATTGTGACGTCCAATGTATAGTCCTCATTAACACCGACTATCTTGCAATAGATAGTCTGATCAAGTGTGGATACCTTATCGTCAATCGTCCCCTTTAACACATCTAGAAAGTCATAACTTGTTCTGTTCATAAATTACCCCCTAGATTCGTGATGCAAATGGTAAATTGCGTACGTTTGATACTGTAATTGACATTGCTCCCGAATAGTCCAAACTACACGATACACCTTGTAACAAAAACCTCTCGTGGTCTAATCCAAAGAACTCATCTGTGATTTCGATCAAATTATTAACCGACAATAGAGGATTAAAACTGATGTTTGTACTTACTGACGACTTGAGAATCAATTGTTTTCTCAGCTCATATTTTGCCCTGTCGTCAGCCAAACTTTGCGATGTAATGTTACTATCGTTGACAACCGGTCCAGTTCTGTAACCAATTCGTTGATAACAAAGAGGTGAAGTAGGATCGTCATTTTCTGCAATTGCAGTATAAACTTTTCCATCTACTGTTGCCCCTATAACAACGACACGGTTGACAATGTTATTAACCTGTAATCCAAACGACAGCCCTGAAAAATCTCCATTGCTGTCAGTTAATTCACAGATAACAGGTTTGTCTATATCCAGCGTGGTTTCCTGTGTCGGTAATATTGTTAAATTACCATTAGAGTTATAAAACATTTCTGCTGATAACTGGTTAGCCAATTCCAGCAAAATACTACCGAGAGTCTCTCCCGCAGATTTGCTAATTTTAGCTTGAGTTTTCTTCCCTTTAAAACTTGAATGATAAATAATAGGGGCCGGATCCAAAGGGTATCCATTACCCTTTGAACCGAGCAAAATCCCTCTAATTGTATCTTCAATGTCTGTCCCTGTAGGAATCTCGTAACTGGTCTCAAGCGTACCAGGTTTCCCCTCGAAAATCGAAAACTTGTCACCAGCCTGTACGGCGACGGTTTGGGAGTCTGGATCTTCCGACGGCGTCAGTGACGAAGCCACATAAACACCGCTGCGTTTCCAGATAATGCTCCCGTCATCTTTTTCAATACCCAAATCGAGAGCGAATTTAGTTTCCGCCCATAGGGTGTTGACTGAGGGGGTATATTTTTTATCCGTATTATAGAGCGAAAACGACAACGAACGACGTTGACCATTTTGATATTGTTCACTATAAGACGAACCACTTAATAGAATATCTTCATCAGGAATTTGATAATCGACTGTTTCGTCGGGATGAAGAAGAAAAATTCTATATCGGGGGCGCAAAATCGGAGAGTTGATTAAATCGTTAAGCTCTGGGATACTCACGTTGGAATCTAAGTAAGTATCCCCGCTCATAACACTTAATGATAATACATCTCCGCTCGCTAAACCAATAGTTTTTATAATTCGAGCCATTTTGCACCTCCTAAAGAATTGAAGAAAAAATTTTAATTGCCGCCCGTAATAATCGTATCATCCAGTGAGGCAATTTGTGTCCAACTGAAATTGATTTTGTCGGGCTGATAACCGATGTTGTCGGTTGGTTTGTTTGAACCGTTGGTGATTTGCACAATGAAGGCTTGCCCTTTGCGGTCTTTGATTAATTTTGGATTTTTCGACGCCACAACTTTACGCCATTCTTGCAGCATCATAACCTTTTGGTTGGTAGTCAAATGAGATTTCCAAGGAAGTCTTTCCAGATAGCCTTGCGCATACGGAATCTTCTCCTCCTCGGTTAAACATCCCAAATTGATAATTTCGCTGCCCAAATAACAACTTACAGAACTGGAAATGTTATTCTGGCGACCGTGAGCAAATCTTGGGAACTGACCAAGCGTCTTTTGTTCTGTTTTAGAAATGTTCTGTGCTTGATCGCCTGATTCTACGTCATATTTGAACAACCAAACGTTAGTGGGGTTTGCTACATAAGCTTTTTTGATAGCTGGGCTAGCCGTATCTATTCGGACAGGCGTGAGCTCTGTTAAGCTCCAGCAATCCCAATCTACTTTTATTGGTTGTTCCAGTTTCTGGATTGCGGTTGGATTGCCTTCTGCAGAGTAAGCTATATATTGATATTCTCGTCCAGCGGTGACGTTGAAATCGTACACCGTTGTTTGAGTAGTGTCAATGGCCACCGGTGAATAGTACGTAATACCGTCGGCAACTTCTTTTTTGTAAATCGAATAAGAATTGCCTGGTGTACCAGAAGCTATTTTGTATACCCCATAATCGGTTTCTGCATGGAAGGTTCCATCTGTGATTATCAAATAACCAATTTCGCCCTTGTCGTTAAACAAATTGGTATAACTTGCAGGCTTTTCCAAACTCTCTTGAATAGGTTTGCCATCCCACTGTTTTTGATAAAAATAAGATACTCTTTGTTTGGTATCATATCCAATAGTATAAGTTTCTGTAGCTGCGTTGAATACGTCGTATGTCTCAGACTCTGCGGGGCGACCGGAGAACGAAATTTCACAATATCTGTTTAGTCCTTCTTTCATGATTGCCCCTCCTGTTTTTGTGTCTGTGTCACTTTGAGCGTAATGTAGGTCGAGTCGCCCCTTTTGAGATACCACGTCCCAGAATTGTTCTTGGGGTCGTCCTCATATGAGAGAGTACAAGTTTCCAACCCTGTGTACAGATCGTCAATATTTTTCATATAACAATCAATCTTGAGTGTTTTATTAGTTAATTGTGGATGACGTTTGACTTGTGCCATATGGGTATCAGTGTCTTTGTCCCAACCTTCTACCCAGAATTTGGTATCGTCCCATGTAGCGGGCTCTTGGGTTTGCACTACTCGAAATCCCGCCGGAGTCTCAATTTGTGTACGTTTTAGGTCTGTCCAGACGTTATATTGCCCTGGAGAGGCGACTGGCTGCGACTGTAAGCAGCATACGCCAATTTCTCGCGACGCTTTTGTGTTAATTAAGTCGTTGATGTGTGTATAACTTGTGAGTTCCTCACCCGTGTCTAGATCAAAAGGATGGGGATAATTGAGATATTCACGCTGCATGTTCTCTGTTTTAATTAAATCGCCAGTTTTCTCGTCAACCCAGGAATCGGGTTGTAAGTAAAACGCCTCTTGGTTAACTGTGACGGCCAATGGAAACACAGACAACCCGAGTCGTTCTTGTTGTACACTGTTGGTGGTTTTTATCACACAGTTAATGCGATTGCGATTAACATTAAAAAAATCAGACAACGCCACGGGAATAGGAGGTTTATAGCAAAGGCGACCACCAATGGCGAAGTGTGAGTACGACGCGGTTTTGTCACCATTACAAGACCATAGGCCAGCGTTCGTATTCTCGTTCATATACCCACCGCAGCAGAGAATGGCTCCCTTGCCTTCTGTGCCGCTTGTCCGCGCATAATCGCAAAAATAAGTGCCGTCACTTGTGTCAGTGTTAATGCCTTTGACCCATTTGTCGTACTGAATAAGAGAGCCTTCTGTGAGCGGACCAAAACTCTTTACATAAGAAGGATTTTCGGGACGTTTTCCGTAATACTGATAAGGCTCCGTCGTCTTCCCAGCACTATAAAACGAGGGGTCGGTGCAAACGTAAACTTTTTCGGACGAGAAAGATATGCCATCGCACCACTTGTTAATGTTGCCCCACGGGTTTTCGATACCACGGTATTTACAAAAGTGTTTGCCGTCGGTATTGCTTTCTGGCGAACCGGACGGAGTGGCAACGCTGTCCGTTGTGCCCGTGCTTATACCTGCGAAATTATCATTCGCATAACCGTACATAATTGACTGACTGTTTGTAGTTGCCATTTCTACGAGCCACAATTCTTTAATAATCAAGTCAATTAAAAGGTCGTACTGTTGATAACCTTCGCCATTCGCTTTACACCCATTGCGGAAGTCGTCCATTGTGATTTGTACAAGTGGTTCTTGTTCTGATTTCGAATAAACCCTTGACGACGAGCCACTGCCTTCGTATTTGCCGACCATAACATAATCGATTTCACGATCCCCAACCTTGAATAATGTATCGAAGCCATCGTGTTTCGTTCCCGAAAGTTGATGTTTATATGTACTACCCTCAATATTTGCCGTGATTTTCGAATAAAACTTTGGAATTTTAATAAATACATTTCCAAAGGCATCTGTTACTTCTTCAATATCACTCCATGGATAACAACCATCAAAATCACTGGTGATTTCTGAGGTGCCAACAGTAATGGTCAATCCGACAGCATCATCTGTCCGTACAAGTGCGTTTGGATCTTGAGAACCAACGAGGTCTACACCGTAAATTTTTGTTATATCTCCTTTCATGCCTTATCGCCCCCTTGTGATGTTAAAAAGTTTTCTGGTAACGCCAATGAAATGCGTAATTTATCTGTATTGCCAAAACGGTCACCGATATCAACCACATATGTGAAGATGTCGCCACAGAAGTTGGCATCCAACTCCACCTGTGTGTGGAATTCTATATTACCTTCCTTATTGGCAACCATTTTACTGGGATTTTGTGTAATGTTGTCAATTTGGTTAGTTTGATATTTAAAGAATCGCTTAAGTTGTGCTCCTTCTAAGGGAAGTGCCATTTTTGAGGTAGCCTTCCATGAGGGCGTTGTTACAGAATTCCCTGCTGTATCGTTACCCGTATCCACCCCTTGTAATCCAACATATGATGGTACCTCTTTATATGTTACTACACCATCAGAAACACCAAGTTTGATTGCTTTATTGTCTTCATCTTTGGATAAAGCGGGATAACCATAATCTTGAATACCCAATTTAACCGAATGTGTCTTACAATCAAACTCTCCTGAAAACTGTGCTATCAGTTCGGTGGGATTAATCGTAACCTCAATCTTAATACCCATTAACAACACGTTGCCAAGTTCATCTTCTACAATTAATACAATATAGTAGACATTGGGTATCGCCTCATATTTCGCAACCGCAGCAGGCGTAGGTCCATCTAATCCATAAAAGGTCGTCCTAATGGCACCATCATATTGCTTGCCAGTATCTTGAATGATATTACCATATGCGTCAACCAATAGCCAACGATATGAAGTCCAAGATTTATTTTGTGCTTGTAAATATTGACCGCCAACTTCGATATAACGGCGATCAACTTTTTGTGAACACAAAATCGGCACTGTTAAAATTTCCCCACCGGATTCTAATAGAAACTCGTGCCCATGCTCGTTTACGACCGCTAGATTTTCTAAAACCCAAGGTACGAGACGCGGCGAATCATAAGCATAAAACGGCGTTTCGTCACTTGATTTAAAGTTAGTGCGAATTTCATATTTTAATGGATTAATTGAGGGGTAGGGCTCTTTTGATGCTGGTGAGTCTGGTATATAAGTGACAGCCCAATTGGTCGTATCAACTTCTGTCGCTTTGATAACCGTGCCATCGGAAACGTATAATCTGGCCCCCGCTTGTAGTCCAACAAACGGAGAAACATAGACTGTGCCTACGTCGTTTATAACACTATTTTTGAAAATTTCACCATGGAACTTATCGTCTGCATCAGGGTAGATCTCCAAAGGCTCTTCTTCTGTAAATGTAATCGGGGCATCCAGAGATAAAATATTATTGTCGCCGGTTGCCTCCGCTTTGGAAACAATGTTTTGATTTATAAACGAACCATCTTTGACGAAAAATACTTTACCAATATACGAAGAAACCTTACGATAGGCGTAAGCCATCAAAAATGTAAACTTGGGTATATTCTTTCCGTCAGATCCTTGCGATGTGGTGAAATTAATCGTGAAATACCCCGTCAACGGATTGGTCGATGAGTCTTTTTCATTCCAAATCAGCACCGACTGGCCACCATAATCTGCTGTATAACTATCTTGTTTCTCGTCATGTTTGTAGTTGCACAGTGGCGTTGTATTAAGTGCTTTACACTTGTTGTTAAACGTATCGATATCATCTTTACCCGTAACCTCGTAAGAATAATTCCCTGTAGTATATGTAGCTCCGCATTGCTGTAAGTCAAAATTGATTGATTGATCGACAGAATTCTGTGAGGTCATGTGTTCTGGATCGTTGGAATACTTATATACCGCGAAGTGTGTGGCTGGATTTATTCCATATAGGTCATCATTGCCAAAACCGCGCGAATCACCCGAAATTGGATAAATATGCCCTAGGCTCTGACTGTATGATTCTATATAAGTGCGAGTACCAACCTGGGCAGATGGCGTAAGAAGAAGTTGATATTGATCGTTCTCCCCGTTGGCATAGTGGGAGTAATAGACATTGACACCATCGGTCCAAACATTTCTCCCATTAAAATCGGTGAATCCGTTCCAAGTTTTATTCGACCAAATCCCGTTTGCCTTATCTATCAGTTGGTGATGCTGGGTAGCCAAAGGTGTGACATACGAGTAATATATATTCGTGCCATCAGTCCAAATATCTTGTCCGAAAAACCTAGTTGTTACCCCGCCCCAAGTTTTTTTGTTCCAAGTGGACGTTGTCTTATCCAGTTGATATTGTTGAAAATCATTGGAGTAATATATATTCTTACCATCTGTCCAAATATACTCTCCAGACAGTGGGATAAAACCCTCATCATCCCATGTTTGAGATTTCCAAGTGTTATTCTCGCCCAAATAATATTGTTGGTTGGTGTTGAGTGAATAATAAATCTTTTCTCCGTCGGTCCAAACGTATCGACCCTGAAAACTTTTCAGTGGTTCGTCCCACGTTATCTCTTCCCATTCAGAATTATTTGGGTTAAGCCGATATTGAGACTGGTAATCAGAATAATATATCTTGTTACCATCAGTCCAAATGTCGGTGCTATCAAACGACGTCAGTTTGTTACCCCAGTTTTTTGTGCGCCAAGTGGATGTGCTTTTGTCTAATTGATATTGTTGTTCGAAATGGGAGTAATATATGTTTTTTCCATCAGTCCAAACATAGCTTCCATCAAACTGTGTTAATACGCCCCAATCTTTGTTTGCCCACGTGTTCCCAGGCACTTCTCTTAACAGCTGCAACCATTGTTTAGCATAAATCTTATCACTTATTGGACCTTGAATCCTATCTTCAGTTGAGCCCAAAATTGTTCCACTGGTCAACAGTGTATCAAACTCGGAATCAGCCATTTCATCGTAACTAATAGTGTGAAGTGCGGGCTCTTTTGGATCGATAATTTCCGATTCAGTACGTGCGCCTTTGGAACCAGAGTACAGGGTTATTTGCCATTTATATGTCTTGCCTTGGTTAGACAAAGATAGCGAGTGCCCGTTACAGTCTACCCATACCCCATCTGTGGACTGGATTAGTGCTCCCCCATTATATTGGAAAATACTTCCAGCGTATGTGTCTCCACTTTTCACGTAAATAATATCATCTGTCCCGAGTTGGCCGTCAGTGGACAATCCTGAGGCGGGCAGGCTCAACGGTATTGTGTAAATTAAGTTATCTGCTACAACCGTATCCCCTACAAATATGAGAGACCCGTCAATCACCATTGGTTCGTAGGTTTGAGCATCTTTTTCTTTTACACAAAGTTGGCCATTGTCACCTATTTTGAACTTGCGTCCTTCCGTTACTAATGGTTCTGACTGATAATAATCCACATACTTTGTGGCCTTAAAATAAATAGCATTATAGGATGTGGTAATTTTTGGTTTAAAATGTTGAATAAATGGAATACGCAATTCGCTTCCATTTAAGCCATCTATATTTGTTACAATTGGTAACTCACTCACGGGACTAAGCTTATTTTTATTATCCTTGTGTGGAAATACCAGTGTATTGTTTTCGTCGTAAACCTCAATCTTGTAACCCGTGATTGCAATATTCGACGTGTCGATTTGGCAAGTAAAATATTTTTCGCCATCCGGGATGGTTAAATCCACGGGTTCAAGATAAGGGTAACAATAAGTAGGTTTATAAACTGCCATTTGTTCCTCCTTCAATTACCGAGGAATCCTCGGCTGTTTTACCTTTTTTACTTTGAAATTTTTTGCACTCGGTTGGGCAAAATGAGATGCAATTCTTAATGCGGTCGCTTTCAGTTGCGGCACACAAATAAAAATTCCCATCGGGAATTAAAAATTTACATTTTTTATTAAATCGATTTGTGTCTGGCATATCATTGCCTCCCGAATAAAAGTATTGTTTTATTTGTCGTCTGGGGGCTAATTAACTTAGCCACCCAGACATTAAAAATGAATTAAGTTGTGTTTACGTTGGTTGAGAGGGTTTATAACAAAGACGGCCACCGGTGCTAATGCTCGAGTGCGACGCAGGATTTCCACTATTCCAGCACCACAAGCCCGCGCTTGTACGGCTACTGAAACTTCCACCACTCAAGAGAATGCTTCCGTCTATTTCAGCAAAGTCGCAATAATAAGCTCCTTGTGCTGTGTTAACAGTGGTCACATATTGAATAAGAGAACCTTCTTTAAGCGGTTCTACCGTTTTTGCATATCCGTCACTTGACGCTCTTGTTCCGTAAAGCACATAGGGTTCTGTTATATTTCCCGATTGATAGGCGCTCGGCTCTGTACATATATATACCGATGAACCGCTGAATGATATACCATCGCACCGTTTATAGATATTACCCCACGGGTTTTCTATTCCCCTATATTTGCAAGCGTGGTTACCATCTGTATTACTCACGGGCGATCCAGAAGGGGTAGAAATATCGTCTGTGTCGCCCGAGAATGCTGATGAATGATGACCGTTTGTATACCCACACATAATTGATTGACAATCCGTTGTTTTCATTTCAATAAGCCACAGTTCTTTAATAATTAAGTCAATCAAAAAGTCATATTGCTGATAACCTATGCCATTTGCTTTGCACCCGTTGCGGAAATCATCCATTGTGATTTCCACAAGTAGTTTCCGTCCAGATTTTGAGTACACTCTCTCGCTTGAGCCGCTTCCTTCGTACTTGCCGACCATTACATAATCAATCTCTTTTGTGCCGACTTTGAACAAGGTATCAAAGCCCTCGTGTTTCGTTCCCGAAAGTTGATGTTTGTAAGTTCCGTCCGCATTTTTCGTGATTTTACTGTAAAACTTCGGTATTTTGATAAACACGTTCCCAGCATCGTCCGTGACTTCTTCGATTGAATTCCAGGGGTAGTAACTATCAAAATCACTTGTGATTTCCGAAGTACCGACTGTTACATTGAGCCCTATTGCGTCATCTGTACGCACGAGAGCGTTGGGATCTTCAGAACCAACAAGATCTACACCGTAAATACGGTCCAGTCGGCCTTTATTCAGGTCTTTATCAAATGTGGTTTTAATACCGCGCAATTTTATATCACCGGTTGATGAATTACGTATAATCGAAACTTGTAATACAACTTTCCAAGATTTTGCTGTCTTGGTTGTATTTTTAAAAATATGATTTGCCCCCATTTTAACCGCCGTGGTCATATCTTCCCAAGTTGGTTGTTCATCATTACCGTTGTTGCATACCAACACTTCTAAATCTGCACCAAAAGGTTTGGTATAATCCAATTCCGCGTTGATAGCTGTAGGTTGTACTGTTGTAGATGGGCACGCAGTATATTTTAGTTGTAGAGCCGACTTTTTGACAAAATGCTTTATTTGTGTAACTGTTTTGTCATCTTTGGTGGCGGTAATTTGAATAAAATTGTCACCATCTGGAATAGTAGTCCACAATTCGTTAGTTACTGTGAACGTTTGTTCTTCATCGCCAGTAGTGGTATAACTGCGAACTTGTGTTTGGTTTAATGTTTCAACCACGGCAACGTTTGTTTCAACAAGTATCTTGTATTTGTAACTAAAAGGAGCCACAAACGTACCTAGTGGTTCATTATTACCTGAAATTGCGAAAGACGGAATTTGATAAACCCCATCGCCGTCTGGTTGATCAGACACAAGAGTGTCGGAACTCAAATTACACAGCGGACGAACTCCGCCCCACCCCCCGTATGCGTCAGTGGTTGTTCTGGAACCACCGTCATCAACAATGTAGACCGTCGCTGAGTTCGATGATTTGGGCGTTCTTGTCCAATATTGAGACTCTGAGTCTGCCGTAATGTTTGGGGACCCCTGGTTGTTATTGTCTTGTGCACAATAATCGGAAATGTATGCTCTTCGGACCGCATCTGTATTTGCCTGAAAATATTGTAACAGCGAGCCTTCCATAATCGAGTTTTCGGCTTGATTAAAGAGTTCTGCTAACGACGGCAAAAATACTTTCCTTGTAAGTGTGTCATAACCGCCCCCGTCCGTTACGGTGTTGCGTGCGACCTTGATTGTCGTGTCTTGCATTGCCGCAATAAACCGTGCGTCAAACCCCGTCAAAAACCCCATATCGGAATTGTAGGGGTTGCGCACCACAACTTTTGTGCTGTTCGGGGACTGGTCTGTGTCGTGCTGAGGTGAATACCATTGTCCCGCAGAAGCCGTAGAGTTCAACCATTGGTCTATGTTTGACACAGAATATCTGTTGTTACCATACTGCCGTCTATTTGAATCTGTATTTTGAGATTCTTTAGCATCGAACGCTCGCAAGAGTATAACCTTATCCGTAATAAGCGTCGTTGAATTTGCGGGATACCCATCATGGTTTTGATCACACTTGAGGAATACAATGTCTCCCATCACAGAGTGTGGTACTTTTATTTTCGCCCCGATGGGCAGACTTCCTAATGTTGCCATTCTTGATTCCTCCTGTCTAAGTTTTTATACACAATATACATACTTACCCTCCGCGTCGTATTGCCCTGCTTCCAATACACAATCGGTTAAATCCTCAAATGTTTTATATCGTTTTGTGCCTTGTAATGTTTCGGTAACCAACTGAGTAATATAACCGCTGTCGTTCTCCAATTCGCTAACCTTGGTTGGCATAGTTGGCATATAACTATTAACAATTGTGAATTGACCACTTCGATTAGTGCGCAAAGCTTTGTACGAATAATCAATCGACTCGGTAGGCTTAGTCAAGGCTTTAATCTTAAGTGTGTCACTGCTTAAACTCAACGCTGACAATGCTACTGGCGTATTCACGTTCAAGATGATATCAGTGTCGTAATAAATAGAATAATCCGAAATAGTATAAGTATAATACCCACTTTCTTCAACCCATTTGTCGACCTGTAGAGTACCGCTTGTCGGCGAAGAAGAATATTGAGCAAATGCTGTGTTACCGCTTGATGATATACCAATCGTAACCGTCCCGTCTTCCGCCTTATCAAGAGATATTGGAGAACTATAATCCAAATTCTGGGCCGTTAAGTACTTGGCATCGTTTTGGAATGCACTAATCTTTTGTGGCATATAAGAATTGAACAGTCGCAACAACCCTTCTTCTTCCGTGTCAAGGATCTCCATACTAAACGGAATGTCTGCCACCTTAGCACGCTTGAACTGAACATACCCCTCTTGTCTGTCAATGATTTGAATATTTTCACTGTCGTTCAAATATACTTTAATTGCAGATTCAAGTTTAATATTCTCGTTTAAATATGTGTAGGTTACGGGCGCCATCCCAGCAGTAGTCAAAGAAAAAAGCTTTGAGAACACATATTTGGGATCACTCCCCGAACTTTGATCTCCGCCGAATACAATTATCGTCCCAGCCGGTGCAAGCTCAGGTATGTTTGAGGTAAATACATAAGCCATAAAAGCCATTGGGAAGGCCTGCGCCTCCTCTGCTGTAGCTGGTTCATAAATATACATATGAAGCATTGCGCCAGGGGCGACTTCTTCGGCGCCCATATACGGCATCAGCAAAGTTTTGCGTATATCAGGGTTATCTGTTTTTGTGCACAAAACATCTATGGTAATAGAGGTTCCTGTTAAATCCGAAGGGAACGTATATCCGTAAAAATTAACTGCCGACATTCCTGCAAGCTCCGAAGAGGGTGTTAATGTGCTACATTTTAACCAATCAATACCGCTGGCCGTATCCGCGCTAAGCACAAGCACAATATCCCCAGCTGTATACGTATCGTAATTTGATTTGTATACATATAATGTAGCCAACGTAGTATTACTTTCTTGGTAAAGATATTTAAAATACGTATCAGTTGTTTCACTAAACAGCACCCGAAGAGGAGCGTTGGTGTTTGGGTCGGTAGAGGAGATTACGTTCACAACCAAAGATTGCCCGTCAAAAGCCCAATACCCAATATTTTTCAACTCGTCCGCCGTTGCGTGACCAATTAACAAGGTGTTTTCTTTCGTCTTGTCGATGGTGTGTTGCACAGTGTCATCAAATGTTACCAACACAATTTCTGCCGTAGGTAAGATTTCTCCCTCAACGTGAATTTCATCCGTTGTCCATTTGTCTATCGCCAGAGTGTCTTTGATTGCGGTATAGTTTACCCCCTTGCCAGACATTCCGCCACCAACAGAGTTCAGCAATTCAATATAGTGATACTGTGTAATTCCCAAATCAGCAAACGTGGACTCACTGTAAGCCAAGTTCGCCGCGCCGGGATTAGCATTAGAAACCAGGTTAGTCGATTTGAGCCCAGTTAGCTTCCCATCTTTCACCGTGATGGTTGCAGACTTCAGTTCATATGTGGATGCACCATCTGTTCCCTGCTGGGCGCCACCAACAACGTTGGCGTCAATAGCATCCAAAGCTGCGCTCATTGTAAAGATTGCCGTCAATGGGTAAGGTGTCGTGTCAAGTTTGACGACATAAGTCTTTCCGTTTTCTAAAGCCGTAGTGATAGGCACCGTTGTCCAATCCGTAGGCTCTGGTGTAATATTGCCAAGATCGATAAGACCACTGGGTTTCGGCTCTTTAACCTCGCCATTGATTTTGATTTGAGTGATTGTACCAATATTATCGGTAAAACCACTATCGTTCTCCAGCTCACTAACCTTAGTTGGTATCGTCGGAGTGTTAATCAAATCATTATAATCGCCATTGAAGTTGCTCACGCCGGCTCCAATGTTTTGACGCACTTGCGCTTGTTGACCTTCTGTAAGAGTTTGTTTTTCAACCGAGATAAAATTACTCGTGTCTGGAATGTAGTGGTTGATTACCGTTAACTGTCCTTGTTGATCCGTATGTGTAGCTTTGTACCTATAAGAAATATTATGTGTCGGTATCTCATCACAAGCTAATATGATTTTCCCAGCCTCAACGCCAAAAGAAGTAATTTTACACGGATCTGAAATTTCAAACAAAACATCACTATCGTGTAACACATTTGGGTCCTCGATTGTGTACGTGTTGTGTAATCTCGTATCCCAATAATATATACCCGGCTTGCGCCAATCTAATGAATGGAACGCTTCAAAAAGGCTTGAAACGCCTATCTGGGTTTCGGTAATAAAAACACCCCCACCATATGCAATGGTTGAATTGGTAGACCAAATTCTTTGAGGATAAGTCCAATGCTCTCCGTCTGTTGAAGTAGTAGCATAAAACTCAGTGATAGCCACGAAAAATCCATTACCTCCAGTTATGCTCAACCACCCTCCATTATCAAACTGAGATTGACCGTCTGGCATAGCCATTTCAGTCCATGTGATACCATCTGTAGATACATAACCAGCACGAGTTTTAGTATTTTCATCCAACAAGCTGTCTGGTATAATAACAAACTTGCCATTCTCATATGCCATATCATTAAAATTGATTGAGGACACGGGGAATGTGGATGCGGACCAATTTTCTCCGTCTGTGGAATAATCTATGCGGTCTGGTGTGTTGACCCCAACAAATACTCCATTACCATATATAATAGAATCATAACCTGGGGATGATGTTTGACCCTCGGTCCAGATTTCTCCATCAGTTGAATAATATACCCTATATGGAACGGTAGTGGATTGATATTCGGTAGCTAAAACATACTTTCCATTACCGTAGCATAGAGTTTTAGAAGTGGCTTTAGGGATGTTCGTAAAGTTTTCAAAATCGTGCCACGATATTCCATCTGTTGAATAAGAACCTCGTGTGCTACTGTTTGATGTGTAGGTAGCGATAAACCTGGTGCCATCGTGTATAATGTTAGTATATTTATGTGATGGGGCATCAGACAAGTACCAAGCAATGCCATCATACGAATACAACAAGACGTTCTTTCCTTGTATTACACCAGTGGCCACAAACTTATCTTTTCCCCACGCGAATATTGTCTCTAGACCTATGATTTCGGAATTCAACCTAACACTGTTCCATTCTCTACATATAGAATGTCCCCATTGTGCGCTTTTGAGTTCACCTACTTGAATGGTCGTAGCGCTTTGCGGCAAGGCTGTTGGGGCCATTTGTACAGCCGTGGGTACTTCTTCATCTAATAAGCCTGGAAATCTTCCTTGAATGGTGGAAACATAGCCTGACCCTGGCGTTTTTAGAGCAACAACGGCATAAGACACGTGACCTGTTACTTGAGTTGGTGGATTCTGAGGGTCGACACTAAGCACAAGCTTCAAGTCTTTGGTATTATTAGGATCGGCGGTTAGGGTGGCAAATAGTTCTTGCTCTGCCTGTACATAGACAACAATATCACTATTTGGTGAAATTGCACGAGGTAAACTACAGCTCTCAGCAGCTGGATATAGCCCAACCAGTGTAACACTTTGAGCTCCCTCGGGGACTCTTATTGAACAGTTGAGTTGTTTTGGGGCCAAACTCCCCCTGGTTTCACCAGATGTAGTAAAAGCCGCATAAAAATCTGTCTCTAGAGTGGTATCGATAAATACCAGGCTGGTTTTTATATTGGTTGAATCAGAAGTATCTGTAGTTTTAGAGAAAGACACGAAAGAGTGTCGGATATTGTCAATATCAACCACAAGTAGATATTTCGGTGCTAATAGGTTCCATCCAGAGACCTCGGATAAATCCCTCACAATAGAGAACCCGTTCTCTAGTTCCGCATCTGTCTCCCAATTGGTAGTGTTTAACGCAGATGAATTTTTAGGAATCCAGCTTCCTGTTGAGGGGTTTAACACATACGATTGCCCACTGGGGTTGCAATAAGTTGACTCACCGTCTGTCCAAATGTCGGTTGCGGAAAAATATTCAATTCCATCCCATTTTTTGGGTTCCCAACGATTATTATTTTTATTTAAAACATAATGTGTATCAATATAAGAATAATATACATCTCTCCCATCGGTCCAAATCCGGTTACCCGCAACTGGCATAAACCCTTCCCAAATTTTTTGTGTCCAGGTGGAGGTGGCGGCGTTTAATATCCAAGTACCATTAGAATCGGAATAATAAGTATCAGAACCATCTGTCCAAATACCGGTGCCGTCAAACTCCGTTAATCCTTCCCAAGTTTTAGGTGCCCATGTGTCAGTAAATTGACCATTAGCATCTTTTGTCAGATAGTGGCTGTTGGCGAAATATATTTCACCATTTGCATGCCAAATCTGAGCACCAGACCAAGGCGTGAAACCCTTCCATGTTTTCGTCTTCCAGATCATATCGGTTTTGTCCAACACCTCGTTATACACGGTTTGACTATTTTCTGGAACGTAACTTAAATAGGTGTTTGTGCCATCAGTCCACACATCATGCGCATACCAGTCTGGTCGATAGTTGAGCCTACTTGTAACAAACCAAGAAAATGTACGTTTGTCAAGTGTAAATTCATACCCGACATTATATCCCTTGGCTAAAAAATACACATTTTCACCATCTGTCCACACATTTTGAGCAGGAGGAAAATAAGAATATTGCGTGGCATTAAATAGATTCAACTTACCACAAAAAGTTGAGGTTAAATTCAGGGGACTTGGCCAAGCAAAGTCTTCCTCAGCAACAACCAAATCAACTAGATCTCCACAGTCGACTTTCCCATCGGCATCTGGGGTAAAGGTGTCGTTGTTAATTTGAATTTGCGTAACCGTACCTTTATTGGTAGTGTATCCCGCATCGTTTTCTAATTCGCTCACCTTTGTGGGCAATTGCTCTGTCCCCGCAGCGCCGATATTAGCTCTCGCTTGTGCCTGTTGGTCGCCTTTAAGGTTTTGTGTTTTTGAATACAACACCGCTTCAGCGTCAGAGATGGCGCCTATATTTTGCCTTGCTTGTTCTTTTTCTTTGTCATTAAGAGCTTGTTCAGTATACAATACCGCATCAGTGACTTGTGATTGTCCACCATTCTTAATCTGGTTGAGCAATGCTTGAACTTCTTGCCCCGTTTGGGTTAATTTATAACTCATGTTTCACTCCTTCGGGACTAAGCCCCCTAAAGTATTTTGGAAGAGACGTTTTTTCGAGAACGTCGCTAAAAACTCGTTATCAACCTTCAAATAAAATGAAGATTTTATTATTTCAACGCAGAATCCCCTAATAAATGGGGAATCTGCGTGAAATAAGTTAAAATACATTAAGAATGTCTTGTGAGATTACGTGCAGCTTGAAGTTGTCGCACAAAGTCATCCATATCAAACCCAGGTTGAGCAACCATATGAACATCCAGATGTTCAACATTAAACGATTCGTCGGTTCCGAACCCTGTTGTGTGACTGAACTTGCCATTGATGTCCACAAGTTGTTTAATCAGGTTAGGAGCAACCTCGCCCAGTTGCCATACGTTGCGCGTAAGGTCGGCGGGAACAACTCCAGACTTCGACGGAAGAGCCGTCAAAGTACCTTGGGGAGTAATGATGCCTTCAAGACCATATTGAGGATCGTCATTGACGAGAGAGAGGCCACCGGCGGTAGATAGAGTACCATCGGCGTGTGCCCCAAAGCCTTCTAATGCTAACCATTTTTTAGTGCGATCGAGATCGTAACCTTTGTTAAAACCGCCCTCTAGAGTAGGGAACGAAACGGGCGCGCTATCATCAACACCTTGGGTCTGCGCATAATCCTTTTCGTTTAAAGAGGCTTTGTACATGCCATTCCCAGAATTCCAAAAAAGTTGATCTTTGCCCTTAAGTTCAACAAAAAATAGCCCAGCATATTTAGGGTCGTCCAACCCTTTGTTTTCCGAAATGCCAAACGCTTGATCTACACGAGCCCATTTTCCACCGTTTAATAAAACGTACGTGTCTTTGGGTTTGGCTTTTTTCCACCCTGCATCGGTAGTTTGACTCGGTTGCCAAGTCGCATAAATATTTTTCCGCCCATCCCAGTCAAAATATGCTCCTCGAACAGGCGCCAATTTCACTTCTTCACGATTTAGCATTGCGTCGAGTTTGTCTACTGCAGTCCCTTTATCATCCGTTGTAAGCCCCAGTTCTTTTGCCAATTCTTCTTTTGAACCGCCAGCTTCCAAATACTCATCAGCACTTTTTTTAAACTCTGATAGTTTATTATTGTACTTATTAACTTGCTCAACGGCGCCCACTGTATAATCTTGTCGCGATGTTGGTGCTTCAGTGATGCCTGCTTCAAAAGCTCCCTTGGCAGCACCCAAGGCTTCAATGCGTTTGTCCGAGATATTTTTTAAATAATCCTCTGTCTTCTTGCCGTCGGAGCCTGTTTGAGTTGTATCAAGGTTTAGTCGTTGAATTTTAGTATAAGCCTCAGCAAAATAATGTAATGCCTGTGCCTGTCCTGTGTTACTAATACCTATTTCTTTTTGCCAACTTTCATAAACCTTTTTTAATCCCTCAAGCTCTTGTGTACTGGCAATGTCCCCAAGGTATTCACGCTGCGCCTGCAGTTCATCAATTTGGGTTTGTAATTCGTTAATTTTTTTCTCATTATCCAAATCTTCCAACTCTTTTTGAGCATCTGCAATTGCGGCAGTGTCTGCCTCGTAAACCCAACCAACGCCTTCTCTCCACACTTTCTTCTTTTCGTTTTGAGCGTTCTCAAGTTTAATTTTAGCCTCAATGAGTTTGTTTTCATATTCCCGTTGACTGTTGATTTGCTCTAATGCAGATTTTTGTTCTTCTAGTGCGTTAATTTGTTTTTCATAAGATTTGTCCAAATACTTATTGACACTTTCAAGTTTCTTAGCATTATCTAGCTGTTCGGCTAAAGCTGTAGCTATAGCCTCATGCTTCTTCATACCTTCTGTAATCTTGTTTTTTACGGCATTTAAAACAGCCTCGTTCTCGTCACCGGCGTTGAGCAGGAGTTCGATTCGCTGAAGCATTTGTTCAGGAGTGCTCAGTTCGCCAAAATACCTTTTGTCAGTAAATAAGCCTTTATAGTCACCATTTTGGTAACTCTCGAGAAAATCTCTTACATAAATCTCGGCATTTTTTTCGTTTTTTGCCCAATCGTTTAAAGAGTTTCTTATATGCAACTCTTTCACACCCGCCGTTATTTGGTTAATGTGGTCGACAATCTTACTAGGATCTGAAATGAAATCAACATATTCGGGATAATTAGAAATAATTTTTTCCTGAGCATCTAAGTCTAAATACCCCGTTTCGTAATAACTGTCTAGAATGCTGTACAACCCATTGAGCATTTCGCGTAACTGAGAAGAGGATTTAACCAAATCAGATAATTTAAGCGCCCCCAGTTGCTTCGACATCTCTTCAAGACGCGTCGTTGAAACCCCCAAAGCCGACGCGAAAGATTCTATCACGTTGGCGTTTTTGTCCTTATCTTGTAAAGCCTCAGAAAGCGTCAAAACAGAACCTTGCAGTAACTCCTGCATCCTGTCGGATTTACGCAATTGATCGGTAATATACTTCGCAGCCTCTTCTGTCACATTTCCTTTCGAGTCATAAAGAGCAAACGACTTGGGCGTAAGTTCCAATTTTTCAAATTGTGCGGCAACTTGTTTGATTGCGTCATCAAGATTTGTTTGAGACAATTGACGAAGTGACATTTGCTCCAGACCAGATGTAATAAACGCTTGTTTAATATACTCTTTGTCTAATGCCCGCCAATAAACTCTCTTCTCATCATATGACATATCCGACACTGCCTTGGACTCTTGCGTTGTTTGTACTTTGGCCATACTTTGGGCTAAGTCAAACACCTCTTGTGCCTTTTGACGAGTTTTCTCATCAGCAGCGGTTAATAGCTCACGAATATCTTCTATAGTTTGAAAATCCTCACCCAATCCAAGTTGGGTAGCAGCTTGTTTAAGATAATCGTCGAAACTTAAACCACTTGTAGCCATCTGCTCATCAATAGAGTCAACTCGCTCTTTAATAGCTAAAATGGCCTCTGAAGTTAAATACTCTTTTTCGGTATAATCATGCACTTCATCAAATGTATGGTTTAATGAATTTAAAGCATCCAATTGTTTCTGAGCTGCTTCTGCACGTTGTTTACGTTCGTTTTCTTCTTTGTCAACCAATTTAGCAAAAACCGGTCCCAATATTGAACCCAAAGTGGAACCTATAGCCGCACCCATTGGACCAAATAATGCACCAACACCTGTCAAAGCACCAGCTGTAATTCCAGCAGTCGCTTTCGCCCCTGCAGAACCCTCTTGACTAAACCCTGTGGTTAATGCAGAGGTGACACCGGCGCCAACCGCACCTGCTACGTTCCCTGTAATTTGCTGGCCTAAAAGTGCTTTGGCTTGTTGTCGATCTTCTTTTGCTATTTGTTTATATTTTTGTTTAATATTGCTCGCGTCAACAGTGGTTATGCGACCGCTTTGTAAATCTTTACGAATTTTTGCCCTATTAAGGCGTCTAAACCTAGAACCTTTAGCATATTCATCTACACTAGACCACTCGCCGGCCTCAGTATATACCAGACGTCTGGGATCTACCACAGACGTCTTCGATTGTACCGGAGAAGAGGTTGTAGACTGAACCGGTGAGCCATTTATGGCACCCGTAAAACCACGTACTGCTGTAGACGCATCATTCAACACATTAGTAAACGACGAAAGCGCAGTCTTGGGTGATGTTTTCCCCAGTAACCTGTCAACATAAGTTTGATTACTGCCCTCTTTCTTTTCGTAAAACTCCTGTTGCCACTCTTGTCTTCTCAAGGCTTCTTGTTGTGTTTTTTGTGCAAAAAATCCGAGAGAAGCTGCGGGAGTTGTTTTACGTTGGCTTAAACTATATTTGATTTGTTCTGTTAGTTTAAACGAATTTCGCGCCCACAGCATAGAAGCAAGCGCGTTAAACCCAGGAACAACCATTTTAATCAAAATATTAGCCAACTTGGTAAAGGCAATAAGTAATCCACTGTCTTGTATTGATTTTGCCAAACTTTGTAGTGACGTCTGTAAATCGGCCTTTGCTGCCATTAACGTCTGTTGGTAAGCAGCATATTTTGTGTCGGCGGTGCCCCTTGATAAAGACGACACATCTTCCAACTCGTCAGCCCTATCTTTGTTTTCCATTAAAACCAAGAAAGATTCACGTTGACGAACACCAGCCATAGCAGTAGCAATCGCGTTTTTAGTAACAGAATCGTATTTTTGCCACTTTTCACTCAGTTCATCAATTACGTCTCCGAAATCTCTAAATTCTTGTGCATTTTCGCGAATGCGTATTCCTACTTTGCCTAAAACTTTTTCAATATCGTTAACATTTTCTAAATCAGCATCGGAACTTTCTATACCCGTCATATTTGTGAAAGTCCCTGCTTTAACATTACCATAACGCGCTAAAACCGTGCGCAAAGCCATACCCATAGAGGAAGGGTCTCGTTGGGTAACTTCAATCATGGTTGACAAGTAACCGATCGTCTTATCAATAGATAGCCCCGCTAGTTGAGCAGTTGTCGCAACGTTTTGCATTGCCGCAGCAATACCACCAGCGCTAACAGCCGCTTCCATATCGACAGCGGTTAACTTGTCAACAATATTAACTGCGTCGGCAGCCTCTAATTTGAAGCCCTTAATCATAGACGTCAAATAAGTTGTGGCTTGACCGGCCTCAATCATGCCTAATTTACTCAAATATGTTGAAGCTTTGATCAGTTCGTTAGCCTGTCCTGCTTCATAACCTTGTCTATAATTTACGTTAACAACAAGTCGTTACTTTGTTGTGATAAAATGCTATAAGAAAGCGAGGTGTTTATACCTCGCTTTGTTGTTTTGTGTAAACCCACACTTTGTTACCACAGTTGTATATTTTGTAATATCCTCGCTCTGTCATAACTTGAACTTCGTTCTTCATTTGACACTGATATCGTGTTAAAATTTTGCGATTTTTACACCATACATAATTTGGCTTAGTCCTGTACAATAAATGGAAACCCAAAGTTTTATACAATCCCCCACGCCCTTTGGCAATATCAGAATAACTTAAAACAGTTTCGTTATTTTTTAAATATTTGCGCACGAAATAATTAAAAAGTTTTCCAGCGCCGCCCACAACCGAAGTGTCTTGCAAACAACAGAATCTGCTTAACTCCCACGTATAGTGTTTGTTAAATCTGGGCTTGCAAAATGTCATCACCCCCACAAGTTGTTCTCCACTGAATATTCCTAATTTAATTAAGCTTCTATCTGCCCCTTGTAGGTGATTTGCGTTTAAAAACGTGTTGGCAACCGGCGCGGAGATTTCCTTAATCTCGCATTGCCGTGCGTAAAATACTTGAGAGTCTTTATTACACAAATTTTTTAATTGAGATAGTATTTTGGAACGCAATTTCGCATCAGCCCACTCATATTCCCAAATGTGATAAACAAAGATCCCTTTCTGTTCAGCTATCCAAGATTTCTCTTGATGATATGTGTCGGCTTGTCGCTTATCGCTGTGCCAATAATCTCCATTAAATTCAATGCCTAAAGCAAAATCTGGACAATAAAAATCAAGTTCTAGCGGTTTAATAACCTCTCGCTCATGATTGATGTAAGTAATGTGGTTTTCTTCTAGAAATTTTTTAATTTCAAGTTCAACAAAAGAGTAATTGGGCGCAAAATCAACATTCTGATGACGACTCAGTTGCATTCTTTTTAAAGTCGTTTGTAAGGCGACATATTCGCACCCCAACACTTGAGCAATTTCTTTAATCATCATCTTATGTGGCAGCTGATCTAAAAACCTTGTCATTGCGACCTTGTCAATTAGAACATCGATAGGATAAGTCTCACCCTTCTGCGATAGGAGTAATTTTCTCTTTGTCGTCTGTAGTTTCATTGAGTTGTCTACGCCATACTTATCCAACATTGACTGCTTAAATCGCTGTTGAATCTCTTTGTTTTGCATGGGGTTTTCAACCCCATAGCGTTCAAGATTGGTATTGGCGATTTTAGCTTTGCACTCTTCTGTTTGGTTATAATTTTTTACTCCATATCGTTCTATCGAAGTCTGTTCGCGTTTTTCTTGAATACGCATTTTGTCTTCATCTGAGAAGGGGTGGGTTTTCAAGCGCTCTCGCATCGTGACACCGCCAACTGAACACACGGAAGAATTATTATATTTTTCTAAACAAGTTTGTGCAATTTTATCTTGGACTTCTTTAACTTGTAAAGTGGAAGTCACCCCATATTTTTTAAGATTACTTTCTTTCTGCTTTTGTGTGGTTAACTCTCGAGGTTTTTTAATCCCCCGTTTGCTCATTTCACAAAGAACGGCACATCTTGTAGTATGGTAAATTTCAGCTATTTCTTCAGCACTCAAATTTTGATTGATGTACAATTCCCTTAACTCTTCGTCAGTAAGGTTGTGCGCAAATCCACTAGCCATTTGTGATTACTCCATTATCTTATTTATGTTAATTGTATCATAGGTGGTTTTTAATGTCAACCTATAGTGACATATATAATAGCATTTTATCTCTATATATTTCTATATAGTTCAGACTATATCTTTGGTAAATAAAAGTTTTCTTTTATTTCCATCCCCTGCTTCCACCCACTTGGGTGTACATAATAGTCGTTGAACCTTCTCCTATTCGGAGCTTGGCTGCTGATTATCCAATTTATATAATTTTCAACCGTCACACTTAAGCTTGTTTCATCTTTATGTTGTGGTTTATATAACTTTAGGAACTTCCAGCAATTCAAGGGATTTATAGTGACCTAGACTTTTGGTTAAGCCACTCGTTTGCCGAAGCGGCAATTTGGGTTGTTGTAGTGTGTAATTGTTGAGCAAGTTTGCTATAGTCATTAATTAGCGCTGAAACCTCTTGACGATTATCTCCGCTTACAACTTGCAAGTTGAACATTGCAACATCAAGCTCATTCACCTGTTGCACCAGCTGACGCAAACCTTGCGTTATACGATTCAGAATACGATACACACCATTGTAATCGAACATTCTCGTAATGGTATTTTTAACACCGCTTCCAATAACATCTAACCAATTCCCGGCGCCCTTTGCCATTCCAGCAACCTTAAGCCTGTTTAATTCTCTCTTGGTTTGAAGTTGAGCATCCGCTTCGGCGGTTTCTGCCTGTGTCAATTTATTATTTTCAACAAGCAGATTGCGTTTTTCAACTAACTCTTTGAGTTCAGCCTTTAGTATATCAATTTGTCCTCTATCGGCTTGAATTCCTCTTTCGAGTTTACTCGGTGTGGTTCTAGATTGTTTGTCCAAAACCAACATGTCCTTTTCCGTCTTAGCAATCTGATCATTATAGCGCTTATACTGGTTCAATACGGCTTCTCGTTGCTTTTGGGCAAGTAAGCGCTGTTTCTCATCATCTTTGAGAATTTTTTCATATCCAAAGTGCAAATCTCCCGTTTCAAGAAGTTGTTGAACTTGATTGCGAGTCGTGCGTGTCACCGACCCCTTCATACCTTTGGTAAGTTTTAATTCTTGAACCTGTCGTTTGCGAATTTCTTCCAGAGCCTTAATTTCTTCGAGAAGATTGTTGTAATATTGTGTGAGTTTCTTAAACACGGTTGATTCTTCGCCTTGCTCTGTTTGAACTTTATTTAATTGTTCCTCAAGAGCTTTTTGTTCAGCTATTTTTTTCTCATAATCAACCGTATTTTTACTATACCCATCTACCCCAAAAATTTCACCGGTGAGCTTATAATATTTTTTTTGGAAATCAGGCGACATGGTTTGTGTCAGTGGCGACGACGCTGTGGCAGCATTATTTATAATCTTTTGTTGTTCTGCCGTTAAAGAACGCCCCTCCACCAGAGCTTGCGCAATGTCTCTGGGAACATTTGCGACATCATACACTTTGGTTTTCCCTTGATAATTTTGGACAATTTGAGCACTAACATCCAACGATTCGTGTAATTGGCGTAATGTATCAGCCGACAAGAGTGTCTGCTTGCTCATTTTTTCCAAAGCAGCGTCTTCTCCAATTTCTCGCACCAATTTATCCAAATCTTGTTTAATACGGCGGTACATCTCGACATAAATCAAGACCTGTTCTATACTATTAGCATCAACTTTAGCCTTGTTTTTAAAGTCAACAACATTAAACACTTGATATTCTTGACCACTTTCGGCCATACGCTTACTTGTGTAAATGGCGTCAGTCTTACCTTTTACCACATCAGAATTCTCATTTAATCGCACCCGTTCTTCCGCCGCACGATACGCGTCTGGCCCAGCTAATCGGTCGTATGCGTTATAACCCCTTTGTGCATATTCATTTGCAACAAGTAAATATTTATCGACATCCTTTTTATCAAACAGCATTGATAAAGCTTGTGTAAAATCCTTTGTTGCTTGTTTAAAAATTTCAGGATCCTGTTTAATCTCACCTTCAGAAAATGCGTGAGCTAGTGTTCCTATAAACGTACTAACCACACCTTCTCTATCTTGTTTAAATTGTTCTATATCCGCGTAACCAAACTGTTTTGCCTTTTCTTTGACATTTAGTTTTGTCCAATCAATATTTGAACCCTTAAACCCTAAAATTCTTCCCTGTAAATAACCCCAAGCCGATTCATCGATAGAAGAAGGATTTAAACTCGAGACAATGCCCGTTGGTGTCATATAGGTCTGCCCATAACGTCCGTTAAGACCTCCTCGGCCTTGTTTAGCAAGCAAGTCTCGAATTTCTTCTAATATACTAACAATTCTGGGGTCGAATCCTGTCTTATCACCTTTTGTCTCTGCTACCGTTAGTTTGTTAATAGCTTTGATAAGTTCTCCAGCTGCCGTGCCCAGTCCTGTTGGGCCGGTTTCTTCACGGAATCGTCCGTGTGCTTGTTTAGCTTTTGCCAAAAAGTCATCATCTAAATTACCACCAAACGCCTTTAATGTGTCTACACTAAAACCAAATTGATTAAAAGCTCCGTTGTTCAGCGCATCAAGTAATAAAGATTTAAACTGGGCTTCATTACCTCTGAAACTTTCCCAATCCCGATATTTATCAATGGTTTGGGCAATAGCGTCCAAATCAGCTTTGACAATACCAGCCTTTTCCAAAGCTTCGTACGCTGAAGCATTTTGGCTCATCGCTAAAGTGCCCAATATTCGTTGGGAACGCCAGGCCTCTAATTTGTTGTCTTTATAGATTCCTTGTTCCGCACCGGCTTGAATCACATCGTTCACATTTGCTTTATTTTTGTAAACTTCATCAATAACTTTGTTAATCGCGATATTAAAAGACTTGTCAAGTTGCTCAGCGAACGTTTGTTCATCAACTTTATCCAAATCGGAACCAAGCGTGGTTTGCATATCTTGGATTGCAACGTCCCAAAGTTTCTTAGAAGAAATCGCATTTTGCTCAGCTTGTTCTAGTGCTTCAAAAACAAACGACCCCTTAATAAAGTCGATAGTTGAATTCAAATCTCCGCCTACAACAGCACCCGTACCCAACTTTTGTAACTCTAACACATTTCGAGCACCTTTTGCAACGTTGGACCAGTTACCTGTTTTATCTTTCGCCTGGTTTTGATAGGAACGCACTATTGCCATTTGCTTATCGTTTAACACTTGATTTTTCGCCAAATCAAGAATTACCGATGAGTCGGCGTCGGATGAGGTAATAGCCGGAATATTCTTTCCTATAACTCTATATAAAAATTCATTATAACGTTTGACTCTTTCCAAGGTTTCGTCTAACCAGCCAAACTGTTCGGGAGTAGCGCCTATTAGCTGGGCAGCCTGTCGAAGTTGAACTAAAGCGGTGTATAATTTATCACCGTCAAAGTCCCCCATGATCAATTTGTTGAGACCACGGTTACTTTCGATTACGTTTGTTCCTAGGCCCTCTTTACCAAAGACCAACCCTCCGTATTGTAAGTTAATGGCTTGGCTATAAGGCTGCCTCCCCAATACAGCTTCAACACCGCGACTTAAAATAGGATCCGTGCCGCCATAAAAATTCTTATGTTCTTTGGTTCCCGTGGTAAAAATATTGGTCGCAAAATCGACCATTTCGGCAAAATTCTTAAAGTTTTGATTGGCGAGAGCTGATTCGATAGCTTTGTCTTGCCCCTGTTCTGCAAAAAGTTGTAAATATTGCGCTAAGTTTTTTACAAAAGCATCACTATCATCACCCTCATAGGCATTCAACCCAAGTGCGACACTTGCTCTAATATGTTCTTTATCGACATAGGTCCCGCTATCCTTCATGCGTTCGCGCAAGGCGTCAACTTCATTTGTAGTATCTGTCGCTACAATATTGGTATTTTCGCCATAAAACGTAGAGTACGATAAACGTTTCTTATATCTCTCTTGAGCCGCTCGTCTTGCTTCTTCTTGGTTGTGAGCCATTTTTGCCAGGAATTGCTCATTGACCGCCCCGCCAGTGTTTTCAAAGTTGTAAGCCTCTGCCTTTAAGACAGCGGTTAGCAAGTCTTTCTTTTCGGACGCTGTTTTCCCTGTTCGAACCGCGTCAAGTAAACTTTCTAAACTTTCGTTATAATCTCCAATTTCATCAGTGTATTTGCCCAAATCGAAATATCGCGCTTCTCCCATATCCGCGCCCAAATCAACCAAAATTTTTGCTTGAGTTTGGTCTATAGATTGCAACTGCTCATCAAGTTTACCCCAAATGGTTTCACCTCTTTGTTCGGGATCACTTTGTCCGTTGTCTAATTTCTCAGTGCGACGAAGTGCGTTTATGTCAATAAAGTGTGCTTGATTGCCATATATGTCTTTTGAGCCAACAACGATTGTGTTAACACCCGCATTTCGATTGATATAATCAGGGTTTAACCCCGCTCGCGAACCTATTAGTTGAGCTTGACGCTCAATATGTTCATTATAGTCTCGTATAAGTTTCTTTTTTTCTTCGATATCGTTTGCGGTTGCTCCAAAAGCAACAAGTTGAACAGTGCGTAAAAAATCACTATTTTCGGGGGTTACTGTTATACCAGCTGCGCGAGCCGAACGTTCAAGATCTTCTACTTCCCAGTTTGTTGGCAAGCTAGCTGCACCTCTTGGTTCATATTCACCATAACGCGCACCCACAATATCGGTAAAACTAGAAGCAATGGCCTTAGTTCGTAATTGTCCATTGTCAAGTTCATATCCGTTATGCCCGCCTGTTAGTTTGTCTAACAAATAGAGGCTCTCTCCTGTGAATTTAGTGCGCGCAGACACACTTGAGCCCACATATTTGTCCAAGGCGTCACTGAAACTTAGTTTACCCAACAAAACTTCAACTAAGGCTTGTCCAATGTTGGTCGACAGGTTTGTGGTATCAAGTTGTTTCACACTGGCTTCAATCTGACTCTTATCTAGTTCATTTATCGCGTTGTCTATAGCCCGAGTTACCAGTTGCCCAATATTTCTTGAGCTGGTTTCCTCTCTTGCTGATATTACCGTCGCCCGCGTCTTGTCAGACGTTAATTCAACTCCCGTTATTGTAGAAATAGCCTTAATAACTTCTTGAGCCACCTCACGATAAACGACACGTAAGTTGCCGTAGGCGCTGTTTGCTTTGGTGCCCGTATGCGCCCTAACCAATTCTTTCCCTGTTAAGGTTACATCTCCTGTCTCGGGATCAATATAAAGATCAACGTTATCTTTCGTCGCCTCTCTTCCCTCGGCAGCCAAAAGTCTTTTGTAGGCCGCTAGTCTGTTTTTGGCGCTTTTCTTCTTCTTGCCTTTTAACCCGTATTTGAGCAGATCGGCTTTAGAAATCTTAACAGATACCCCCTCTCGAATTGTATCTAAATTCTCAATTTCTTGGTCCGATACTAGTGCCATACCATCAATCAAACCTTCAATCAAGTCACGGTTTTTGTCAATGATTTCCGCCGCCGCACGTTTCTGATCGTCTGTGCTATTAAGCCACTTTTCAACTTGACCAAATAAACGGTTGACGTCAACTTCTATATTTTGTACACGTTCTGGTTTACTTGGATTAGCGTAAGCTTGAATATCACGGCCTTGTATTTTACGAGTTACGAGGGCCATTTTGTCCTTCATTTCTTTGGCGCCCCACAGTCGATAGTGGCCAGAATCTTCCTCACCCATTGAACCAACCGAAGGTAACCAAGAAAAGTTTTTATTAAATTCTCGTATAACTGCGTCTGAGAGACCGTTTTTCATTTGTTGGTCTCGTAAACTCTTTTGTACGCCAATATCCCGCTCCCCAAATCCAGCAAAGCTAACAAACATTTTAGAAAACAATCTAACGAGCTCTGCTTCAGTAAGGGTAGAACCTTGCGCTTTCTCAAATTTTGCTAAACGTTTCGCCTCATTCTCAAAACGAGTTCTGCTTTCAACTAACGCTTTATCTGCGCCAACACCATACAAGTTGTCTTGTCGATCAAACTTTGAGGTTGATTTGTGAACGGTTTCATCTTTAATGTCCCCAATACGTTTACGCGCACTTGCGATTGTTTTGGGGGCGTGTTGAGACATCTCTACAAATTTTTGCGCTTCAGCGTCTGAGACCTTAACCCTATTAGCAGAGACAACCACATAGTCGTCATTTCGTTTATCCAAACCGCCGATAGCAAATGAGGCAGTAGCCGCATTTTGACGATTGACTTTCCCGGTTCTGTCAAAAGCATTAGCACTATTTTTATCATAAACAATAACCTTAATCTCTTGAGAACCCTTATCTCGAGCAAAACTGACGCCATACCCCGCCTTTTGCATATTAGCAGCATATTCCGCTGCTTGTTTGGCACGCTTTTTGCCCTCTTCCGTAATTTTACGGGGATCGAAATATTTAAGAACTACAGCTTCTGCTTCTTTCTGTGTCGAGAACGCATTTTGTTGTATTTTTTCTGCGACCTTTGTTACTCTACGAGCACTACCACTAACGTCCTTGTTGGTTATCGTTGGATTGTAATCGGGATTTTTTTGTTGTTTGGCCTTTTTTGCCATATCTAACAATATGGCAATTTCTCTGTTCACCGCTGACGAGCCACTCGTGGCTGAAAAGTCCGCTAAAGTGGTGCTAGCAAGTGTTTTCTTGGCTTTTTTAAATTGTTCGCTTAACTCGTGAGAATCTTTTAAGACCGATCTATAATCTTTGTTGATTTGTTCAAAGATTGCTCTATAACCAGCGGAGTACTTGTTTAAGTTGTCCACACCTAAACCTTGCTTCATCTTCGCCATAGCCACGCGGCCAATTTCATCAGCGTTTAAGCTACCGATAATTTTATCAACCAACGGCAACACTAACGTTCGAGTAGCTTCGTGGACTACAGCGGGAGGCAATTTGGCCATCTGTGTTGACAAACTCGAAAAAGTGTCTTTAAGAGTTTTGACCAACTCTTCAGGAAGATCTTTTAAATTTTTGTTCAACCACAAAAGAGCATTCTTTTGAGTTTGTGTAATATCTTTTTGCTGTGCTGCGATCTCCACCGCCTGTGCAGACGTTTCACCTAATAGTTCGGCCGCTTTCCCTAAATTCTGCGCACTAAGTTTTGAATCCTCAAGCATTGAAACGATTGCACTATCCGCCGAATCAATCCCTGTTATAATGGGAGTGTATTCCATTCCTTCCATAATAGCCTCCTCTCTTTATGAATGAGCGCGGGGCAATGTGGTTCCAATCCGCCCTTAATCCCGCTTCTCTTCTGTTATAATTTCTTCTTTACTTTGCAAAACTCCATACCTATCCAAAGCATCGGCTACCGCCAATGTCACCGGATCGTTAATGTGAGCAATTTTAATCAAGTTTTCAACCACTTCGGGTTGCAATCCTCCCACAGTGTTTTTTAACTCTTTTGTAACTGTTTGTAATTGCTGCGGGTCAAACGTCGCGATAGAATTAATCAATTCTAACCCAGTCCTAAAGTTCACCGCACGATCGGCCATTGTGCACAGCCGTTCATAATCTTTCTTACAAAAATTTAAAATTTTATCTACAAAACCACACTCATATAATATGTCTACAATCGCCGAGCTTAAAGCCGCCATTTGTAAATCATTTTCGATGGTTGTATAACCCAACAGACCATATAAAATTAAACAAATTTCAAAATTGGTCATATAATCTATATAAGTCTCGTCTGCTTGTTTATCAAAAGTATACCATACAATTTGTGCAACTAAGTTTTCTTTTTGGGCCATTGGTAAATAATCTTTTACCAAAATTTGAGGGAAGATTTTGTCAAAGTCTTCCGCTTGCTCGGTGGTCGCTTCCCCCTTTTGCAACGCTTCGCGATACCGAAGCCATTTTAATACTATATTTGATAATAAAACCTTGTTTTCCATAATCACTCCTCTTCTTCTCCAACAAAAAATTGAGCCCAACGCTCTTCTGTCGGAATATCTGAATATCTCTTGACCATTTCAAGAGAATCCCAAGATTGGATTTCGGCAATAGCCGAATCCGAAATACCTTCTTTTTGCATATTGGTTGTCCACAAATGTCTCATACAGTGGAAATAAAAAGGCACATTCATCAACGCACCAATCTTCTCAGCGTACGTATTCATTTGCGACACCGTTGCTTGAACAAATTTGCCATCACTGGTAGTAACAAACAGCCATGGCGATTCTATTCCGCGTTCCTCGCGCTGTTTCATCCAAGCATCAAAATAGGGTTGAAATTTATTTTTTAATACATATTTAGGAATCTGCTTTCCGTTTGAGCCGCGTCCTTTTGTCTTAATGACACCCGTTTTATACATTTTACCATTAAGAATTAAATGTGTGTCATCAAAAAACTCAACCTTCATCCTGGTCAATTCGGCCTTTCTCATTCCCGACGCAAAACTTAATGCGAGTGCGCAGGCTATTTGACACTGACCTTGTGCCAAGAGTTTGTCTAAACACTCTTCGACTTGTTCGTCGGTCAACACCGTTTTTTCGCGTACTGGTTCTTTGTGCACCGGTTCAAGGCTTTTGATTAGATTCCTAAAGTTTGGATATAAATCTTCGTCCAAAACTTCAATACAGTTCGACAGACTGCTGATGGCAGACTTTAAAGAAGCCACCCTATTAGAACTCAAACCGAGCCCGCGCAAATAACCAATGTATCTCACAAAATCTCGCTTTTTGAGATCGATGAAAAACTTGTCTTCATTCTCGGTGTAATTCCAACAGAAGAAAACTTTCAACTGAGCCTCATACTGCTTGATAGTTTGCGCACTGCGGTCATTCGCTTTGCAATAATCTATAAACTCTTTAACTAATTGTCTGTTTGGCTTACTGACTGAAGGCCAAGCTTGAGTGAGATTTGCGTTGTAAACTGTTGTTCGTCCCATTTGAGTCCCTCCAATCTTTCTATTTCATTATCGACATCTTTGATGGCGTGATTCGCTGTCAAAGTTTTACGATGTTTTTTTTCAAGTTTAATTTGGTCGTCTATATCTTTATTCCATTTGGCACCTCGAAGACAGAACCAAAGTGCGATGGCGTCTGATTCGTCGCGCGTAATCGATTCGGGATCGATGTCGTAATATTTACATACCGCCGCACGGATATCGTCTTTTTGCGGTTTCTCAATCCCTAGAAGTTTTTTAAAATATGTCTTCACGGAAATCGAATGAATACCGTTGGAATAAGTGTAAAGTTTTCTTAAATAAGTATTGATATTAAAAACCGCGTGTGCCGCTGCAAGGGCTTGTAATGTTTGAGCCGTTGAGTGCGGTCCGCAGTTAATCGGCAGTTGTTCTTTAATAATAATTAAATCTTCTGCTTGAAGACTGTACCTATCCAAGAAGTCGTTGACCATCTCATCGAACATTTGATACATTTCGCCGGTAGGCTGATCTGTCGTTCGAGATACGGATATCTGTTGCACCTCTATGAGGGCATTTGTTGATACATCTAAAAGAGCAAAGCCGCTCTCGTATTGCGCCAAATCGCATACGAGAGCGTACTTATAATCACTTAACCGTTTGAGGAATTTTGCTTCCATTCGTTTCTCCTTGTTTTCCTTGTTTTTACCTTGTGTACTATGTTACCTTAGAAGTTGATAATTAACGTATCTCCCGAAAGTTCGAAGGTGGGTATATCGCTTGCCTTGGCACCGCCAGCTTCGGTCAAAATCTCGCTCGGTGTCCTGTAATATATCCAGCCTGAGCTATCGAATACACACACCATTCCTGTTCCCGAACCTTTGTTAGACTTAACCCCTGATTGCAACCAACTGCCTTTTACATATCCGCTTGCGTTTACCGAATATCCGTCAGAAGTTTGCCCTGTTATTGTTTGCCCTCCTGTGAATGTGTTATTTCCAGCAAGGTTTGCCTTTCCACTTATATCTTGATGACTTGTGAGAAATGTTGAACCTTTTGTTAAGGTTAATTTTCTGTTTGTAGCGTTGTAAGACGCCGCAGTAACAGCATTACCTGTTCCAGTCACTTCTACACTCGTGGCACCAGTATCAGTAGGAATTGTTGGTTTGTTTAACAAGTCGTTGTAAGAACCCGTTTTGGCAACTTTGTGTAAGTTAATTGTCCCAGACCCCGAAAGAGCTTCACTGGCGCTTGCTGTCTGCGATGTAGTATTGTTTGTGTTCAGTATTTTTATATTTTGATGAGCCGTCAAAACAGTTCCAAGGTCAACAGTGCCTGTGTCACCAGGTTCTATTGAAGAATTGTTCATCTTGATACGTTCAACAAATCCGAGGTCTCTTGGGTTAATGGCGTATATTCTACCGGTACTGTCATCCTTAAATCCATATAAACCACCTATGTCGCTTTTGGATGCATAAGATGCACCTATTTCCACATATCCCTGTGTTTTTAAGCTAACAGCGCCATAACCAGAATTTATCGTCTGTTTAGCGGTAAAGGTGTTTTCAGTATCAAGTTTTGCAAGATTGTCAGGATCTATAAGGACAAACGGGAGATTGTTAATTGTTCTCGAACCGTCGCCAATTTTGAAACGAACTGCTTGTGTCTGGACTCCGCTGGTGTTATATTCCGCATCGTATATCACAATTTCTCCCTTTTTGGGAATAAAAGTCGTTGCGTTTGCCCAGTTGGCAGCAGTGTCGTGCTTTTGTTGTATTCTAGAAGTTATATTCTTTTCAGCAGCCATTCGGGCCTCCTTATCGTTTTCAAATTAAGCCGAAAGTAAAAGCTTTAAGATCGTTTTCACTTAAAGCTCGACGGGGTTGCCACACCCCGTCTATTGTTTACGTTTATGTGTATTTATTGATGTTAGTTATTATTTCGGTATATCTCCGTCTGTACAGTGGATTGTATAATTACCTGTGTTATAGTTCCATTCATTACCTTTTGAAATTGCGTTCCATTGAGTTGTCGTTCCATTGAAAGTAATGCTCGTAAGTCCCCTGCAATTATAGAAGATACGCACGCCGATGCTCGTTACACTGTCTGGGATTGTTGCGCTCGTAAGCCCGGTGCAACCACGGAAGGCGGAACCACCAATTTTCGTCACACCATTAGGAATTGCAATGGATGTGGCAAGTTCATTGTTTATATACAACTGCTTGTTGCTTGAGCCATAGTTCATCAAACCGCCTAATCCATTAATACTGCACCACGCTGTTATATCCGTGATATATATGTCTTGAATATTGGCGCAACCATAGAACATATAACTGTCCATAAATTTTAGACCGCTACCGATTGTCACGCTCGTAAGCCCTGTGCAACCACGGAAGGCGGAACCACCGATGCTCGTCACACCGTCGGGGATTGTTATGCTCGTAAGTCCTTTGCAACCATAGAAGGCAGAATTGCCGATGCTATTTAAAGAATTTGGTAATCTAATCGATTCCAATACCGTGTTATTCTTAAATGTGTCGTAGGTAATTTGAGTAACTGGCAAATCTTCAATTGTTTCAGGAACCCTTAAATGTTTCATCATAACACCGCTTTTTAATCCAGTTATTGTTATCGATGTTTCGTTTTTAGTATATGTGAAAGGTAAGATATTTAAGTTAGTACCCCATACACACACAGCCTCTTCTCTTTGTTCTTTAGCATAAATTGCCTTCACTGCTTTATCATTTCTTACAGCGTTTGTGCTAATTTGACTATTCCCTTTATAAATATAAATAGGCATAACTCACCTCATTATTGAACATCAAAGGTTGTCGCTTTAACAGTAGTATCATTAAATTTAACACTTGTGGTATCAACGGTAATTTTATTGAGTAATGCAATCAACTTGGTTAATTGTTCCTCTGTTAAATTTAACAGTGTTAATATATCTGTTTGTGTAAGTGCTGCTGGTTTATCAGTTAAATCGTTATAAGAACCACTAAATATTTTATTGTTTATTTCGTCAACAGCACCTTGCAAATTCGTTGCTGTAAGCCCTGAATTAGCGTTATTATAAACTATATGGTCAGCAGTAGAAACGAAATTTACCGTTCCTGTCTCACCTTCAATTAAATATAATTTATCATCTTGCAACGTGCCAGCAAGATACGCTTCAGAAAATTCAGCCTCTGTCATAACAACAGTGTCAGCGAATGTGAGAGGTCCTGAACCACCGCCCAAGTTGCCTAAATCTGCCAAACCAGTAGAGTCCGGTTGAAAAGTAGTGCCATTTGCTTTTACAGCAGTTACAGTGCCAATATTCTTAGTAAATCCCCATTCTGATACAGCGCCTTCCGTTACTCTGTATGAATTTACTATTTCTAAAAATCCTTCTCTTGAAGTATTGAATATTTCTAATTCATAATCCATAGAACCTTTACGGTCTGATTCAAGCGTTATACTTCCTTCTGTTTTTGTTCCTGTTATTACCAAAGGAGTATTGATATATAATTTAGCAGCACTGTTTATCTTAATGACATCGCTTCCTATTGTAACAGGAGTTAGTATCTCAAGCCCGCCTGAAAAATAGTTTATTGTTGATAAAGTTATTTCAGACGTTAAATCTGCAGTAATAATACACCCGTCCCCTGCTCTCAGATTACCGTCTACAATAGTGCAATGGTCGTATATCGTATATAACGCTTCGCCTTGGTATTGTTCTGGGCTTTTATAAACATCAAACTGTATAACTTTAACGCCAGGTAACCCTTCTATAACCTTACCACTGCGTATTCCGCTCGTTCCATTGTTATTTACAGTCATAGAATACTGTTGACCAATTACTAATCCAATATCAGTATTACTTGTTAATGCTTTAATACCGCCAACAGCAGAGTTGTTTTCCCAAGTAACAGCGTCTTGTTCAAGAAAATAAGGAGAAGGTGCAGATATTGAATCTGTAAAATCAATTGAACCTGTAAACTTTACATAGGCAACACTGTCTAAATTGCCTAAATCAACTTTGCCTGTTGCGTCAGGGTTAAAATTTGTCCCATTAGCCTGTACCGATGTTACTGTACCAACCTTGTCTAAACCAGGCTTGTTCTCCAGAGCAGTAATTCTACTATTATAATCTATGACAGCAAATGGGAGATTGTTTACCGTCTTAGTGCCATCGCCGATCTTGAATCTGACGGCCTGGGTTTCGCTCCCACTTGCATTATATTCTGCATCATATATGATAATTTCCCCTTTTTGAGGAATAAAGTTTGTCGCTTTTGCCCAATTGGCAGCGACGTCATGTTTTTGTTGAATTCGTGAATTTATTTTTTTTTCAGTAGCCATTTGGGCCTCCTTTATCAATTTCAAATTAAGCCGAAACAGAGCTTTGAGATCGATTTCACTCAAAGCTCGACGGGGGTTGCTACACCCCCGTCGATTATTTAAGTTTTTGAATTTAGAAAAAATTAGTCGATATTTACCGTAGCTGAACCACAGTCAAACACGAACACTACCGAATCGTCAATTTCGACTTTCGGAGCAACAGCAGCGGTGCCAGTAACTTTCAAACCGACTCCGGCGCTAACATTAGTAACGGTACCAACTTTGTCTAGACCAGGTTTGCCTTCAAGAGCAGTAATCTTATCTGCATAACCATCGTAAGTGCCAACTTTTGCTGCAGTGATACCAGAGTTAACGGCGCCGAGTTGTGCAGTCGAAAGTTTATCTTGTTTGCCAGCAATAGTGGTTGCATAACCGTCATAAGTGCCAACTTTGGTCGCTGTAATTCCAGAGTTGACTGCATTAAGTTGTTCAGCGGTCAACTTATCTTGTTTACCCGAAATATCTTGGTGAGCAGTTATAACTGTTCCCAAATCAACAACACCGCTAGTACCTTTGCTTGCACCGTTCATCGTGATGCCAGTAATGGTACCAGTTTTGTTCAAACCAGGGAAGGCTGCTTCGGTAACGCCAACATCGCTTGCGCCCAAGTTAATGTCACTTGAAAGTGCTTTGTTGTTAATTTTTCTTGTTGTAGGAACATATCCAGAAAGGTCAATGTCTGTATTGCCGATACGCTCCCACTTATAAGTTGACCCAGACTGAACTGTTATGAATTCGTCGTAACTATCAGGCTGTCCGTCGCTCGGATTGTGCGAATGAGCCTTAAGATAAATCTTGCCCATCGTTGCTTGTGCAGCAGTGGGTAGCTCAGTAACAACTTGATATTCAAATTGTTTAACAGCATTTATTGCGGTATCAACATACTGTTTGGTTGCAGGGTTCATTTCTGCCGTAGGCGCTTGAACCGTTACAGCACCTGTAAACGCGCCACCAGCCTTGGGCATTGCATTGTCAGCTTTCGTGCCTTGTGCCGCAGTCGCGTAAGCAGAGCTTTCGGTATAAGCTGCACTCTTAAGACCTTTAACAGCAACATTGTCAGTAGCAGTGCCATTAACGGTAATCTTTACTGTACCATTGTTAGTACCGGACTCAAGAGTGACTGTCTGGTGATTCTGAAGAGCAGTGTCAGCTTTACCTAAAGAGGTTTGAACAGCTTGTGCTAAATCTGTTTTAGGGATGCCGCCCTCAGGTTTTAAATATCTACCGTCTGCTGTAGATTGTGCAGCCTGTGCAGCAGCTGCGGCAGCAGCAGCGTCATCGACACCCTTCTGAGCTTTGGCAAGCAGCGTAGCCCAGCCTTTAACAACAGCAGCATCACCAACTGCGACACCGTCCTTTTTAAGAACAAGCGAGCCATCAGTATCTCCGGTTTCAAGAGTGTATTCAGCTTGTGCTGGAAGAGCCCCAATTTGTTGATCTGTGTAAGCTTTAGCGCTGGCTAATGCACTAGCCGCTGAACCCGCACTATCAGCACCAACTTCATTTGCGGTGTAGGTTGGCTTGGTTGCCGCTTTGGCCCATCCATAAACATCAGCAGCAAGACCGCTCGCCCACGGAAGTTCTCTAAATTTGTGAACACCATCGCCCACCTTTAACAATACCGCAGGAGGCGTGGATTGTTCGGCAGTCTCACTATTCGCCAATGAACAAATTGCGACCTCACCCTTTTTAAGGATGAATTCGGCAGCGTTCCAATTGGTTAAAGTATCATATTTTAAAGCAATTCTTGTATTAAGTGTAGTAGTTGCCATTGTTTTTATTCCTCCAAATTATTAAGCGTTTGCGGTGCCGCCATTAAGAATGAGCTCATCTCCGTCCGTCTGGACAAGCTTGTTCACATTCAACGCACTAATTTTTGCGTCAGTCACTTGACCGTCCCCAATCATCGCCGTCAACACGCCACCGGGAGCAATTGAGAACTCGCGTTGCTCATTGATGGCAAGACCACCGTTAACAAGGACGTTATACGTAAGGGGTTCAGGTACGGGAACCGTAACATAAGCTTTCCCTTCTTCGTCCAACACAACCGCGTGTTCGTTTCCACCTTCCGTGTGTCCAAGTTTGATACCACCAAGAGCATCGGTTGTGGCTTGGGGGATCTCGGTCAGTGCGCCAAGATCAGCAGCAGTAATTTCAACAGCTTCAGAGCCGTTATAGGTTTTACCGCCGGCCGTTAAAATGTTTTTAACCGAATCAGCAACACCCGCGTTCGCTACGGCTCCTTCAATCAACGCACCACTCAATTTGTGGTCAGCGTCGATAATAGATTGTTTTTTATTAATCTCGCCTTCGAGTTCAGCTTTTGCTCCGCTAACCGCTGTGCTGATTTCACTCGTGACATCTGCTGATTTAGCATAACCATCAAGAGCTGCCCCAGTAATGTATGCAGAATTGTCGACTTCGTAACCGTCAGCAGTTTTCTTAACAAGACCAGTACCCGTTATAGCATTTAACTTATCAAGATTTTCGTTGGCCGCTTGTTTACCTGCCAACGCGTCTGCCAACCCTTCGACCTGAGCTTGAGTAATTGCAATATCTTGAAGTTCAACTGTAACCTTACCATTTTCTTGTTTAATAGTTTTGAGTGTTTTACCAGCCCCAATAGCTACTTGTGCAAGAGTCAGCTTATTGATTTCTGCTGTAAGTTCGTCATCAGTTACATAAGAAGACAAGTCAATATCTGTATTACCAATCTTTTCAAACTTATCGGTTACCCAGATATATTCATCATATATGTCGCCCGTTCCGTGTGCATGCGCTACAAGATATATAATACCCTTTTCGCCAGTCTTAGGAAGAGTATCAACAACGCTGAATTCAAATTCGGTTATACCACTAATAGCATCATCAACGTATTTCTTCGTTGCGGGGTTCATATCTTCCGCCGGAGCTTGAATTGTTATAGCGCCAGTGAAAGCACCACCTGCTTTAGGCATTGCAGCGTCTGCAATGGCTTGCACAGCCTCAACTTCCGTAGTCTTAGCATAGGGACTTAAATCAATGTTTACTTTTTTGTCGACTATTTCAACATCAACGCCGTCGACCTTAACACCTTCAAGAACGTTAACTTGTGCGCCAGCGGCAATACCGTCAAGTTTTGCTTTGTCTTCTTTCGACAGGAAACCATCTTTTTCCGTTGTCGCAAGAATGAGTTTACCTTCGATAATCGTGCAGCGTGCTTCAAGTGCGCTAACTTTAGTTGCAAGTTCGTCTGCGCTAGAAGCTTGACCAAACTTCGTAAGGGTTTTACCTGCATTGATTTGATAAAGACCAACACCTTCGGTTGTGTCTTTAACAATCAACAATTGACCAATATAATATGCACTATCTGCACTGCCTACTTCTGCGGCACCCGCAGCAGCAGTGACAGCGTCATTATAATTCTCAAAATAGCTATTAGCATCCAGTGGGAAAGCAGAAGTCCTATTAAAGCCAACAGCAAAATTTAATTTACCAAAATCCATTGACATAGTATATACCTCCCTCTATTATGCTACGGTGAAATGCCACTTATTCGCTTTGTCACAAGCTGCAGCATTATCTTTGTAATATACGTTATACGACTTAGCCTCATAGCCGTTCGCGCCTTCTACATCCACAGTAACATGGGTAAATGCGCTGAACGCTTCTGCGTTCAGTCCGTTAACGTCTTTGATTGAATTGATGGTTCTCGGTGCAGGAACGGCTATGATAACACGCATATCACCAACGTTCTCTTGAGCATCGCCCGTATTACCCGCAGAGATTGCACCATTTTTCTTACCAGCCAAACCTCTAATAATCGCACTTGTGGGAGTGCCTTCTTTAGAGTTGACACCACCCCAGAAACTGTTCCTATAACCAGTAACAGCACCCGAAGTAGCATTCTTTGTGCCAGCAGCAATTTTACCAGCTACACCCTCAGTCGCGCCAAGGTTGTTTTTAGGATCGGCACCGGCCGTGTGCGTAGCAACAACACTGACCTTATAATTGGTGCTGTCACCAACTGTAAACTTGGCAAACGAACCCGTGGCCGTAGTAGCCGTGTGCGAATCCGTATCACTAACCGCATAGGTTGCCGTAATACCCGTATCAGGGCCATATTGATAACTACCTTTGTTAAAACTTACCGAATATGCAGGAGTGAATTCGCTACCAACTTCTTTTGCTCCAGCTCCAGTCAAACTGATTGAAACCGACGGTTGTTTCACCGTGGGAGTATTATTAGCCTTTGCGAGCGCTCCTTTTAAGAATTCTTCTACAGACTTACCGCTTGCAGGCAACACAACCGAACCGGATGCGTCAGGAGCATAAATACCAAACGCTGTAGTTGCTGTGATATTATCTTTAAAATAGACATTACCTGCGTCGTAATTGCCATCCATGGCTTCCCAGTTGGTCTCGCCGCGTACATATGCGGTATACTGATATTTTCCACCAACCAACGCTTCCCTGATGATCGCAATGTCACCTTTTACAGGTGCTGTAATTTCAGCAAGCGCTGCCGCTTTGTCACCACCCAACGCGATGTCTTTCTGATAAACATCGGTTGTGTGCAAATTTTTGGTAGCATCACCGATTGCTTTTTCGACGGCTGCCAAATCCACAAATGAAATGGTAATTTCGCTCCAAGTTTTGGTGCCATCTCCAACCTTGAAAATGTGTAAATCGGTATCATAACCAACTTCACCTTTTTTCAAAACAAGCTTGGAAGCAGCCCAATTGGTGCTGGTGTCATTACGTAAAATTAAAGTAGTACGTATTTGTTTCTCCATAAACTCTCCTTTTTGAAATAAGTTTGTCATTCATTCAACGCGTCTCCGCCATTGAAAATAAAATGCTCGTAATTTTGTCCCATGCTTTTATAAGATTTTTCTTCCTTATCCCAGCAATAGGTTGCTTGTTCTGATAATACAAAGTACACACCACCAACATCGCCAACAGTGGGTAGTTGTTCGCGTGTACTCACTTGAACAGCCCCTGCGGTAACGCCCGAAGCAGAAATAACGTTATTTTCGTCAATTGTAATTCCAGAACCAGCTGTTAATTTTTGTTGATACTTTTGTAGTTCCTCGGTTGAATCCAAGGCTATCCAATTAGAACCATCTGAACGATATAGACCGTTGTGTTCTAATTTCTCCGTTGTGGCACCAAGATGATGATAGATTTTATTATCGCTTGCGTCCTTCGGAGAAAAAGAACTCAGATCTTTGTTCTCAATTGGAGTGTTAAGCAGCTGATTGTAATCAGCAATCATAATTCTTTGAATCATCTTTTAACCCTCTGTAATTATATAGTAAGCGTTTTGAACATATTTTTCCGTGGTCGGTCCCACATACTTAACAAATTTGCCAAAAAACTCACTCACATTCAGCTTGTTCATTTCTTCTTCGGTTTTGGCTATAATGGGGTTTTCGATCGAACCAAGTTCTCCAGTACCATTAATTACCTTTCCATACGAATCGTAAGCTGAATAACCCTTTAAAACCTTGGCCGCATCTGCCTGATTGCCAAGAGGGGTTAATACATAATCTCCTGTTGGACTATAATTATCATTAGTTTGGATAATTAGCGTCCCCTCGTATTTTTGTCCCATACTTTCTCCTCCTGCCAAATCACCCATAACCAATAGTGTGGATGCTTTTGCGATAGTTGTTTACGCCGCAGGTTCAGGTTCAGGATCTTTCTCCGGTGCGACATAAGAACCATTCAATACCACGCCCTGTGCTCCATAAGCTTTTTTGCCTTTCAGGATGTCTTCTTCGGATGCCAAATCAGGTATTGACTCCAAACGATATTCGCCCGTAGGACTATAATTATCGTTGGTTTGAATAATCAGTGTGCCTTCATATTTTTGTCCCATAATTTTCCCCTCACTTCTTATTTACTTTTTTTGAAAAATCAATAATGAATTCGATTGCGTCGGAAATTTGATCAACCTCATATTGAATGCCTAATTCCTTCGCAAAAGAATCCACAGCTGCCATAACAATTTCTTTTTTTTCTGCCCCAGATTGTCCAGTAGCTTCGGCATCTGCCATAGCTCGTAAAATCATAGGATAAAGTTTTTTCCAATTGCCATCTTTTGCTAATTCGCCAAACTTTTTTTTCAGTTTTGTAAACATTGCAACTATAGTAGTAATCGCAGCAACGACAACACTAACAAGTGAGACGATTAATCCAATATTTACATTACTCATGGATTTCACCTCTTAAAATAAAATGATATTTTTATTTGTACCCACAAGCTGTGGGGTTGTTTTCATAATTAGGATAGACACGTGTCTATTTGTAAAAGAGAAAATTGGGGCCATACACAAATGTACGACCCCAAAAATCCTTAAAATCAATTTGCCGACTGAAAATTTTTACAATTGTCTTTACAATTTGTAGAAACCCAGCGTTTTTCGTTGTGACAATAACGCTGAAAAGGGCAAATTGAATTATCCTGTTTTTGTTCAATGAAAATTGAACATTTAAAACAATCAAATCCATCGCCCTCGGCGTGAAGGCAATTGTGATATTTACTCATAATTATTCAATCGTATAGCTCGCAGTCTTGCCAAGAGCAGCAGCGGTAAGTTCACCAGCTTTCAAAATACCGTCGTCACCAATCGCTGCACCAGAAAGTTCAGGATTGTTCACAACGGCTATCTTTTTATCGCTATAAAGCGCATAAACAACGACGTCTTCTTTGGATGCTCCAACTTTTGCCGTTGCTTCATCAATCATGATGTCTTCCACAACTCTACCCTCAATCACCTCGATCATACGGAAGAGTTTACCACTATTAACGTCACAACCTTCGGTCATAACCATAGCAGTACCATTGAGGTTCATCGTAGCATTCGAGCTCATATTGAACGTGAATTCTTGGCCACCATCAAGTTGGAATCTCGGAACTTCGAAGGTGAGCGTACCAGCCTTGCTGCCTTTAGAAGCCGCACAAGCATCGCCTGCAAAAATAGGAACCGTAATAATAAGAGCAAGTTCATGAGGAATCATATCGCTCTTAACGATTGCTTCGAGGGCATTGTTATCAGACGCAAGATAACGTACGCAATAGGTTTTGCCATTTTCGATACCGCTGTCGCTCAAGGTTTTCGTACCAGCATCCACAGCAGAAATAATAACGGCCTTATAGTCGTCTTTCCCTTCTTCGGAATACCAAGCAATAATGGTGCCGCCGTCACTGCATTTTAAAACACCCAGATCAACAGGGGTTTTGCTCAAAACGAGTTTTCCGGCTTCAGTCGCTTTGATGGTTTCGCTCTGATAAGCTTCCGCAGAAGCGGTGAAGTTGGTACCAAGTTGTGCCTCAACATAACCTTCTTTGAAAAGAATGTCAGTAAGCGTAATTGCCACTGCAGGATCGTGGAAGAAGTTGGTCACAACAGGTGCGCCAGTACCACCACGAAGTTCGTCTTTCGTGATCGTGACAGAAATCGAAGAGTCCGTCAAAGTCTTTGCGACGAAAGCCATTTTCGGTTGGCCATTAACCATACGGAAAGCTTCAGCGCTACCAACGGAGCCTAAAAAATATTTTGCCATATTAGTTTCTCCTTATATAATTAAATTATGTTTTTAGATTTGAGACATCTCACCCTTGAATTCATCAAGAGTCCTGTAAGCGTCGCCCAAAACATCTGTCTCTTTTTTATATATCCAATGTTCAGGCGGTTCTTTCATTGAAACCATTCCGGTCATCATACCAACACGAGTAGCCTCATATTGGATTACATCATCAACCGTCGTTAACAACATCAAGAACTTTCGGATGGGCATATCATACAGCTCGCTCAGCTTATAGCTGGTTTTAGCCGAAACACACACCATCTTTTTCTCAGTGGTCGCTTTTCCACTCTTTTGGCTTTTGATTCTGATACGTTCTGCGTAGTCAGCCTTCAAGTCAGGATCAATCTTGCTGTCATCATAATAATCAGGTAAATTCTGATACATTACAATTTGCCTTAAACGCTCAAACGCCGCAGCGTCGATTGAATGTCCCGCTACGACTAACTTATACTTCTTCGTTTCCGGATCTGCAACATACCGTATCATTGCCTCAAGTTGTGTTGAACCACACTTGGGACAAGCCACCAACTTTTCCTCTTCTGGTTTTTCCTGAGTGAGAATTTCTCTGTGTTGAGTTATAAACTCGGCGTAAGTCATTGTGTTGCCACATTGAGGGCACCACACCCCATCTTTTAAATGGAAAATCAACTCAAACAATTTACTCAAGCGAAGAGTCCAAAGTTGCCCTTCTTCTTGATCATTAAGTTTTCCGATCAAAAAATCTAGATGAGTTTGTTTAAGGCCTTCAAGGGTTTCGTTTTTATTCAACGTTAAACACGGATTTACCAACATAAAATCGTTGTAGTTCCGCATAATTATTGGATAAATTTGTAACCCACAAAAGGGAACGGGTTCATCATAGGTAAAATACGTAGCCTCATATTGTTGAATTTCGTTGGCTATTTTTTCGCTCAAACACCCATATCTGTCCATTCTATCCTCCTTCTCATCCTTATATTTCAGTAGCTATTAATATATTGCGCTCATTTTAAGCTATTGAAATCCTTTAGAAATTGCTATTCGGTCCTTCCGCTAATCCTGATACCAACATTGCCATCTTGGTAACGTGGCCCAGATAGGTTCGACCGTTCCACAAGTTTTGTTGTGAGTTGTTATAATAATTTGTTTTTTGGTTAAATTGGAAGTACCCAATTCCATCCAAATACAAACCATTCAACTCTGCAATCACGCTCTTTAACAGAACGCTCTCACGATTTTTATATAAAACCACCGTTTCTCCTTTTTTATCCGAATCGTTGGGATTCGGATTGGGAAGTAAGGGGTTTATATCTTGTGCGTCGGCATCTCCCATAATTTTAATAATCTTGCTGTGTGAAATTGTTTCTAACGCAATATTAACTACAGCGACCTCGTGGTTAGTCGGGAAAATGCCGTCTATATAAATATGGAGATGTGCACACTGTTCGGTCCACGCATCGTCAACATATCTGGATAAAAACACTCTTTTATTTGTTTCTTGACCCTCTTCAGTGTCGATTAGAGCATAACGCTCTTCGAGTGAAACATTGTCTTTAAACAAACAATCCATTGTTGGATATTTTAAGATTTTCCAAATATTTTGAGCATTTTTCGTTTGACTATACAACAAATGGGATATGATTTTCCACTCGATGCTGTCAAGGTTGGTAAACCTATTATAGTTGCTCATCTCATCATAACTACCTTGATATCCTGCCATAATACCTTATAACCCCCTTAGTGAAATATTAAATTTATATGTCACGTCCACACCTTCAAGAATTGCCTTGCAGGTAACTTCTAAATTCCCCGCCGGATAGAATTTTAATTTTTGCAACGAAAAGCTATTACCTTCCAATTGCTCAAATTTGACATATTTGTCTCTAACTGAATCATCAACGGGTTGTGGTGGACTAGAGGCATTCATAAGCTGATACGTGGTTACAACCGGCGTATCGGTGGATACACCAGAAGCATATACCACAGGCTTAAATATCAACGGCTCATTTGAAAGCGTTTCGGGAATAACAGATGGTTCGTCTAATCGGATTTGATAATCCGTTTCTGTTCCAGTTTCTTCAACAACAACGCTTTCTTTTTGGTTATACGCAATGCGCGTTTGAAAATTATCGTATTCAGATTTTTGGACAACTTCAAAATACAGAATAATTGTTCCTAAATCATCATCCACAAATGTGCGATTTGAAGCAAATTTACTAATTGCTTGTATACGATAAACTTGGTCATATCCAACAATAAACCGTTGGTTGACATAATATTTACGCGTAAACTCATTGTGCTGCACAATTACGGTTAAATCCGATGATTGGCTTACTGCTGTCTGATTGTACACGATGTTAACACCAGCAAGCTCTTTTGTTTGAACTGCGGGCTCATAATGATAACGTGTTATACCTTGAGCGTCTAAGTATTCACTACCTAAAGTGCCGTTGCATCGCGCAATAATAGCACTTGCGGTTGCATCACTAGTATTACGGTTAGTCGTTAACCAAACACTTTTGTTTTCCTCTGGTTCATCGATATCATATTGGAATGAAAATTTAAATTTTAATCCCAAAGGACATTGATAGTGAACATCGCGAAATACCACACGACGCCAGTCGTCAGAAATCGGAACGCCTTTATCGGTTTTAACTGTTTGTAAAACGACCTCCAAGGGGACGAACTGGTTTGTCCCAATTGCCGTCTCTTGTTCAATCAATGCACGATTGGGACGATAATCCCAGTCGGCATCTACCTTATCTTGAATTTCTTTTAACCAATAATTTTGAGGTACGTAATTGCGTGGAGTTTGTGAAATCAAATTATAAGGATTTGGTCTGTTTGTAGTATCATAAACTTTACCCATCCGCACCACCTCCTCATTATCACAAGCTTTTTAACAAATGATCGATAATGCCTTTGGTTTCAAAAATTTGTTTCCGCACCAACGAATAAGGGAGATTTTTATAATCTCGAATACCGTTTAATTTTACAATTATATCAACCAAAGCACCATCAAATAAAATATTGGCCGAATTCACCTCAAACAACTGGCTTACAATATAATCATCCGCAGTGATTCTATGTTCATCTTGAACAGTGTTTTTAGTTTCATCTTCAATAAGATACAGAATTTTTATACATCGCTTACTCAGTTTGTGAAGGTAATCTTTTTTTGCTTCTAAGGGTAGTATTAACTTATTTGCCAATTTGTTTACCTCCAATTGCTCCTGACCACAAATCCCATGATAACTTCTGTGTCAAATCATTTAAACCTTCACGGATATTTTGGTACCACTCGGTTTTTGCTCTTACAGAATTGGCCGGCGAATGTAATTTAAAATCTGTGTCAGTTAAAATATTGCGAATATCCAACATGAAGTTTTTTTCATTCTCAGCCCACCCCAAAAGCAAACAGTGCGCTAAAATATCTTTCGTACGCGATTCTATAAACGCAGACGAAATGTTTGACGAAAACCCTGTGAAATCTGCCGCAAACTCGCCAGCATAATACCACTCAGCCGAACAAGGTGTTCCGTTTGGCACGTCGTGCGAGAATGTCACGACTTTGGTTTCGGGATTGTACTCCGCCAGTGGATCGGGTGTTTTTCCAATGAAAAAACTCATTACCGCATTATCCAGCGGAGTCGTAGACAAAGTATAACTAGCGCCACCGTTGCCGTCAAAAACCTCTAACCTTCCTTGAGCTTCGGTATAATTAGAAAACCTTGAGGAAACTGTTGTGGGATTTGCAAACATCCCTAAACCGTTAATCAAGTATGGTCTCATTGTTTTTGAAAATTCAACGGGGTTGAGTTCATAAGCACGTAAAATATCGGGGTCATCGAACAAATTCACCGCGCGATTAAAAATATCTTCAAATAGAATCATAACGACCCCCTATTAAAAATTATTTGTTAGTAGTTAGCTCGAGGATTTCGTACTCGAACGCATTGTTGGTAAAACCATTAAGAATTTGTAACTTTTTTAAATCTCTGAATTCTGGCGCTTTCTCAATAAACTTACGTTTCCAGTAACTTACAATGAAATCTTTTTGACCATCGCAAACTTTTTCGTAAATATCCTGCACTTCATTCATGGGAAGTGTACCAAGTTTGCGAATAAACTCAGAGCTTATCAACGACTCAGACGCCATTTTAAGATTGTTACGACGTGCATAGTATTCCGAACCAGCACCGACAGCAATAATACCACGGTCAAACCAAGAACGATATTTACCAACAAGTTCTTCAAATTGTTGAACCGTAAGAGTTCTTACTTCACCGAATGCTGCCATATCAAGAGAATAATTTGACAGATCAATGTGTGTGGTAATACCAGGCGCATTATCAAACAGATGGACAATCGTCACTTCGTCATTACGATTATAACTCGTCGATTGAGCAACAGGCGTCGCCATATTATTCTTCAATTCTGCAAACTGAGCCATCAAAGACTTCATTGCATCTTGAAGTTCTGCGTTTTGATTACGCAAAAAATCTATTTCTTCCTGTTTGTTATCAGGTTTAATTTCAGTTTTTACAACCTTTTCTTCTTTTATTGCCTTTTCTACCGTCTGGGTAGCTTCCTTGTTATTTGCCATAATAAGTCTCCTTGTGAACTAAAAATCTAAGATAATAAGTCTCAACAAGGGCCTCCAAAAGGAGGCCCTAATTAGACTTTAAATTAATTATTGAAGATCGATACGACCAAATTTCGAACCAACGATCGCCGAAACACCAACCCTCATTTGGATACGGATGCCGTATCTCTTATCGGTGGTTTCTTCGGGGATTCTTTCAACCGTCATCGAAGTGCCTTCGAAAACGATCTTGACAGGTTTGTACGAATCTGCCGCAACCAGATAAATCTTGTTATCGGGAACTGCGAGGTCAGCCGTCGTATTGATGGTTGTCGGAACAAGAGCGGGATCAACGGGAATCATTCTCGCACCAAGGAATTTATCAAGATAACCCTTGGAGAGATAATCTTCGCCAACAAAATATTGAAGGCCAAGGCCGTTAGCACCCGCGGTGTTGACTTTCATCAACGCACCAAGCGAACCAATTGCATAAACGGGAGCGCCACCGTTTGCCGCCGAAACTTTCTGAATAAGGTGAGTCCAGTTGTCGGTGGTATAGCCGTTAGCAATATAACCAGCGCCCATCATGTCGCCCGTGACCGAAGTCATAGCAGCAATAACTTTTAGGAAGATATATGCTTCGAACGAACGGCCAGCACGGAGACCGAAGTCACCCCAATCGAACACACCAGCTGCGACTGCATACCAGTCAATAGCCGTTGCGATTTCGATCGGCGAGGGGTTAACCGTAACTTCGTTATCGAAGATGGGTTGCAATACACCACGGTTTACACCTTCTGCGGTTTCGTTGACTTTGAAGAGTTCGTTAGAACGGATAATGAAACGACCAGTGTCGCCCCAACCGATTTGACGAACTTCAGCAAGGAATCTCGAATAATCCGCACTGGTGACCGACGGAGCGATCGCATTGACTACTTCAGCGATAACAGCTTCGAAGTTGCTACGAACGGTTTCGTTTTTCGTGATTTGAGGATTCTTCATGCAAGCAAGGCCTTCCTGCTCGAGTTTAGCTTCGAAACGGGTGCCTTCAAGCGCGTATTTAACGATTGCTTCGTTTTGGAGTCTGAGGTCGTCTTTCGAGGGCTCAGATTTTGCTTCATAATGAGCTTGAGCACTTTCAACGATCGAGTTGATGATTGCGTTGAAATTGTCGTCTTGACTATTAAAATTGAAATGTTCCATCATTGCTGTAGTCCTCCCTTAATTAAAGTCCAACGACTTCGCAAAGATAGAGTTTGCCATTGGCCGACTGGCCATAGTTGAAATCTTTGCCGAGGTGAATTTTGACATTGAGTTGACCCTCAACAATAGTTTTCGCACCACTGTCTTTAAGGGTCGTTTTGCTTGCTTCAAGACCCGCGATGTTGCCAACGACAACAGCACCATTAAAGTTGCCTTCGCCAAGCCAGAATCTGTCATGGAGAGCAAGTCTACGAGCACGAACAGGACGGCCAGCAGGTGCTACAAGGTCAAAAAGTTTGACGCCAATTCTATAAGAGTTACCAGAGATAGCTCCTTCAGAAACGCCAGGATAATCGATAACAACAACTTCGTCGGTCACAGCGGCCGGCGCAGCAGCGAGATAAACGTTGTAATCTTTATCGCCAGCTGCAACATAAGTTTTATCGTCTTTGAGTTCGCCAAGTTTAACAAACGCGCCGTCTTCGATAGGAGCGTCGACGCCTTCAGCTTGGTATTGGCAGGAAATTACATAGGACTGAACGTCTTCCGACATCATTTCAGCCGCTCTAAACACTTTTGCCATAATAAGTTTTCTCCTTTATATAATTAAATAAAATGTATTATTTTTCGTATGCTGATTATTCTCTTCCAACATACAGTTTTAGTTTGTCCATAGCACTCATATTCTTCTCAGATTTGATTTCTACGGGTTTTGCGATAGGTGTGGTAAACGTCTCTTTTTTGTGAGTTTTACTGCCCTTGTTCGCGTTAAAGACTGCCAATGCTACTTCTGCACGCAATGCGTCAGACGAAGCATACTCGCCACGTGCGCACTTATCGAAAATCGCATCACATTGCTCTTTATTGACGTTTTCGTCATCCAAAAGCTCGTGCGCTTCTGCCACACGCTTCTCGCACTCAATAGCAAATAGCGCTTGGTTGGCTTTAGCGAGTTGTTCTTTGATCTCGTCATAATCGAAATATTTAGAATAAGCTTCTTCTTTTTCGGCCATCTTACATTCAAGCTCTTCAATGCGTTTCATAAGTTCGCAATTTTTTGCTTCGAGTTCGCCGCATTTCATCAAAAGCTCTTCTTCTGGATTAGGGGCAGGTTCGCCGTCGCCTTCGGGCTCTCCCGAATAAGCAGGTTCTGCACCTTCTTCACCAGAGGGACATTCCGAATATGCAGGTTCAGGATTATCGGTACCTTTGTCGTCATCTGAATCGTCATCATCTTGATCGTCATCTTGATCGTCGTCTTTATCGTCGTCTTTATCGTCGTCCATATGGCAATCTTGACACTGAGCGTCTTCTTGTTCCGGTGCAACTGGGCACTCTTCTTGCGCCACTTCACCTTCACTACAGTTCACGACTTGGGCTTCTTCCTGTAAAGTCAATTCATTGTCCAACTGCTCGCTATCCTCCTTGTTAGATTTTTCGACTTCCATTGCGTCGCCATCCAATTCTTTGTAGGCAAAACACAATGCCGTCTTCTGTCTGTTGAAAACCTCATTATCGATGATATCCAAGACTGACGCCGATGCACCCTCGATACCTTCCGTAACTGGTTTCCCGTTTTTCGAACCTAATATAGTGATGCCCAGAAGTTCAAACTTATTGATATATCTGATACCATCCCTATCCTCGTAGTCCTTTATATCGATCTCAACAGAGACTTTCTTTTTCTTATCTTTAAGCAACCTTTTAATTTGAGGCAAAGCGTATTGTACCCACAGAGCGCATGTAAGTACAATCCAATTTTTCCCCTTATTATCGGGCTCTATAGAGATAGAATCAGACTCTCTGATCAATCCTAATATTCTCTCACCGTTGGGCATAGTTGTGTCCCAATAAGGTGTGTCGGTCTCAGAATCTCTTTTCCAAGTGCCGTTGTGAGATTCAAAATCTTGCTCTTTTGTATTAAAATATCCCAAAATTGGTTTATTTCTAAAACTGGGAAGAGCACCCTGCATTGCTTCCAAAGAGAAGCTACTGTGATTACGATTTTCGCCTTCTGAAATAGCTTTCATCTCAAGTTGTAAGAAATTACCGCCAAGGATTTTCTTTAACTTGATTCTATCAGCCTCAAGGCTGAACACCATTGGATTCATACAATTCAATCCCCCTTACTTTATTTCTTGTTCAACATGAGAAAATTGAAGGGCTCCGGAAATGCGTTGAGCTTTTTTACTCAAGCATATTTTTAGAGCTTCTTTATCCTCAGGCGTTTTCGCATTAAATTCAGCCGCAATGAACCCTAATACAACATTGGAAACGTTGTCCACTAAGGCTTTGAAATAAATAGCATCGCTACCCCAACACTTTAAAAAGTGATAACTACCAGGGTTTTTATTTTTTAACGACTCAATATCATCAATATAACATTCGCCTCTTGTGGCTAACTCATTATCCAACTCAATAAATAAAGCCCGCTGGACATTTTGGTAGTCCATCATAAATGGTCTTGTTTGATTGTCCACAGCTTCTGCCACAATACTACATTTAGAAAAATTACGCGCATTTAAATATGTGCCGCCATTATGATATGCTACACAAAAGGCACGATTTGCGCCATTCTCCTGAACGATTGCGGTTAACTGAGATTTAATATAAGTCGTAACCCTACGATTCTCAGCCTCTTCTGTTGGGCCATGCTTTTTAGAATCGTGTATTGCTAATTTAATGCTCGAATCGATAAGAGCTGTTAATCGTTTCTCCTGTTCTTCTGCGGCCCGATTTTGCCGTTTTTGCATAGCTAAAAGCAACCATAAAAGAATTCCCATAAGAACAGGATAAATACCATATTCAATAATTGATTCTACAATTTCTCCCGGACCCATACTTCACCTCATTCTACGATGGGAATGAAGTGCGTATAATCGCTAAAGTGAATATCAAAATGGTACGCCGGTACGGTTTTTGCAACCTGAAGCCACTCGTCCGATTGTTTTACATAATTCAACAACACGCCATTAAGCAAATTTTCTCCAAAAATTCTGATGTCCACATCGTCCAGCATGTCCGCCAAATCTACGATTTCCTTACACTTCTCAAAAACCTTATTAACAGCAGCCGAATTGACGGCCATCATTAGTTGCAGATTGTCATATTCTTCATTTGCCCCCTCCACGGGTAGCCTAATTGGTCTAGCGTTTAATTTGAGCATTTCGTCGCTAATCATATCTGCTACTTGGCCCCAAGCGTGTGCATAACTATGATGGAATAACTCTGCTGAATGATTATAATATAGGTTGGCCATATTATAATATATGTTATCCGCAACAGCATTCATCTCAAAACACATCTTAGCCAGCTCATTTAACGCGTTGTAAGTTTCTTCATGAATTTTCATGCGTGATCCTCCTTAAAATTTAACTGTGTTGCTCAACATACGTCTCTCGACACTCATCACACAGAATGTCTTCGTCGTCATCTAATTCTTCCCCGCAAATTGCACACCGTTTTGCGGCATATATATCTTTGTTCTCGCTCGTGTTTTCGCCTTTTTCGCGTGACGCAGCAGTTTCATCAGACTCTATATCTTCGTCTTCTAATGCAGGACGGCCAACTTTCTTAGCTGAACCATCTTCGTTAGTGTTTGAGTCGGCTGACTTTTCTTGTTGTGTATTTAACTTTGAGGCCGCAACTTGAGTGAGCGTTGTTAAATTGTCATAGAATCCAATTGAGTCTAAATACAATTCTGCTGCTTTAGAGTCTTTAACAGTTATATCCTCGTAAGCAAGAAGTTTAGGAACCAAACCTTTCATACCTGCGGTAACCAGTTCTTTCAAATACTTTTTCTGATTTTGTTCAGAGAAAATATCCCCAAAGATATCCACTTTCCATTTATAGTCGGCACCTATACATTCTTGGACAATATTGTTAAGTGCTGATTTAAACTGTTTCACCACAAAATCATATTGAGCCGCCGAAAGCATATTGGCAGTTTTTACCTGCGCAATACTTGGTTTTTCGGTAGCGATAATATTACCGCCTTCACCCGCGCCACTAATAAAGTTTGAAAGTGCTTTAGTCTTGATTTCACTACTGTTGGGAACGTTGTTGAGACTTTGCAATTTCAAATTCTTCAACGGCGCAAAGAACGCTTCTGTATTGGTGCTCGTCATACTGTTAAACAGGTTTTGAAATTTTAAAACCGTTTCAGGGTTCATTGCCGTCTGATCACGACCGGTTGATGGATTAGGGATCAGCTCAATTTCACCCGTCAGCAACGACGTCAAAGGCGTACTAGCAATAAGCCCTGCTAGTACCGAGTAATCCGTCAATTCTTGCAAATCCATAAATAGACCTGCGGTATCAGGCGCTGCGGTAGCTGTAGAGGTATCGCTACAGAAAGTATAACACAAATCTTGAGGTAATTGGACCCAGAACATATATGTCCTTTTTTCAGTCCTCTCCAGCAATGTATCATAAGAATTGCCGTCCTCATCGACGAACGCGTAGTTAGCCGCTTTTGCAACATCCAATCTGTATGACTTTTTCTTAGGATCGAAGATTGCAATTTTATTATTGATCATATCACTCCATACTCTTTGAATAAAAGCAGGGTATTGATCAGGAACAAATGCTGGATTCATAAAGACCATTAAATTAAAACTTGCTACAAAACCATGTTCCCCAATTGCCGTAAGTTTGACAAATTGTGGCGGGAGTTTTTGCAACGCCGCATAATCTACAATCTTTTTACCACCTTTTTTTGTCACATGACTACGCAACAAATAGCTCGGCTTACCTTCGCGTTTCACTTCAATCGCAATGCGTTTAAAAGTGTTCACTATATCGAATTTCTCGAGCCACTCGTCCACAAAGTCGTCATCTTTTTTGAATTTTTCCGTTTTATATTCGGATGCTTCCAAAAAAGGCGGATATTTAACATACTTCATTAGAGGGATATCGCCCGCTTGACGAAGTATTTTATAATACAAATACTGGCTTGACGATAATGAAGCCGCTGCCCCACGAATATCTTCCTCGTGGAATTGGGGATTTTTTAACGCATTGATAATACTATCTTTGCTCATCTCAATTGGCAAACCCGCCAACGTCTTCAATCGTGTATTTTGTAAAAATGGATTATATTGATTTAAATTATAAATACCTTGACCAAGAACACTGTTGGAATCAACATTTCCTAAAAACCGATTAAAGAAATCCGTGCAGCCTTGCAACACATCTTTAACTTCGGTCCCAGCGTCTCCTGTCGTCATCAACAACTTGGAGTCTTGCGGTTGTTCTTGTTCGGTAATGGGAATTTGTTTCTTTGGACGGCCACCTTTGTTTGTGGTCTTATTGGCTTCACCCATTGGTGCAATCCTCCTTTTGATGTTTCGGTACTGCGATTAATTGGCCGGAAGCCAAGGCTTGGGCTAACTCAAGTTTAAGTGCCTCGATTTCCATTTTCTTCCGATATTTCTCGCTATTTAATTCGTCTATCGCCCGTTTGGTCGCAAGATTAGTAAAATACTCACGCGCCCAATCAGCAACATATCCGCCCTCATTACAAAGGCTGTCTTCTGTAATCTCCAAAATTACACAATCCGACACGCCACTGCGTTTGATAGCAGATTTTAATTTTTGTTTAGAACATTCTCCCAGCGTTTGGAAATAAATTACTCCTTTTATTAGCATAAAAGAGCCCATTTTCCCAATTTTCTCTAAGAGATTTTCTATATCAATCCCAGTATGATCGAAAATTATTTTACAGATCATCCTTCTGCCTCCTTTTGCTTCTATCTTCTCCGCCCAAATGGATTAGTGAATCCACTAAACGGATTGGTGTTTTGTCTTTGCTTGAATTCTTGAGCAATTCGATTGCTAAACAAAACATCCATATTTGTAGTTGGTTCAGCCGAACCTAAAATTTCTTCTCTTCGCAATTGTGCTAAGTGGTGAGCTGCCAACACACAGGTGTAGCATCTATCGTCCATTCTGTTACTTTAAGACTCGTCCTCTACAATTTTCCATCGAAACCCTCCAGCCGTCAGGCCTTTGTTGATTGCTCGATTTAAATTTCCAAGATTCTTCGTACTATTCCATATCGATAAAGCTGCTTCCGTCAAAGAGGAGTAGATAGCTATACTCTCCCCATCCAACGAAAGTTGTTGGACACGGACAGGTTTGTTTTTTTCGAACTGCTTAAATGCTGATTCTCTTACCTGTTCATCAGCAAACCAGTCTTCTCCTTTATTTGCCCATAAATATCCTTTATGGACAATGTGCTTTTTCGCAGCCGTCGATATATGAGAATCTTCCCGATGACCCGATATAAACAAACTAGCCTCCATTTGAGAACAAAACTCATTTACAATTTCTCCTTGCCTATTAATCTGTACTATAGGCTTGCGGAGCAATGGCTGCTCGTGAGCGGTTGCTCTTTTGGGCTTTTTGACAGGAATATATTTTTCTTTCACCATAGGGAAATCACAGCGCCTGTCTAAAAATTTTTCCCACGAAAATTGTGGATTTAAGTAGATTTGTTCATAAACCCAATAGCAGCTCTTATAAGTTTGTGCCCCCTTCTTATTTTGGCAACATCTAAGGATACAGTCACGAGTGTAGCCATAGTGTTTAGCAGCGTTAATATACCCTCCCTCAAAACGCGCAATCAGATTGTACTTTAAATCAAACTGCAACACCACAAAGGGAGAACGTATTCTACGCATTCGGGCAAGTTCTTCATCAGTATGTTTATAACCTCGAATACCAAGACCGCCTTTATCGAGATTGTACCCATTTTTATAAGTGTCATATAATTGAATATAATAACACTCTCTTTGGTCAAGCTCCTCTAAAGTGCATTCTTCTAATATGGAAAAATTAAATGCTTCAGGACCATATTTGTTCCAAGCATATTGTAAAGGAGAATTAACATGAGTGTTGTTTTTTAACGCATTTTTATGTTTGTACCAACGAGCTTCAATATCTTGAGATTGCCCAACATATTTTTTCCCATTTTGCAAATTTGTGATTAAATAAATTCCAACCATGTTAACCTCACTCGAGCGGAGGGGCTCTTCATCCCCTCTCTCGCGTTTCTGTTGTTATATCGCGAGTTCAGACTATCGCACACCCGCTAACGCGGGCTCTCGTCATTTAGTCGTTCACGGTGTCATTGACTTCCGCCTTGTTATCCACTCCTGGACCTCCAAGTCAATTAGACAAGATTTAATCGAGCGGTTTATGTATTATGCCGCAAGTGCACAACATTGTTTATGCATTTTACGAGATTTATCGGGTGGTAATCCGTATTTTACGTCACCACTCGGAGTCTTCGTTTTCACAATTGCTACAAGTTCTTCTTTCATAAGATCAATTTCAAGCAATGCTCTTAATTCTTCTTTTGAAAGTTCATATTTTTCACCATCTTTTTCCCAAACACCTTGTTTTGGTACAGGCATCGGGAAAATAAGATAATCGTTGATAATCATTTCAGCGCATTCGCTAAACATAGTAGGACGCCATTTACGAGGCTCAATGATTCGACAAACATCCTTAGCTTGTCTGAATTTTTCTGCCTGTTCTTTGGCTGTGTCATCAGTTAAGTCGATAATCCCCGCGTGCTCTATCCCATCGCGATCTGTCCAAGGAAGCATTAGGTTGTCAGCATAACTACGACCACCACCACCGGAACCAGCGTCAACATAAAACATAACGTTTTCGTACTCGGGTGATTTCCCGTTATATGCTACAATGAGTTTGCGAATCCACTCTAATTGTTCGGGAGAACGTAAAGGCTTCTTATCGCCGTTTGGTAACTTTTCGATAAGGTTAATGCCATTAACGATTTTACCCATCCATCCACGTTTTTTGTCTTTCCAATATTCAACAATAAGCACAAAACTATTGTCTTGCTGCAACGCAGGGTCAAAAAACAAACCATAATGATGTTCTGGACCTTCTGATTTAAAGATTGGTAAATAGTCTTGTTCGTTTCGTAAAATATCTTGTCGTTTTACTAACGCGTCAATACCACCCGTGTTATCGAATATGTTATAATACTCGCGCATTGCTCGAGACTCATTGCTTTTTAACGCATCATCTATCTCACTTTGTTTAAGCAATGGTGACATTGGTTTCCCGTTGAGTTTCGGTGCAAGTGGAATATCGCAGTTGACATCTGCACAAAAATATCCAGGTATACCCATCATCATATTGGTGGCACAAAGTTTATACATTGACCATAAATGGGTATTAATGTCTTCAGCTGACGACGAGTAAATACACTGTGTGGGTATGTCCTTTGGATAAACCGACGCATCAAAACCAGAACCCGTTTTAAAGTCGCGGTTTTGCGCCGTAAAAGGTTCTGTCAAATCGAAAAAGGCCTGTGGAATTTTGCCCGCTTCGTCATAGAAGTTAATATTAGAACGAACACCGACAACGGTCTCTGGTTTACCCACAAGCGCCTTAATACGCGAACCGTTATAGAGATTACACTCATAACCCTTTTGGCTATGAATAAACCCATCGGTATTAGCGTTGCTCTTGATGAGTTCGTCAAAAAACACGTCTGTCGTATTCAATAATGAAGCAATATTCTTTTTTGCAATATCTTCGATTTTCATAAAGGTGTCAAAAGACTGACGCCCCGAAACGTTCATGATATTTATTTTAAATTGTGGGAACAAAATAGCCTTCGCCATCAAATATACCGCTCCCAAAAATGTTTTACCCGCGTTTCGTGAACATACCCAAGCAGCTTTTTCTGCCGTCCAGGTGCCCATAATAATCCACCGCTGATAATCCAACAATTGTATTCCAAGAATTTTTTCAATAAATCGAGTGGGATGCTTGCGGCCCCATTGAATTAACCGATTATATCTTTCAAAACTTTCTTGTTTGCGAATATTTACTTCATTATCTGTGAGATTCCCATAGACTGAAATCATGCGCCACTCTCCTTAAACTCAGGAGCAAGCAGTTCCTCTATTTCTTCTGAAGGAATCCCTTTGCGTTTATATTCTTTAATAAGTTCAGCAATCAACTCTTGTTTACGCAAATATTCTTTGCACATTCGCAAAGCTTCTTCAGCTTGCTTACGCGCCGCAATCTCTCTGCGTACAACCATTGCTTGTTCCTCAACCATTTGAGCGTAATCAGAATCTGACAACCTCAATTGTGCCATAATTGATTTGGCACTAATATCAGAACACTGTTGGATACTTGAACTTGTCTCAATATCGTAAAGATTGGTTTTACCATCGTCATAATTGCTCTCTTCCATATCGCGCATAATACCTGACAACGTACCAGCACCTCGACTCTTAGAGTTAGCATATTTTGCCGACAACCCGTGATCTTTACATAACATTGAAATATTTTTATTAACATCTGATTTCATTTTTCGCAAAACTTCCAAGTCTTTGGCGTTTTTTACGATGTCATCAGGTGTTATAGATAATTTTGCAATCGCCAAATCCAATCGGTCAATTTCCTCATAGTTAGTAACTATTTCAATTGCCGCTCTTTGACGTACCAAGTCATTATTTAAAGTCGGATCGATCATTTGGCTGAGTGAACGATACAACATTGAACGTTGTGATATAGGTTTAGATTCAAACGGGTCGTAACCAAAACTTTTTTTAATATCATTACGATTTTGTTTATCATCTTCCGTAAGCTCGTCTTCACCCTCTTTGAAACTGGCCATCTTTATAAATACTGACCGGCTTAACTGTTTGCAAAAAGACCTATTACAATATTCTTCGTTTGTAAAAATAATCTCTAAATATTTATCTGGCATTATTTCAGTCGCATCCAATGATGTTGCCACACTTGACGCAAGTAAATCATCATAATACCAGTCATTGATTGCGCAGAGCTGGAAAAGTGCCTCAAGATGGTCATTTTCACATTCTGCTAATATTTTATTATATAATGCACGAGTACATTCTTTACATAATAAAGATTTGTGCTCTTTATCTTTCACAGTTCGAAGTGCAGATATTGTCCCATTACTGCCCCAAAACTCTTCGGGGTCCAAACTGGTCTTGCATCCTACACAATATAACTTTTGGGCTATTGTGCCAAAAGCTGATAAAATCTTTCTTTCAGTGGCCATACAAGCCCTCCTTGTAATCTACACACAACCATTCAAAAAAGCCCCCGCAACAGCGAAGGCTCTTTGAACAGCATATCCTTGAATTACTCTTGAATATCTAAGTTAATACTATGATGCAACACATTGTCACCATCAAAGATTAACAGGGTTTGGCTTGGTTTGCCAAACAGGCGTTTGCTAAACGCATATTGATCTACGCCAACAATACTCCCATTTACATAAACTTTGAAATTGTTGAACGTTTTAAGTTTTTCACAATGATAATGGCCGACAAAAGCATAATCTACCACTATCCCAGTGTAAGCAGTCATATTTTGGAAAAGCGTTGTGATATTATCATGGTGCCCATGAACAAATACACCGGTCTTCCCGTTTTGGAAATTAATCATACCAATTTCCTGATCGAGAACATTTTCCTCAAAAGTAATGTTAGTATCTCTCAACCTTTCTTTTAGATAGAAAGTAATAAGCTTGCCATAATTTTCAGCCTCAATACTTTCTTTAAGAGAAGGTGTCATTCGTGAATGATTATCGGTAACAGAATAATATCTCACATCTGGTGCAGCAGCCTGTAGTTGATTGAGCGTGTCTGCAATAATCTCAGACGCAACCATGATTTGTTCAACAACGTCGATTTGTTGCTCCAATCTGGCACTTGTGTGAATATGCCCTTGGCAATAATCGCCAAGTCCTAAAATATTCAATCTTTGGACATTGTTGTTTACACAATATCTAATTACATCTTGGATTAGTTTATTCACTCTTTTACGAGCGATGGTAATATTATATTTATTATAATAATTATCAATCTCTACCCCAATATGTAAGTCCGACAACATTAAAACCGCTTCTGTGTAAGTATTTCCAACAGGATGATACACAACTTTGGGAAGTTTGGTAATATCCACAACCAACTCTTTCATCAAGGCTTTAAAATCATCCAAACGCGCTTCTTCTCTCATCATTCTTCGATAAGCATTTAAAGAATCGCGTGTTTTTACTTGTTGTTTATACAAATCTTGAATTTGTCCTTGGATTTCGTCTTCCATTTCTTGGGTGGACAATTCTTCAACTGTTTTATTAGATAATAATTTTGAATTTCGAGGTAATTCGCCGGTGCGTGCAAGTTTTTGCTTTACCCAACAACGATAATTTTCACCTGTCGTAAAAGGCATCCCCAACATCTCGTTCAGGGCACTCCAGTTTTTTACTCCTAATGGTAACTCTTTGTGGGTTACCCCTATTTCAAACAAATCGTCCTCAGTTAAGTTTTCTTCATTAAACTTTTTGAGGAACTCTAAAAAGTCGGTTTGAGTCATGTATTTCTCCTTGTGCTTCTAGATAGTTTAATACTATCACAATCTCTATTTTTTGTCAAATTTTAGTGACATCCCAATTCTCTAATGAAGAGCAAAAAACCAACTATAAAACTATTATTTTACTCTTTCCATAGAATATTAGAACACCGTACCTTTCGACATCTACCCTAAATCAGGTTTTTTTGGCCTGTCGAGAACGCCGTTTTAACTCGTTTTTACGCTGTGTTAATTCGGTTTTGTAACAATCGGGGCATAAATCCTTGTATTTCTTTTTCCCCACGATAAACCTCTTACCACACGACCTACAAGTACCACTATATTCGCTAAATTGGAAATCTGTCTTAACCGTCCCTTTATTATCAAAAAAATTTAATTCGATTACGTTCCCGTAAACAGGTTTCCCGTCTCTGAAATAGGCTTTCTGGTGCATAGTATATAAGTTGTATTGGGCATTCCACTTGTCCATTTGTGCAACTCTATATGGGCGGCGCTGGCGGCGGGTACCTTTAATCAACCCTTCCCAAACTTCCTGGCTACAAAAAAATCCATCGGCTCGTCCAAAGGAGCGTTGGCACTCAACTAAAATTCGCAAAAACTCTTTGTATTCTTTGTCAACATCTAAACCTTCAATAAAATTATATTCTTTTGCTGTTAGCCCATAAATATATTTTCTATTAAAGCCGTAATGTAACGCCTTCTCCCAAAACTTGTCAAAATACTCACGAGTTTCTTCTTCACTAAAACACCCTACAACTTGCGGTGACTCTAGTTCCACCCAAATCTTATAGGCGGTCTCTTTAGTCACCCCTTGTTCTTGCCAATATTGACAAAGATGTGTTTGTTCAGTGTTAATACTACGTCGTGTGTTATAATACCCTTGTTTTAACACCGCTTCTGAATTTTTATTCCAGTCCAAAATTAACATAGATTAACTCCTTGTCATCACCGATGTGCGCAGTACAGCCAAGAATTCTTGTAAAGAATAATCAAGGGCGAACAGCTCATCTTCATTTTCTCGCACGAACACCGGGAGTTTAAAACATAAGATCGGATTTTTACTACCAACCACTCTAAATTCTAATTTAAGCTTCACGGCCTGATGCACCAATTCTAAAAACTTCTTATGATCCTTCATCCCCAACAATTGCATAATTTGTGGTTCGTCGTATTTGATCCACCCTGAGTCGTGCCAATTTGTTTTAGCCACGTATATTAACACCCCAAACAAGGCTCGAACTTCCTCATTACTAATATTTAATAAAAAGCTCCATTCGTCCTCATAAACCACGAAGGTTGTTAATGTGTTTTTGGTATCAAGAGGGGCTTTTAATAAACAGTCCACAATTTGTTCAAAACATTGGTTATTTAATTCAAACCCGCGTTCGCATTCGAGTAGGAATTCTCGTATAGAGCCGTCGGTCATGCCTTCGGCTCTTAACGAATTAATGATTTTTACAACGCTGCTGCCTTTCTCGATCGATTTGTTACAAATTTGTTCTTCAATTGTCATAGTCACAATCTCCTCCAAATAAGTTATCAGCATCGAAGTCAAAATCTAAATCTTGCCCCAAAATTTCTTCCCACGCCGCTTGATTCCAATCGTCATCATCACACAACTCGCTGACGCGATCTTCGTGAATTACTTGTAAAGTGTATCGATTACCAAGGTATTCAAATCCAGTTTCGTTTTTCACGGGAATTTGGACAATTCCACGAGGGATTAAATCCAACACGCTTTCGTCTAAAATGTCCCAAGCAAAATCCCAATTAAATTGTTTGTATTCTTTTGATAAACAATGGCAGTAGTAAAGCAATTCTTTGCCACTGAACGACGCAGACTCAATCGCCTCTTGAATTTCCGTTCTGATAAATGTCATTGCCCCGAATCTAATTTCATCATATTCGTCACGATTCGGTAAATCAATATTATCAACAATACTCTCCAAGGTTTTTACTTGTTTACGTGCTGTATATTTGCGATACAAATCTTTAACAATAGCAAACCGTTCTTGATCAAATTCAAAACAATCCTCAAAGGTGGGCAACATACTTACCGCGTTTTTATTGAAATTAATATCAAAATCGACATTTTCAAATTCCTTACACAATATATTCATTATGCACGGTGCGGTGATTAGCGGCGAATACTTCTGATAACGGCGTACCAAATTCATCTCGTCTTCTGATTTATTAGGTTTGGTTAAAAGTTTTTTAAATTTAATACCAAACATATTTTTGGACGCCATATTGTAACTGTTTTCGTATTGTTTGAACTGTTGGTTTAGCTCTGGATATAAATATCTAAAGAAATATGGTTTTTTAGAAATAACCATCGAGTTTCTTTTATATTTATCCGCCTTAACTGCATCAGTGTCATCATCATTAATTCGGATGAATTTCTTCCACTCTTTCGGCAACTCCGGCGCGGCTGTTCCTTTAATGCGATCAATTTCTTGACCAACAATTTCTCGAAGTAATTTAATACGCAAAGTGAGTTCGTCTCTTTGTTCTTTTTGGGTGTCTTTTTGGAAAATTCCCTTCATTGCGTGCATTATTGTTGCGCAGTTAGAAAAACCTCCAACCCCAGTTCCCAATCCGCGAATATCAGTCGCGATTGAATTCTTTAAACAAATCTTTTGAACCGGCACCGCACCTTTCTCATATGTGATGACATTGTGCCATTTTTGCGCACCCTTGATAAAGATTTTATTATCCGTGGACATTACTACGTCGCCGTCAAAATCGCTGTCAGAATGTCGTAATGTTGAAGTATCATATATACTATAAATGATTCCACTCTTAATATATTGATACCAATAGTCCATATCTTCGGACGATACTACTTTACAAGGGTTGTGTTCGTGCGAGTCAATCATCGGGCTTCGACATAGGTCAACACAACCCACGTTTCTCTGCCTCCAAAAATTTGAATACACTTGGTCGGGCCCAAGTAACCCCACCGGTTCCAACCCAAGCGCCGATTGGCACTGTGCCACGGGATCAGAAATCATAAAACTATAATTTCCTCTCACCCATATCTTACCAATCTTCGCCTTGTTTATCGTCTCAGCAATATTGCGATATATTTTCTTCTGTACATGAGCGTCTTCCAACATTATCGGGTTTTTAATAATCGCCCTCAACGCCGTGCTTTGCGCTCCATTATACAACTCTTTAAAACTGACCTGTTCGCCCTTGCAACCCAACATATACAACATTGTATACAATTGGTCACCTGAGCAAATCTTTTTAATCCAATCAATTGTCGGTTGAATCAATTCCAGAATATCATCCTTATTGATATCCAACACTTGCAGATATTGATAATTGGCCAGCACATATTCGTCATCGTACTTTTTATTATATCTCGCAACTCCCCACTGAATACCAGCCGCATCTACATACTTTTGATATTCATACCAAGATACATAATATTTATACATCTTGAATTGAGATTCACTCAATATAACGTCAATATCCTCTAACCTATGCGAGATTCCCCACCGGTCACGAATTGAGTCAATACCGTGTGCAGCTCCAAACTCTCGAAAATCAAACGGAACCAAGCACCCCTTCACAAAAACGCTACGAACAACGAACGACGACGGCGTATATGATAAATTCATATCTTCTGCCCACAGCGCCGCAAACTTAGGATCTATCAATCCCTGTCCATCAGCGCAATTTAACTCGATATCCATTATTCTTTCTTTAATCTGTTTTTTCCCAGTCTCGGGATTGGGACAAATCCAATCAACCGATTGATCCTTCACCACGTTAAAGAAATCCTTAACCACGCATACTCTCGGGGTTCGCACCCACATAACACTTGAAAACGCCAACGCAAAATACGCATGATATTTCGCCAAATTCATTTCTGAAATCTTGGTGTCCAACCCGCACATCAGATTTTTGTACAAGGTGTCATAAAGAGCTTCATTAATAAAGGTAATAGTGTTGCGCCTCATTTGTCCCGAGCCGCAACAAAACCTCACATAATGAATACCGTTAACGTCAAAACCGTTCTTGGCTAATTCTTTATATTCTTTCTTGGTCACGACTTCAACGTTAATAATATCTTTAACAAACAACGCATCTGTCAAAAACCGATTAAGAATACCAGCTTCCTTGGTTCGTCCTTCTCTCTTCGCAGCTCTGATAGCGCGACGAAATTGTTGGACATCGTTAAAAATCTCTCGATGACTTCTGGTATCATTATAATATTTTCTGATTTGTTGAAAAACCAGATTATCACCAATTGATACCAGCGCCCCATCGCGAGCTGCCTTAGATTTTGAATAATTAACTATATTTAAGTTGTTCTCTACAATAAAACTAGATTTAAGTTTAAAAACTTGATATAGGTTTTGTAAATTAGGCACTCTTAATCTTCCTCTTTTTCGCGTTTAATAATATCTAGCAAATCATTCACCGTTTGTGTCAAATCTAAATTTGTCAAAACGTATTTATTGTTATATTCCTTCTCGAACTCACAGAACTGCGCGTCTTCCGCAGCCATTCTCTTCTGGGCAATTTCAACATCATCGCCCCGTTTCGTCAAGAATCCACGTTGTACATCCGCAGGTACAGAAATCAAAACAACCACAATTTTTAATGGATGCTTTTCAAAGTTCCAATACTTCCACAAATCTCCAAGCCCTTTAGGATCGATTATATAAAAATCACTATTTAACACTTGTGTAACTGTAGCAAAATATTCCACATCTCCAATTACAGTCTGTGCAACAATATCATCTTTATATTTATCCACATCCTCAGGTTGCACAAAAATGTGGGTGTCACCTTCATTAACTCTCTTGGGACGTGTGGTATAAGAACACACTTTCTTCATTCCTGTCAATTGGCACACACGATCAACGACCGTATCTTTCCCGGCGCCACTTCTGCCAAGTACACAAAATAATGTTTTCATCTTATTCCTCGATAATCGACGAAGGTTTCCCTACAAATTCAGGGTAATCGGCATAAAACTTCACCAACGCTTCCAAGTCTTGAAAGTTATGTATGATATAAAAATCTTCCTCATTACCTTTAACACGATTACGTTGATGTTCAACATCGCCAGTAAATAATACGACCATATCAGCCAAATAATTAGCGCACATACGGTAGTCACTGCCTACATATATAACCGAGTCCCCAAAAAGACGAATTTTTTCTACATCTTCCATTGTTTCCGTTCTATAAGCTTCAGCATAACTTTCAATCTCGATAGTGAGTTTACAGTTCTCCGCAAGTTCTGTGATGGTATCAAGAAAATCTTCCGCTCCTTCTCGAATCCGCAAGTCAGGCACATTTAAATTTTTGATACAATTAATGATTTCAAAATCATGGTCTTGCCCACAGAGCGTTTGGAATTTGTTTTCGTAAAAATCGATTACAGAATAATTAGTGTTGTATTTTTCATTAAGTTTTTTGGTTATTGTCTCCGCACAATTAAAAATTACATTGTCTTCTACAATTAGGTGTAAGTGTTTGCTCATAATAATGTAGTTCCTTAGAAGTTATATAGATTCCCAAAGAAAGAGGATATTCTCTTTCTTCTTATTATATTTATATTATAACACATATCATCTTTAATATCAACCTATGATGACATTTTTATAAAGTTTTTAAAATTTTTTAATTTTTCTGTCATTGTAGGTTGACTTTTCTTTTCAAAGTTGTTATAATTTGGGTGGTGGGCGGGTATAGATAAGAAGATCTTTCTTATTTATTATAAATATATAATAATTATAAATATTAATATAAATAATATTAATTATAATTAATATTATTATATATTAAAAAATTAATAATATATTAAAAT